CTTCACCCAGTGAAGACGCTCGCGCACGGTCAACCGGCGAATCTCGCTGAGGCTCCACGCCGGACTTAGTTCGACTAGTTGCTCGTATTCGAAGTACGTGTCGTGGTAGTTACAGGCCCTGAAACAGGTCCCCCGCACTGATGAAGAGGGGGACCTCCTTTCCGCACGAGTCGTGCGTGAACTTGACATCATTGTACTGAGGGCCCGGCTGCTTTTCCTCAATGGCATCGAGGATGCGCTTGCGGTCGAGAAGGCCCAGAGCACGGGCGAAGTCGGGATTTCCCGTGACGGCGTTTTCACTGCCATCGGCCTCGACTACGGAAATGAGGCAGCGGGAAATCAGGAGCGTGTTCTGCTCGGATTCCGTGGCGCGGTCGACGACGGCGAGGACGGCGTCCTGGTCGGCGCCGATGGGAAGCCGGACGTAGGCCTTTCGACCCCTGCGGAGTTCGACTTCGAAGACACGGTCGGCGGGGTCGGCCAATCGCCGTACGGGGATCTCGTCGAGGGTGACGGACAGCCGGAACTCCTCGCCGCAGTGCGGGCAGGAGTAGCGGTCCCAGACGATCTCGTCGCCGTAGGTGGCTCGCCGGATCTCCAGCAGGAGCGTGTCGCGGTCGCCGAGCAGGAGATTGCTGAGCAGGGCGGGGCTGGCCTTCTGGTCTCCCACGGAGACGGTGCCGCTGGCGAGGAGGGTGGAGATGAACTTGCCGATACCGCCGTTGCGGGCCTTGGTGATGGCCTCCTCGTCGCCACCGTTCAGTTCACGTACCTCGGCGTCGTAGCGGGCGTTGGCGAAGTCGTTGCCCGAAACGAAACCGCCCGGCAGGCGGAACTGGCCACCTGCCGGGACTGCGATCTCGGGCTTGGCGACCTCGGCCCCCTGGGAGAGCAATGCAGCGATGGCAGCATTTGCCTGACCAGGGTTGGAGAGAGGGTTGGAGAACCCCTCGGTATGAAGGTCGTTTGCCACTGGTTTTGCTCCTAGTCGAGTCGGTCGATTCCGCTATTAGAAACTAACGGAAGACGAGCCGACACTGTTAGCCAACTTGAACTCGAAACCCTCGTGGGCGAGGGTCATCTGCTGGACGATGATCGCGTTGGCGCCAGCGTCCAGGTCCGAGAAGGCGACCGCCGTGGGCCACGCGTTGTAGACGCGGAATGCGGCCTTGGCGGGAGTGGTGCCGGAAGTGACCGGGTGGTCGAGCACCTTGATGTCGACCATGTGCCGGAATTCCGCACCGGCCTTTCCGTTTCCGGTGCCCTGGATGACGGTGAACAACTGCCGCATCCAGTCCATCATCTGGGAGTCGCCGACAGCGAGTCCCTTGGAAAGGGTGATGGGGGCGAAGTCGCTCTGCCCCGGCATCTTCTGGGTCGTAGTGTTCATTCCGCCCTCACGGTACGGAATCACCTCGGTCGTGACGTTCAGACCCGAGACGGACATGAATCCCATTCGGGCGAAACCCTTGATGCCCGGGTGCTGGATCTGGACCTGGAACTTGAAATTCCGCAAGGGATCGGAAGCGATATGTCCGACGGTGGACGTAGTCGTAGCCATCAGTGGGTTACCTCTCAGGAAGTGGCCGTCGAGTCAGTGGCGGAGGAACCGCCGCTGTACTGGCCGATCTCGATGACGATGAACTCGGCCGGGGTCTGGAGAGCGACACCGACAGAGATGTTCACGACGCCGTTCGCCACCGACGCGACCGTGTTGTTCGTGGAGTCGCAGACCACGAAGAAGGCCTGGTCCGGAGTGGTTCCGGCCAGCACGCCCGTCTGCATCAGGGTGAGCAGGTACTGCGAGATGACGGCGTTGACCTGGTCCCACAGGATCTGGTCGTTGGGCTCGAACACCGCGAAGCGGGTGGCGTCGAGGATGCCCTTCTTGACCAGCATCAGGGACCGGCGCACGGAGATGTACCGGTCCGGCATGCCGACGCTCAGAGTGCGGGCGCCGTAGATGACGAAACCGGTGCCCGGCAGGGACTTGATGACGTTGATGCCCGCGACGTTCAGCGCGTCCTGGTCCGCGTTGGAGAACCGGAACTGCACGTCGAGTACGCCCCGCAGGACGGTGTCGATACCGGCCGGAGGCTTCTGCACACCGCGCGAGGCGTCGGTGCGGCTGTACTGGCCCAGGACCGCGCCGCCCGGAGGCAGCAAGCGGGCCGAGCCGGAGGCGGTCGTCGCCGGGTCGTTGACGATCAGCCACGGGCCGTAGATGGCCGCGTAGGACGACGCGCGGATCGCGGAGCCGCCCGTGGACATTCCCTGGAGGCTCAGCGCGTAGGAGTGTGCGTTGTCGGCGCTGGAGGGCTTCTGGCCGTCCACAACGACGAAGACGGTGCCCTGGTCCTCGGCCCACTCGATGATCGGGTTGAGGACGGTGGAGTCGGTCACGCCCGGCACGTTCAGCACCAGGTTGTCCTCGACGACCTCCAGCCGCTGGGTGGCCGTGGCCAGGTCGACGGCCGCCACGCCGTCGGAGCCGCCTGCCAGCGGGACACCGGTCTGTATCGCCGGGGCGTGGTCGGCCTCCCACGTGGTGGCGAGCAGGCTCTCGACCTGGATGAAGGCGGAGCCGGTGACCGGGGAGTTGATCAGCGCCTGCGCGTTGCGGGAGTCGGCCGGGTCCAGGGAGACGTCGGTGAACCGCTCCTTGAGGTAGGCGGCCGTGTCCCCGCCGACGTAGACGTACAGGTCGAACCGGCCCGAGCCGGAGGAGCCCGCCGTGATGTCGACGAAGACGTTGTTGCCCCAGGAGCCCGGGGAGATCGCCTTGATCTTGAGGGTGTCCTGCGGGGTCGCCTCGGTGTCGTCCAGGGTGACGGAGGCGGCGACCGCGTCGGAAGCAGCCGCACGCACGATGTAGGCGCTGTTGCCGCCGTTGTTGAAGAAGGAGTAGACGGCGAACGGGAGCAGGTCGGAGGTGTCCCCGAAGCCGCCGTAGGTGGCCACGTACTGCGACCAGGACGACACCAGGGTGGGGGCGAGCGGACCGCCCTGCTTCGAGGTACCGACGAAGGCCGCGACCGAGTCGCCGGGGGTCGTCACCGTCTGCGCGAGCGGCGTCAACGTCTCTCCGATGTACACACCGGGACGCTTGTAGACAGTCATCTGTTATCTCCTGTAAGGGGGTGAATTCCTGGGGCTACGATTCAATGTCCCGGTGTCTGTGGTTCGGTTACGTCTTCCAGGTAGTACTCGAAGTCCAGCGCCACGGACTGAGCCTGCGCGTAGTGCGAGGCCGTCGCCGGAAGCATTTCGCTGGAAACAGAGATCAGGTACTCGCGACGGAACAGACGCTTTCCGTCCTCGTCGCGGGTGTCGACCAACTCGGGCCCGCCGAGCAAATCCAGACGGCGCACCGTCCCGTCCTCGGGAATCGAAAGGAACCCGAAGCGGGCGGGAATCCGGTCGTGCTGGGCGAGAGCCGCAGCGAGCGCCATGTCGTGCCAGTAGGTGCGGGAGAAGACGACGATCCGGTACCGCAGGTCGTACGGGATGGGGAACTCGACGATGTACGGCGACTTGGTGACGTCGTAGGACGGGTCGTCGGGGTTCCACCACTTCTCGGCGCCCTCTGGCGCGTAGGGAAGGCGTACGTAGCCTCGGTGTTCACGCTCGTCGGCCTTGTCGATCCCCGCGTGCTCGATGACGATCAGGGGGAACGTCTGCTGGGCCAGCTCGCTCTCCGGCACGCGATAGCGCACCGCGACAGCACGGCCGTCGGGTGCGTTCACGTCGGTGACGGTGAGGCCCTGGAGTTTCGCCTTTACGGCGCGGTCCTCATTGATGAGCCATGGCATGCAGTGGGCCTCGCGGGATCTCGGAATGCGGATGTCTTCCGCAATTCAGGATCTCAAGAAGGCCGTCGAAGTTTGTAGTCAGGACTTCTGGGACCAGCGCGAGAACTGAGCATCGTTGACCAGCTCGTCCGGTTTCATCTGGACGCATTCCAGGCCGACGATGATGTCCCGGTTCTGGATCTGCCCGAGGATCGAAATCGACGTGACGCGAAATACCGAGTCGTCGTAGACGATCCGGTCGGTCAGGTACTTCTGGTGGTCGATGTCCTGGTCGGTGAACCCCATCTTCCGCAGTGCGTCGAAGGACGCGGTGACGGAGAGGTTGTCCACCGTGTACAGGCCCTGGGTCGTGTCGTGGGCCGGGCCCTGGTTGTGGACCACGTGCAGGGCGGGGATCCGGTAGGGGCCGACGAAGATCTTGCCCTGGCCGGTGCCCTCGTCGTAGAGGTCGTCGCCGTCGGGGTCGGTGTGGGAGAAGCGGTAGTACTCCACCCGCTCCCCGATCTCCGTCTGGCGCCCGCGCAGGGTCGCCATGATGTCCGTGGTCTCGTAGTTGGCGTTGAAGCGGCCGTGCGTCTTCCAGTCGAGGCGTCCCATCAGTAGCCCCAGGATCCGAAGACGCTGGAGGGGATGCCAGACTCGTCGTCGTTCTGGTGGCCGGGGCCGATGGGAGGCAGGATGCGCTGCGGCAGGGAGTGGTCGTCGTACTCGCGCTCGCGGAAGAGCGGCACGAGGCGGCCGGTCGTGCGGGAGACGCGGCGCAGGTTGGTGACCTCGATCGAGTACAGGCCGACGCCCAACTTCTCGCACAGGGTCTGGTACCGCTCGGTGAGCATGCCGATCTGCGTCTGGATCTGGGCGAAGCGCTGGCCTCGGTCGACGGAGGTGCCGTCCGAGGTCTGGACGTTGATGTCGGTGGCCGCGTCGGTGGACAGCGCCCACATGGCCTCGGTGCACGCGAGGAGCACCACGAGGGCGTCCTCCTCGGCCGGAAGGTTGTCGACTCCCACCGGGGCCTGGTCGTACTTGATGAAGCCGTTGTCGTCCTTGTACCGGGTGGAGATGGTCCGGCCCCGGGTGTGCTGGGCGACGGCGTCGTTGAGGTAGATGTCCAGTTCGTCGTCGGAGAACAGGCCGTAGGAGGATCCCGACACCAGCAGCAGCGCGTCGAGCGCGAGGGCCTGGGTCAGGTCGAGGATGCCATTGAGTTCGTCGAGGACGTAGTCGGCGGGGGTGCTCAGCGCGGTCTGCTGGCCCCCCGAGATATGAAGCACTTCGAGGCCGGTCACGTTGTTCGCGCTCAGTTCGTACTGTGCGACGTCCCCTGTGCCCCGGATGGTGTCGCGGAACGGCTGGAGCCGGTCGCCCAGCTCGCTGCGTACCCGCGTGCGCAGTTCTTCGAGAGTTGCCATCCCGCGACTCCTATCAGGCGTTCAGGGTGAGTGCGCCAGCAGCGATCTGGAGCGATTCGTTGGTGGCGGCTTGCAGCGGGTCGTCGATGGGCCACACGTAGATGACGTCGCCGGTCGTGCCGGACGCCGTGGTGACCAGGGCCGCGTACTGGGCGGCGTCGACCATGTCTGCGGTGAACGGGCCGTAGAAGAGCAGGGCGTTGTTCGCTGTGGTCATCGGGGAGCCGGAGGGGGCGGTCCACACCACCTGCTGGCGTGCGTAACCGGCCGTCGTGATCTCCGGCAGCGTGGTCATGTCGATCGTGTCGGTGTCACCTCCCGGGTCGGCGATGAGCAGCGCGAGGTAGGTGTTGCGGGGAGCGGTGTAGGCCACCGCCCGGCCGGTGAGGAAGTCGAGTGCCTTACCGGCGTAGGTCGCGGTCGTACCGGCCATCAGGCATCAACCTTCTTGAACATGCGCTCGAAGTCGGACAGGTGGAGGGAGAAGTGCCGAACGGCCTTGCCGGGTGCGTGGCTGCCGTCGTCGGTGATGACGTGGGTGTCGTGCTCGTAGGACAGCAGGACGGAGGCCTCGCCAGCGTGGCCGACGCCAGCGGTACCGGCCGGGTGCACGTCGACAACGGACACCACGGAGCCGGAGGGGATGTGTCCCAGTCCGGCCCCGTGGCCCTCGGCGTTCTCCAGCACGTACGACTCGCCCTTGGTCGGGCCGAGCGGCGCGAGAGTCTTCATGGGATGGGGTCTCCTTGGACCGTCAGTGCCAGATGTAGCCGAGGGAGTCGAGGTGGTCGTAGAGGGCCTTCGGCGCCTTGTAGCGCACGCCCTCCTCGAAGTCGAAGTGGTTGCCGTGGCCGAAGGTCATGTTCTCCAGCGAGGTGTTCACTCGGAACTCCCGCATGGGGGTCTCGACCTCGACGGCGTCGGACACCTCGATGGCGGCCGGGGCCGGGGCGGGGCGCAGGTCCTTGGGGAGGACCTCGTGGACGGTGTCGTCACGCTCGGCTGCGGCCTGGGCGTTGATGAGGGCGATCTCGTTCTCGCGCGCCTTGATCTCCTCGGCGTGCTCCTTGGCGAGGGCGGCCTTGTTGCGACCGGTCAGGTCACCGGGACGAGCGACATTGCGTGCAGGCATTATGAATTCTCCGGGTTCGGGACTCGTTTACGTGAAGCGGTACTACTCTAACGAGGAAGGGGAGCGGTTCTGGTAATCCAGAATCCGCTCCCCTAACCTTCGGGATCGCGTGACCGCGAATACCAACTAAGCCATCAGGCAAGGCTTGAGAGATTAGTTGGTCTCCGCGATCAGAACCGCCTGATCCGTGATCAGGCCGAGGCCCCAGATGGCGTACCAGGCCAAGGCGTGCTCTCGGCCGAAGTCGAGAATGCCGCCGTCTCGCAATTCCACCGGGAGGGAGATCGCGTGGCCGAATGCGTTGTCGCCCAGGAAGATGGACTGGTAGACCGTCTTGCCGGTGGCGTTGGTGACCTGCTTGACCTGCGTGGTCTCGATGAACACGACGTCGTTGAGACGCCCGATTTCGCCGAGCATGAAGTTGCCCGGGGCCGCGTACTTGGTGACCTCGATGAATTCCGGGTCATCACGCAACTTGCGGCTCTGGTGCGGGTGGACGAAGCAGACGTAGGTCTCGCCCAGACGCGGGACGTTCTTCGTGGCGAGGGTCTCGACCGCGTCCTTGACGAGGGCGGCGGTGAAGTCGAACGTGCCGTCCAGGGTGTCGGTGGAGGTGGCGGCGGTGCCGTGACCGTAGACGCCCATGCCGGACATGGCCGACGCGGTGGCGTACTTGTTGTAGCCCCAGATCTTCGAGGAGGCCTGGAGCAGGGTGTCCCGGGCGGAAGCGTCCAGGTAGAGGGCCATGTTGCGGCCCAGCAGGCGGGAGGCCGACGCCATGACGTCGTCGAAGGAGGCGTTGAGCAGGAGTTCCGAGACGGCGACGGCGTAGCCGTGCTCCGCGACCGTGATCGAGAACTGCGAGGCCGACAGGGCGTTGGTCTGCATGCGGACGCCTTCGACCAACTGCGAGGCAGCGCCGAGGTTGTTGTAACGCATGAAGTTGATCGTCAGACCGGGCTGAACGCCGAGTTCGGTCTTCTTCACCGCGAACTGCTCGAAGCGGAGAATCGGCATGGACTGGAACAAGATCTCCTTGCTCCAGATGGTCTGGATGGCCGCCCCGAGGGTGGAGTTGGCGCCCGAGTAGTTCGTCGGAGAAGCCGACAGGTTCGGGGTACCAGTGATCGCGCTAGGCATACTTGGATTTCCTTAGTTACGGGTACTCGACCGAATTACGAGTACAGTCCACGCTGGTTCTGGGCTGCCTGACCGACGCCCAACTGGCCCCGAATCTTGGCGTACTCCGACATAGGCATGTTCTGAAGGTCAGAAAGGGAGTACGACTTGTGCCCCGGATCAGTGTCCATAGGTCCGGTGGTGGAATAGCCGGTGGGGCTCACACCACGCATGGAGGCTCGCTGCTGAATTGCTGCCTGCTGGACCGACTCCAGGATAGCCTGGGTCTTGGCCTTGACGGTATTGAGCGAGTTCTCCACCTCCTCCGGCGTATTACCGCCGACGAAGTCGAGAAGTTCCGGAGCGATATTCTCGCTCTCCTCGCCGACCCGTCGCTGGATGTAGGACTGGAGGCTGTTGAACTCCTGCTCCTTCTGGAACAGAAGTCGCTCCTTCTCGAACTGCTGGAGACGCTGGTTCCACTCCTGCTCCTTGACGGCGAGCAGTTCCTTGGCCGACATGTCTTCCTCGGCCTTGGCCTTGGCGGCCTCCTGGGCCTGGCGCTGACGCTCGGACTCCTGAGCCTGCGCGGCCTCACGGGCCTTGCGCTGCTCTTCGATCTCGGCGAGGAAGGTCTTGTTCTGCTCCTCCACGCTCTGGAGGCGCTTGTACAACTTGTCCTTCTCCTCCTGCCGCGCCTTCTGGATGTCCTCGACGGTGAAGCGAGGCTCAGCGGGCGGGGTGGCAGGCGGCTCAACGACAGCGGCCGGGACGACGATGACGGGGTCGCCACCTTCACCGGGCTGCGGAGCCCCACCTGCGATGGGGAAGATCGGACGGCCGTCCTTGCGGTGGCCAAGTACGGTGCTGGCGGGCACCGAAATGCCCTGGGTATGAAGCGACATGCGCTCTCGACTCCTAGTCGGTCTGGGTGTCCGGGTCTCGGCGAAGTCCGGCTCGCGGGCCGTACGCCTGTGTCACGATTTCGTTAGTCATCTTCTGAATCTCGGGCGCGGAGACAGTGCCGAGATCGACACCACCGGGAAGCGTCACCGGATTCGGACCCGCAGGCTGATTGATGGGGTTGCCATCCGCATCAGATTGCGGTGCAGGCGCATCCACCCCTTCAGGTGGCATTCCCGTCAGTTGCAGAATAGTCGAGTCGATCTGCGTCTTTAGCATTCGCAGAGCGCCCTGCTGCTTGGCGTCCTCGATCTGCTCTTCGAAGATCTCGCGGACCTTCTCGTCCGGGAACTCCTCGCCCAAGTCGTGGAGGGCTCCGCGCATGGATTCAAGGCCCATGGACATCTTCGCCTGGATCTCATTCAACTTGATGAGGGTGTCGACCGGCAGAGGGGCGGGCCATTCACACTCGGTGAAGTAGGCCATTGGGTCGAGGACGTCGATCATCATCGGCTGGTCGTCCTTCATGATGCCCTCGGTGTTGGGGTCATACAGCCGGGTTTCCGGCTCGAAGGTGAACAGCGTCTTGAGGATCAGTTCGTTGACCTTCTGGAGGCCAACGGAGTACTGCATCTTCTTCTGGTCGTACCGGGACATCATCGGCCGGTACATGATGGCCAGGGCCACGCCCGACGTATTCGACGCGGGCTGCATCTGACCGAGCGCCGTTTCCGGAACGCCCGTGAGTTCGTGCATGGAACGCTTGATCATCTCCAGGTACTGGAGTGGTCCCGCGAGGTCGACGCCATTCTCCAAGTTGAACACCTGGGCGTCCTTGGGAAGCCCACCCCACACCTTGCGAGGACCCTTCTCAAGGTTGCTCGCTTTCGCGCCCGTGATGATCGTTACGGGGGCGGCGTGGTAATTGATGATGTCGCTGATGTCGGTCGCCTTCTCGTTGTACTCACGATTCAGGCTGATGATGTCGGCGATATCGGAGAGACCCCACGGAGAGCCGCTGACCTGTGAGTTTGCGATGTGAACCACGGGTATGAGACCGAGCGGGTTCGGGCGGGAGTCGATGAGTTCGTCATTGAGGTATTCCTCAATGGTGGAATCCGTCAGGACCTCGACGTAGGTGTAGACGGAACGTGTCCCGTCCTCGCCGGTAGCCCAGAAACGGTACTTCAACTTGAAGCGGATCAGTCGGTCCCGGTCGTGCGGGTGCCATTCCGGGAAGCAGAAGGAACTGTTGAGCGGAAGAATGCGCACCTTGCCTGGCTGTGGTTGTCCCAGGTCATCTTCGAATGCAGGCTGATACGCGACCTTGACAAAGACGTCGCCGGAGACGCCGCCTTGCTGGCCCATCTCCCAGAGCAACTGCTCCTTGCGGTTGTCTACCTCCCACGCCCTCTTCAGGAGGGTGGGGATGATGTGCTCGTACTGCTTCACGCTCTTGAAGTGGACGCCGCGTCCGAACGTGAAGTTGTTGATGTAGTCGGCGAAGGCCTTCACGTAGTTGAACGTGATCTGGCTCTCTCCAGCCTCGCGGCGGTATCCCCAGTGATGTCCCAAGTAGTATGCAAAGTTCTGGGAATAGCGGTTGAGGCGCGGGCCGTGTACTTCAAACTCCTCGTCGGCCAATTCGACCAGGCCGAGAGGCGAGATCGACACAGTGAGGTCTGATCCCGAAGCCCGCATGCTGGGGCTAGCGAATGAAATGGCACCGCTCATGGAAAGGGTTCTCCGACTCAGATCTCGATGACGCGAGTGGGCTTGATCTGCCGCGTCTCTCGCTTGGCCTTGGCGCGGCTCTCGAAAGCCTCTCCGCGCTGGACGACGTTCCCGCTGGGCAGGACCTCATGAAGGACGTACTGTCGCGTGCGGTCGCCCTCCTCGGTCTCCACGGGAATTCCGCGAACGAGGTAGCGCCCGTCGATGAGGCTCTTCCCGACCGTGTCGCCCTTTTCGAGCGGAAGGCGGGGAAGAACCTCATCGATAGAGGCGCGGGGGGACCTGCGACGGTCGTTGAAGGCGACCACAGGGATCAGTCCTCGACGACAGCCGGGGACAGCCGCTCGTACCGGCCGCCGTTGCGGACGACCTCTTCGTAGCGAACCGCCGCGTAGTCGGTGAACGAGCCCTGAGCGAACTCCCCGAGGTAGGTCGGCGCCTCGACCCAGGAAGCCGAGCCGACGTGGGCCCGCTCCGCCATGGTCTCCTGCGGCGACTTCTCGTAGACGTTGGCGTTGTGGTTGGGGCGGCCCGGAGCGGTGATGTAGCCCTGGAGCGCACCCTTGGTGAACTCGTTGGGGACATCCGTGTCCGTTGCCACGCCCTCCTCGAACCGCAGAGGACCACGCCGCACAGCGTTGTCGGCGATCTTTCGCTCGTAGACCGTGCCGACGCGCTCCTGAAACTGCGGGTCGGGTGCGAGATTTCCAGCCATTCCGTAATCCTCTTCCGATAGCGAGGTAACGCTACAAGCGTATGAGGATTACGGAATCGATTGTTAACTAGCGATACTCAGGAAAGCGCGCCCCAGACAGTACCGTTCGCCACGTTCGTAATGCTGTTGACCGTGATGGACCCCGGCATCGAGGCAAGGCCCGAGCCATAGGCGCCGAATCGGTAGTTGGCCGGAGTCAGGTTCACGTTGGTGACACCGGTAACGACGCTGGCTCCACGGGCGACGGACGGCATGGTTGTGCCGCCCGACACGAGATAGGCAATCCAGTACGCACCCGGTGCGAGCGAGTGCGAGACGGCCATCGGAGCCGACTTCGCGCCGGTCGACTGCATGCTCGTTGAGACGTCGGAACTCTGGTCGATGAGCACTCCGGCGCTCGTGTAGAGGCCGATGTACGTACCGGTCAGCGCTGCACCCGCACCCGAGACGACCCACCAGAAGGTGGAGACGGTCTTCGTCGTGCGCAGGAACACCTTGGACAGAGCCAGCGCGCCGGACGACAGCGTGACTGCCGTAGGGCCGCAGGTGGCCGGGTCCTGAGTCCAGGTGGCCAGACCGTGGTCGGACGGCAGGGCGAAGCCGCCTGCGGACAGGTCGAGCGCCGAGACGTCTGCGGCGGTCAGCGTGATGCTGGCGCCGCTCTTGCCGTTGACCGTGGTCGGGTTTCCCTGGGGCCCGGTCGCTCCTGTAGGGCCTGGGTCTCCCTGCGGGCCCTGGACACCCTGAATGCCCTGCGGACCGGTCGTGCCGGTATCGCCCTTGGGACCCTGCGGCCCGGTGGCACCAGCGGGACCTTGTGCTCCCGTAGCCCCGGTGTCTCCGGTGTCGCCCTTCGTCCCTTGCGCTCCCGTAGGGCCGGGAACGCCCTGCGGCCCCTGGGGGCCCTGCGGACCGGGCACCGTGGAGTCAGCACCTGCCGGGCCTTGTGGACCGGTTGCGCCCTGTGCTCCGGCCGCTCCGGTGTCACCCTTCAGACCCTGGATACCCTGCGGGCCTTGCGGACCGGGATCACCTTGCGGTCCCTGGGCTCCGGTCGATCCGGTCGCTCCGGTGTCGCCCTTGACGCCCTGTGCGCCTTGCGGCCCGGTGTCGCCCTGGAGTCCCTGGGGACCGGGGTCACCCTGAATGCCCTGTGGGCCGGGCGCTCCCTGCGGGCCTGCTGCTCCCGTGTCACCCTTCGGTCCCTGGAGTCCTGCGAGGCCCTGCGGACCTTGCGGTCCGGTCTCCCCTGGGATCCCCTGGTCGCCCTTGGGTCCGGCGATCCCCTGGATGCCCTGGGGGCCCTGAGCGCCGTCCGCTCCCGTATCGCCCTTTGGCCCCTGGGGCCCGACCTCGCCCTGAAGTCCGGTCGCGCCTGTGTCACCCTTCGGTCCCTGGATGCCCTGGAGTCCCTGCGGGCCCTGCGGACCGGGCACCGTGGAGTCGGCGCCAGCAGGACCCTGCGGACCGACCGCACCCTGTGGGCCCTGCGGTCCGGTTACTCCCGGGTCGCCCTTGTCTCCCTTGTCGCCCTTGGGGGCCGGAGGCATGTTCAGCGCGCCCATGGAGGACGGGACCTTGAGGAGGGATGCCACCTCCACGTTCGGCACGATCGCGGGCAGCCCGACGTCGAACGGCTTCTGCGTCTGGCCGTCCACGATGCCGGTGAACTTGTAGGTGAAGTTTCGCGGGGAGAGCGAGCCGTTGTCGCTGGCGAGAAGCGTGACGGAGTACCGGCCGTTGAGGAGGTCGATCTCCTTGCGGCGCAGGCGGATAACGGCACCTGTCGCGGGGTGCACCAGTTTCGATATGGAGGGGTCGATGTTGATGCGACCGGAGGCGGGCCTGCCGTCGTTGTCGAGGTGATATCCGGTGACGGTGACCGTGGCGACGTCGTCCGGGAGTTCCGTGGGAGGCACGTATACGCCGCCCTCTGGCCAGTTTTCATTCTGGACGGTGAAGCCCGGAATGGACCATGCGTCGTTCAAGGGAGTTCCTTAGCGCTGGAAGGGAGAATTGGAAACCTCGACCTCGGGCATCGTGTAGTCCTTTGTCAGGACACAGGCGAGCGCCAGGGAATCCGCGTAGTCGTCGTGCGCATCAGCAGCGCGGGGAGCGGCTGCGAGTACGTACGGACCTTCGAAGTGCTTCTCCAGGTCTTCCATCTGCTGCCGGAAGCGCTTGTACGACTTGAGGCGACGGGTATAGGCGTGCGCGGGCCAGGAGATCAATCCCCGGTTCATGAGTTCCATGAGGTGCTTCCAGCGCTTGGACTGTTCCGGGCGCTGGGAAGAAAGGGCCACGATGTCGATGTCGGGCATAAGGACCCTGAGCCGGGATATGACGACGTCGCCGACTCCGCCTTCGTCGACTGCGATGGCCATGACGTTGTAGTTCCGGACGAACTCGACGATGCGGAAGTACTGGGCTTCCCAGTCCATGCCGCCGAGGTCCATCCAGTTCAGGACCCGGTGCTCGTAGTTGCCGAACTCGTCGGGCTGGTCCCAGCGGACCCACACGGCCGTGACGATCGTGGAGTCCTGCTTGCGCGCAGGGTCGATGCCGATGACGATCGGGCTCTTGTGGTAGGCCGGGACCACCTGCATGGAGACGTCGCCGAGTTCGTCGAGGCGCTCGGTGGTGGTGAACATGCCCTTGTCGAGCAGCCACATGAGGCGGTACGACAACTTGAATTCGTCGGAGTCCTCACCAATACGGAGGAGTTCCTTCTTGACGAACTTGGCGTAGTTCTCGTTCCACTTCGAGACTTCTTTCCAGTCCGCGTCGAAGTGGTTCTGCCGGGCGCCGCGCTTTGTTGCGGTCCGCCGGTTGATCTGGATCTGGTTGTAGAAGACGCCCTTTTCGTATGTGGGCGTGCCGGTGAAGACCATCGTCGCGTTGGTCGAGGCGCCCATCGGGCCGATCGACTTGTTGACCATCTTCTCGTCCGCGCCCTGGCACTCGTCGATGAGGATCAGGTGGTAGGTGCGGCCTTCGATGGTGGCGCGGGGGTGGCAGGTCTGCTTACGCACGAGGGAGCCGGAGCGCTTGAGGGAAATGGAGCGGCCCTTGCCCTGTACGGTGTCGTCGATTTCGGGGTCCGCCATGATTTCCAGGGCGTGGTCACTGGTGAGGCGGGCCACGATTCGGCCGTAGAGGTTGTCGGCCTGCTCTTCCACCGGGGCAAATGCTCCGACCCACAGACCCTCTTTGAACTTGTCCATCAGGTCGGGAAAGATCTTCGCCAGCCGGGGGAACATGATCATGCAGGCGGCGACGACATTGGCCACGGTCTCGCTCTTGCCGGACTGGCGGGAGAACAGGGCTGTGAGGGTGGCGCCGTCGTTGATGATCAGCGACTCGATCAGACGAGCCGCGAAGGGGCGCTGGTAGCCGTAGAGAGGGTGGCCGGATACCTCGTCGACGATGACGAGCATCTTCGCGACGATCTGGTCTACGAATGCCTGCGAGGTCTGGTCGAGGACCACCTCGGTGTCAATCCGCGCCTGACGCTCTTCATCGGTCTCGTCGCTGATGAACTCGTCGTACTCGACGTCCTCCGTAACAGACACGCCTAACCCCAATCCCGTTTTCTCTACGGAATTGAGGTTAGGCGTTTTCTGCTACTGCTTTGTAATTATCGCTTCCGGAAGACTTCAGCCGCTACGTCGAATGTCCCTCGCGGCGATGATCTGCTGTGCGCGCTGGCGCGTGAAGCCGAACATCCTGCCCAGTACGTCGTAGGTGTAGCGGCCCTTGGCATAGACAGCGGCCACCAGAGAGTCACGGGCTTCCGTCGTCACCGCCGGATAGTCCTCGAAGCACATCTGGTCGCAGTACAGCGGGGCGTCCTTCTTGGCCACGCCCAGCAGCCTGCGGCATCCCCGGCAGCGGACATCGACCAGCAAATCACTCATCGACCTGCGCCTCTCCCGTCAGCCGGTCCCGGGTCTCGTCCTCGACGCCACCAGCCCCGTTCTCGTGCCAGGCGCTCTCGACGCCCTTGAGGAACTCGTCCAGGAGACCGATCGGAAGGGTCAGCCCGCGCCCGTAGGTGTCCAGCGAGGGGATGTACTCCCGGCAGTCGATGAACAGGCCGTCCTGGGGGCTCTGAACTGTGGAGACGTGAATCTCCTTGTCGTGCACGTACGCAACCCGGGCGTGGATGGTCCTGCCCTCAGCGAGATCGTCCATGGCTTCCTCCGTCGCTCTATGTAAGGCACCCTACACCTGCGCAAGCGGTATCGACAACCCGCTTGACGAGGGAGTAGAGTGGGCATCCTTGACAGACGGACGAGGAGCACACCATGGGCATGTACCCGATGCAGGACCCGGAGAAGTGCCCTACATGCGGACGGGACCTTAAAGAAGCGCCCAAGCCGGAGAGGGTGCAGGTCAAAGACTTTCCGGCCGAGGTAACGTACGCCAGTGATCCGGTCTGCGGGGGGCGCTGGCACGTATGGGACAGAACCTCTCCGCTGCGGAAGCAGGCTCAACCCTTCGTGGACGGAGAGCAGTGATGGACGACTGGCACATCCAAAACGGCATACAGGGCTACGCGCACGACAGCGAACTGGACGCCCTTCAGCAGCGCGAACTCCGCTCCGAGCAGATGGAGTTCTACAAGCGCGCCAACACCCCGCCCTTCGAGGGCTTCGGCGGTTGGCAGGGAGTCAAGGAAGCCGCGACAGGCGTGGGCATCCTCATGATCTTCGGAATGATCCTCAAGTACGGCTTCGGCATCGGCTAGGCTGCGCAGCAGAAAGGCCCCATCCGTCTGGCGGGTGGGGCCTTTCTGCTGTCCTACTGTGCCCGGCGCAGCGGGACGACGTTCTCCTGGCTGACCATCGCGGTCAGGAAGGCCTTGCCCTTCATGGTCTCGTCGCGGCGCCTGCGCTCCGAGGACAGGCCCAGGTAGCGCTCGGTGGTGGCCATGTTCGAGTGGTGCAGCAGGGCCGAGACCGTGCGGAGCCCGGCGTCGTAGCCCAGTTCCGTGGACAGAGAGTCGAAGTACGCGCGGGCGACCGCCCGGCGGATGGTGTGCGTGCCCTCGTAGCGGGTGGGCAGCCCCACGGCCGCGAGCGCGTGCTTGACGATCTTCTCTGTGCGCTGGACAGGCCGGTCTGGGTGCCAGACGAAAGGTGTGCGGACGTAGACCCGCTGGCCGGTCGCCTCGTCGAGGTAGTGGGTGGAGATGGTGTTCCCCGTGCGGGCAGGGAACAGGTAGTCGTCGGCGCGTAGCGGGCGGCCCAGCAGCTCGGCGTACTCGACCAGCCACAGGCGCAGCTCGCGCTCCAGGTCGGCCGTCAGCGGCATCTCGTCCTCCTCCCGCGTCTTGACCACGGTCACGAAGACTTCCGACCGCACGAAGTCGACGTCCCCGACGCGCATGCCCGTGATCTCCGAGGCCCGGCAGGCGGTGTTGATCGCGGTGGCCAGGTAGGCACGGTGCATCGCGCACTCCGCCTGGTCCAGGAGCTGGAGCAGAAGCGAGGGTGGAGGCTGCTGGCGGCGCTTCTTCGGCTCCGGCAGCGGCTCGACGCCGGTCAGGTAGTTGTCCAGCGCGGTGAATCCGCTGTTCTTGCAGTAGGTGAAGAACACCTTGAGCCGGGCGCGGTAGTTGTTGTGGGTGCTGGGGCCGACGGCCTCGCGGATCGGCTGGCCCTTGATGCGGGTGGAGTGGGCGTCCATGATCCCGCCCGGCCCGTAGAAGAAGTCACGCACCTGCTTGGCGGAGAGCTGGGAGAAGTCGGGGTTGCCCAGGTGCTCGGCGAACCGGGGCAGCAAGGTGGTGTCGACGCGCATGGTGTTGTCGGCCTTGCCGGAGCGCTCCCGGGTCTCCAGGTACTCCTCGACGGCGCTGCGCAGTGCGATGGTCACGCTTCCTCCTTGTGTGGTGGCTGCGGGTCTGACTCTATCGTCGTCAAGTGCATACATCAAGTCGCTTGCATAGCGATTCCGAGGAATCGATAGTACGGTTCCCGTATGACGATGACAGAGATCAGCCCGGCACCGCTTCATACTTCCGCCCCGACAGCAGAGGAGGCGTGGCTGGCCGCATGGACGGCCCGAGCGCCCGTCCTGGAGCCCGAGAAGGCCGACGAGGTCCTGGAGTTGATGGGCCTGCTCTAGACGAAACCCCCGGTCGCCAGTGGCTTCCGGGGGTTTTCGCTGTCTGCTACGCGGCGAAGATCGGCTCTATCCTCGCGGGGTCGAAACCGCCGCCCCTCTTACCGTCCCGCGCGGGGTGGATGACCACTGCGGTCAGGACGGTGCGGGCCACGATGCGCTGACGCTCGACCGACATGCCATCCCAGCCGACGCGCAGCAGCTCGGGAGTGACGGCCCGGACGGCGGCAGGGGCCGAGTAGGCGCGCAGGGCGCGGAGGTCCTTCTTCTCGGCCTCCAGGTCGTCGAGGGTCGTCATGTAGGTGACGGCCTTGACCTTCTTCGCATCCCACAGGACCTTGATGTCCTTGATCTCCTGCTCGACCTCGGCCAGTCGGGCCTCCTTCTCCGGCGTCCAGTCGCTGTGAACCTGCTCGGGAACCTTCTTCTCCTTCGTGGACTTCTCCACGATGTTCCAGATCAGCTTCTTGATGAGTTCGTCGACCCGGGGGCCGGTGACGCCCATCCGCCCGCAGGCGTCGGGGTTGGAGGAGGTCTTGTTGCAGTTGTAGCCGAAGGAGTCGGACTTCTTTCCCCGGATCCATACGGGCTTTCCGACCATGGGGTATCCGCACCGGCCGCAGCGGCAGATCCGGGACAGGAAGTACTTCACCGCCACCTTCTGGTCGTAGGCGGCGTAGTTACGCGGCTGGGCCTTCTCTCGCTCCTTCTTCGCGCCCAGGACGGCCTCGTACTTCTCTACCGGGCAGAGCGGCTCCCACGGGCCCATGACGTAATTGCCTTCGGCGTCGTACTGCACCTCTCCGAGGTATATACGGATCCCGGCGTTGCGCGGTCGCATGATGATCGTCTTCACACCGGCCCACGTGTAGGGCTTTCCGGTGTCCTTGTTGAGCACGCCGGAGTCGAGGAAGAACTTGGCGATGGTGGTGTTCTTGTCTCCGGCGATGTACATGTCCATCGCCTTGTTGACGATGTCCTTGGCTACCGGGTCGACCTTGTCCCTGTCCTCTTCCATCCAGCCGTAGGGGTGCGTGCCGCCGTGGTAGCGCCCCTTTTCGGCACGGTACTTGTTGTCACGTTTGATTCGCCGGGAGGTGTCCTCGGAGGACTTATTGGCGATGGAGACGTAGAGGCGTGCGGAGAACCGGCCGTCGGAAGTGGTGAGGTCGAAGTTCTGTCCGGAGAGGGTGTCGAAGACCAGCCGCTTCTTCTTCCTCTCGATGAAGTCCTCGTAGACGTCGATGTACTTCTCAAGGTCGCGCGGCTGGCGAGCGAACCGGTCGATGTCGTAGGCGAGGACTCCGGCGATGCGCTCGGCCTTGAGGTCGGCGAGCATGCGGAGGAAGTCCACGCGCTTGACGTTGCGCTTGAAGGCGGACAGCCGGTGGTCCTCGTACCAGACCACGGTGCGCTCGTGCTTCTCGGCGAGGAAACGCAGGTCCTCCTTCTGCTTGACAATCGCCTTGCGCTCCTCCTCGGCGGCCTCCTCCTCGGTGATGCGACCGGCCTTCACGGCCCGCCGGAGTTCAGCTACGTCCACGTCAGAGATGCGGAGGTAGCCCCCCAACGGGCGGTCGTCCCTGATACCCACTCCTCGTACCCCAGCTTCAGCTACCCTTGTCAAACGGTCTGGGGTACACCCTAGACGAAGCGTATGTAGTTCTGTCAAAGTTGGGACATGCGGAGTTCGACGTAACTCCGTACAGCGGACAGGCAGTCGACAGAGAGGTGACCTGCAATGATGACGGACAGCGACTGGATCGCTCACTGGGTGTCAGCGGCCCCGACCCTCAGCTCCGAGGTCCTGGAGACCATCGCCGACGCCGTCGAGGCAGAGGACGACGAGGAACTGCTGGCAGCCTGACACCATACGAAAAGGCCCCCACCGGGTGACCGGGAGGGGGCCTTCGTCATGCCTCGCGCCTACTCAGGACGTCCAGGACGCCGAGGAGGCTCTGCGCCCCCTGGTGGGCCTCCAGCAGGCTCTCGGGGGTCGCCTGCTTGCGGTAGTCGTCCAGGGCCTTGGCGAGGCCACTGCCGACCGCGTCGGCCCAGTCGAGCACGTCGACCGTGGACAGCCGGTCCAGCCTCTTGGCCGCCTTCGCCCGGACGGGGTCGACCCGCTCCTCGCCACCGCGAAGCCGGTTCTTCACATCAGTCCAAGAGCGCATAGCGCGTCGTACTCCTCGTCCATGTCGTCGGTCTTCTGGGCCACCATCCGCCGGGCCGCTGCCTTCTCTTCCTCGGTGTTCTCATATGACGAGTTCATCGAGGTCCTCATCGAATCGGTGGGCGTTGTCGCGGATATCGTCGGTGGAGAGCGCGTTGCCGTATCCCTGGATGGCGGTGTACAGGGCGTCGCTCTCATTCCGGTATGTGTTGCGCCACCGGCCGAGGACGATCCCCTTTCCGGCCCACACCTTGATGATGAGCGACTTCGAGCGCCGGTAGGGCGGCTCGATTTCGTCAGTGGGCGCGGTATGAAGGAACGGCGCCCCAGGCTTGAGGTTGAGTGTGTGGGTGAAGAAAGGCCCCACCCCATGAGTGTTAGGCATGAGATGGAGCCTATTCTCCGGACGGCCGGAAATGGTAAATCAGTCGACGCCGGTCGGGGAATCGAGGTCGTGCTCGGGCGCGTAGGAGAAGTTGTTCAGCACCCGGTTGATTCCGCGCCCCGGGGACTTCCAGCGCTTGAAGTTCCGCCAGACATTCGGCGGGACGTTGTAGTACCCGTAGACCTGCCCATTCCGGAATCGGACCCGCAGCGTCTGAGCATCCCTGTCATAACCTGCGGCAAGAGTCCTCGGGCGCGGCGGATTGATAGACGGAGTCGGCTGGTAGGGCAGGAGGTCGAAGTCGTCGCCGTCCTTGGCCAACTGGATTGCGTCGGAAGTTTCCTGGCTGAGGATTCGCCGGGATCCTGCTCGGGCGGCGGGGTTGGCATTGCTGGCGGGTATCTCGACGGCTGGCCTTGGCGGGGTCAGATCCCCGAAGTCGAAGGACAACTGCTCGTAGGCGTTGTTGCGGCCTCTCCCCCCGCCTCGGGGGTTTCTGGATGCCACTGTCTCTCCTTACGCAGCAGCCCCTGCCCCGGTGACGGGAAGCAGGGGCTTTGGGGCTGCTTGGATCAGGCTGGGACGTTGTCGACCGTGGAGGCCGTCGCCGGGGCCTTGTCACCCGCGCCGGGGGCCGTGGAGGCCGCAGCGTTGATGGTGCCCTCGTAGACGGAGGTACCGGCGAGACGGTCGTCGGCCTCGGGGCCACCCGGGTGCTTGGCCGCCTCGTCGTCGCTCAGGACGATGAGACCGGCGTTCGCGGTCGCCGGGTCGATGCCAGCCGCGACCTGGAGGGCCGGGACGGGCAACTGCTTGGCGACGAAGACCTGGCCGGGGACCGGGTCGGTGTTCTCGAACTTGACGCCGCTCTGGACGGTCCAGCCGAGGTTGGGGGCGTCCCAGTCGGACGAACGGCCGGGGACGGGAGCCGGGACGGTGACCTGCTCGGCAGCGCTCTTGGATGCAGCCACTTTCTTCCTCTTTCGTACAGGGGTTAAGGGTTACCGGTTTTGCTGGACGGTCCAGCCCGGTTCCTTCACCGGACCCTCTTCGTCCTCTGTTTGATTATGAGGGCAATCGGGGCCGGAATAGACATGCTGACCCTCATGGAAGATGCAGCTTGATACATACATGGGTGTGCTCCTACAGGGAACTGCCTGCCTCGGTAAATGAGCCTACCGGCATTCCTCCGGGACTTTCCCATGGCTGGGCTCCGGCGAATTGGTCGGCGGAGAGAAGGGCGCTGCGGAAGGGTGAGCCGCCCACGGTGAAGGCGTAGCCTCCGGCGTAGGCGTCTCCGGTGGCGGGGATGGGCTCAGGTGTCTTGGGCATCGGGATCCTCCCGGGCGGCGTCGAAGCCGGAGCGCAGGCGGGCCATCTTGCCCTTGTAGGTTCGCAGGCGGGACATGTGCTCGCAGGCCGACTCCACGATGGCGCCTACCTCTTCGAGGCAGCGGTCCACCAGGTCTTCGATGTCGGCGATGTCGTCGCGCGTCTCGCGTGTCTGGGGAAGCAGTGGCATCAGGGACTCCTCCTCCGGCGAGGCCGGGGCGCCGCGTCGCTCTGGAACAGGTCCAGGACGTCTTCGAGGACGTCCGTCACGGTTGCCTGTGCGGCGACACTGTCCCTGGTGGCCTGCACCAGGTCTCGGGCGGTGGTGACCATCTGCTCAGCAAGGGGGACGACCTTCTCGGTCAGTGCCCGCAGGCGCCTGTTCTCTTCCACCTCACGGCGGTAGGCCTTACCGGAGACGACTACCTCGGTGACGAAAACCGCGAAGATGAAAGCCGCGATCGGTCCGAGCACGAGTGGGTTGTCGACGGACAGCCCTCCGCTATCGGCCGATGCCAGAAAAACAAACATCCCGGGTACCGCCCGTCGCTGTATTGTGCTTGCGACTTAATGGTACCCGGGATGTGCTATTCGGTTATTAGTTGATATGAAGTCCGGCCTTCTTAAGCTGATTCTTGGCCTTGACCCAGCCTGGCGTGGCTCCGGTCAGCCCGCTGATGCAGACCGTGTTTCCGTCCGGGTCGACCCACTTGATGTGGTTCCCTCCAGTTACAGACACCTCCCATCCGTCCTTGCGGGCCTTCTTGGCCACCTTCTCGATCTCCTTGTCGGCTCCGAGTCGGTCAGAGCCGGTCTTGGCTACTGGCGCTCCCCTGCGGGCCATCAGGTACTCCTCGGTGTTCAGTTAGGTTCTGCTCTTTTTGCTCGGTAGGTACAGAGTAGTGTGACGGATTATCAGTTAGCAAGCAGTTCCATGGAAGTGCTTGACGTGACCTAGGCCACATGTGGGCAGGTAACCCTTGACTCACCTGCCGGTAACACTCGGTTATCCGGACGGATCGTCCCGAGAGTCTCCGGTTACCCGCAGGCACCCAGCACGAAGCCCCGACCGCCAGTGTGGCAGCCGGGGCTCGGTACAGCGAGGTACTACCTGCCGACGGTCTTGCGGCGCCGCAGCGGGTCACCGCGCTGGGCATCGACGGGGACGATCTGCGTGGGCGCGTCCTCACCCTCCGGCAAGTCCTCCAACTTCGTCCAGTACGGCTCGACCCAGGTGGTCGTGGACTGCGTGCGCTGGCCGGACTTCCCGGGACCGATCCAGACGGTCTTGAAATGACCTGCGCGGTGCTGGGGACCGTACTCCACGCCGGAGGGGATGGAGATGCCGGAGCGGTTGGTCGAGGCGGCGCGCTGGCGGGCGGTGTGGAGCTGCGGGCCCACGTACCAGCCGACGCGGACCCAGAAGGGGTCGCGGCTGGGCCTGCGGTTCTTGCCGGTCTTCTTCTTGCGCTGCGCCATCGTCCACTCCGGAGGCTGCTCGATGTCCCGGTTGTCGGTGCACAGGTAGGTCAGGACGGCGAAGGCCTTCTGGAGGATGGGGCGGAAGGTCTTCACCGCCTCGCTGCGGTCCTTCCCGTCGGCGCTGCCTCCCTGCCACTCCTCGGCGAAGCGGATGGCCTCTTCGGCGGTGAAGGACTTCTTGTCCATCGGCAGCGGCATGAGGTCGCGGAACCCTCCGGCGACGATCTCCCCCGTGTCCTCGTCGACCACGTCGTAGCAGAAGAGGAGCGCCATGCCGTCACGGTCGGGGTCGTTGGAGTTGCACAGCCCCTTGCCGGTGAAGCCGACGATGAAGAAGCAGCGCACGTAGCCCTCCGCCAGACCGCCCCGGCCCTTTCCGGCGGGCCACGGGTCGGGGAGGACGACCATCGGGTTGATGTGCGGCAGCTTGTTGAACAGGTCGCCGGGGACCTTGGTCATCTTCGAGCGGTAGAGGGCGTCGGCCAGCTCGTGATGGAGGTCGTAGACGACGCGGCCGTTGCGCTTCCACAGCTCGCAGGCGGCGATCTCGCCCATGAGGTCGCCGGTCCGCTCCAGCGTCGCCGCGTCGAACTGCTGGCGGTCGGACATGTCCCAGCCCGGGGCGATCCCCCGCATCATCGCGTCGATACGCCGCGAGATCTTCGGGACGCTGCGCAGCTCCATCGAAGCCTCGGTGAGCTTGTCCACGTGCGCCATGGCCGCCTTGTGCGCTTCGGCCGCGCGACGGGTCCTGTCCTGTGCCATTGGTCCCTCCCTGACGTGCAAATCCTACGGGCAAGAACCTATGCCGACCGTTACCGCTTGTCAAGTTGTTTCATAGATTTACTTGACGAGATGTCCCGGGACGCACGAAACCCCGGCCACTGCCACGGGGGGAGCAGTATTGCCGGGGTTTCGCTTCACCCGCGCCAACCCTCGACCTGTCCAGGGTTGGCAGTTGGCGCGGGGGCTTCAGGGGTGTTGCTGCGGTGCGTCCACGTGCCGGGTGACGAGGTAGTAGTTCGTGGTCTGGAGCCGGAAGCCGAAGTGGTGAGTCCTCCCGGCGTGCCGCATCGCCCAGTCTTGCGCTTCCGCGATGGGCAGGCACCCGGAGGCCTCGTTGCAGGAGGTGCAGAACATCTCCTCCATGTCGACCTCGGCCTGGGGATCCCGGCTGATCGAGTGGGTGACGTACCGCATCACCGCCCTCGTCACGGGCCCACCGGACGATTCGCGATCTCGCCGTTGATCGCGGCCACGCGAGGGCTCAACGTCTCGCTCACGGTCGGACGGCGGATCTGACTCTTCGATCGATCCCACTCCTTGCCGCCACCCTGCGGGTTGCGCAACGTCACGTACGTCAGACCGATCTCGACGACCTCGGCCACGCACTGCCGGATCGTGTCGTAGGCGAGGTCGTGCTCCTGCGGCTCGAACCACTGCTCACTCATCGGTCTCCTCCGCGATCTTCGCGCGCAGCGCTACGAGTTCGTCCAGGGCGTCGGCCAGCTTCTCGACGACGTCCGGACGCATGCGCCCCATCTCGACCAGTGGGCAGTCGATGGAGAAGTGCTCCCTGTCCAGCGACGGGAAGGTGACGCCGATCGCTCCGGAAGCCTTCTTGAGGTGCTCCACGGCGTTTGTGGCATCCGACGTCTTCCAGAACTTCGGAGGCGAACTCTTCTTGTTGGTTCCGGTATTTGACATCCGTCCGCCTCTCCTTCGTCTGACGTACCTTCACCCGTCCGCCCGAACAGGCGTTCCACGACGTGCAGTTGCAGAACGCAGTGACGGCACCACCACGCTCTGCAAGTAGCATCCTCCCGATCGCGCCGTCATGCAAGTGCATGAACTGAGCACATGCACGAAAGAATGATGGGTGTCCCGTGCTAAGAGGGGGTGGCAGACTGTGCGGTGGTACCCGCAACCAGGGAGGTCACGTTGGCAGCCAGTCCGACCGTGCTGAGGCGCAGGCTCGGCCAGGAGCTGCGCAACTTGCGTGAGGCGAAGAAACTCACAGCCGCGCAGGTGGCCAAGTCGCTCACGTGGTCCGAGTCCAAGGTGAGCCGGATCGAGGGTGGCAAGTCACCGCTGTCCGACAAGGATGCCAAACTCCTGCTCAATGAGTACGGAGTTCAGGATCCCCAGGAGATCCGGCAGTTCGTCGACCTGGTCCGCCGCAGCCGTCAGAACGGCTGGTGGCACTCCTACGGCGACGCCCTCCCGGAGTGGTTCAAGCCCTACCTCGGGTTCGAGGCCGACGCCGCACAGATGCTCATCTACGAGACCGAGCTGGTTCACGGGCTGCTCCAGACGGAGCGCTACGCCCAGGCAGTGATCCGCTCCATGTCTCAGGCCCCGTCGGCCGATGAAATCGACCGCCGTGCAAGTGCACGGCTCCAGCGGCAGGAAATCCTCACCCGGGATGTTCCCCCGAAAGTGTGGGTGGTCCTCAACGAGGCAGTGATACACCGGGTGATCGCCTCCCGCGACGTGATGCGCGAGCAGTTGCACCACCTCGCTGACGTGGTGGAATCGAACCCAAGTGTCACTGTCCAGATTCTGCCTTTTGAGGCCGGGGCACACGCGAGTATGGGCTACTCGTTCTCGATCCTGTCGTTCGACGACGTCCCAGGATCGCTGGTCTACTCCGAGCAGTTGACGAGCGCGGTGTACATGGACAAGACCACAGATGTAAGTCGCCACGAGGAGATCTTTCAGCAGCTCGTGGCGGCTTCAACGCGACCGGATAGCTCCGTCGCTTGGTTGAAGGAAACAGCAGAGAGGTTCGGAAAATGAACGAGACGAGCGGCGAGCTGCACTGGTTCACGTCCAGCTACAGCAACGGCGAGGGGAGCTGCGTCGAGTTCGCCGTTACCCCTGGAGGAGCTGGCGCGGTACGTGACACCAAGGACCGCGAGGTCGGCACGCACGTCTTCACCCCGGCCGGGTGGACGACGTTCCTTGAGGCCGTGAAGTCCGGCGCGTTCAGCGCCTGACAAGCCAGAAGCCCCCGGCTCCGTTGGGAGTCGGGGGCTTCGTCGTACCTACAGCCAGGTGAAGGGCGAGGCGAGGGCTTCGAGCGCCGCGAGGAGGAGGCGGATCAGTCCCTCGAAGAAGGCTCCAGCAGCCCGTCGCAGGCGCTTCACAGCCACTCTCCGGTGAGGGCTCCGTGGACGTCGGCCTCACGGTAGGTGGCGGGCTTGAGGACCTTGCCGTCCTCGCGCCGGATGACCTTGCCGTCGACCACCTTGCTCATGTTCGAGCGATGCACTTCGGCGAAGACGGCCTCCAGGGGGATCTCCAGGAGGTCGGCGGTGCCGTAGACGACGTACAGCACGTCGGCGAGTTCCTTGGCCAGGGCCTCGTACCAGCGCGGTCCCTCGGGTGCCGACTCTCCCCGGCCGGGCAGGAAGTGGCTCGTGGGCGACGACTCGATGAAGTCGTCCATGATCTGGGCCTTGCGGTAGTTCAGCAGGGCCTCCAGGGCCTCCTGGACCTCCTCGGCGATGAGGGTGGACCGCAGGGCGATCAGGTCGTCTCGTCCGGCCTCGTCGCGCTCGATGAAGGGCTTCTCCCCCACGGCGCGGTGCCACTGTCCCAGCGCCCGCATGGGGCGGTGGGTGGAGGTATGAAGCAGGGTCTTCGGGATGCTGCTCAAGGGGTCTCCTAGAAGGTTTCGGCGATGTCGCCGGGGTCGACGGCCAGCGGGAGGCGTCCGTCCTCGAAGAGGTGGATCCCGTTGCGGCTGTAGGCCAGGTCGCACAGTTGCGCGCACTGGAGCCGGTCCGTTCGGGAGATGCGTTCGGCTACCCAGTCGCTCCAGAAGCCGAAGAAGCGGAGCCCGAGCGCGATGTCGTCGAGCCAGTTGTAGCCGATGCCCCTGCCGTTGTTGGCCTGGGCGAAGCCGAGGGCGGTCTCCCAGATGGCGAGGCGGGTCTCGTCGGGGATGATGACGTCGGAGTTGTACTTCGCGTTCGGGTACATCGAGATGTGGCCGAGGCGGGCGCCGCCCGGCTGTGCCTCGACGAGGAGACCGGCCGGGCCGACGATGAAGGCGTGGTTGTACCGAGAGAAGGTCAGCAGCCGGATGCCCCAGCCGAGGATGCCACCGGTCGCGGTGACGCCGATGGTGCCGATGGGCGGCGGGGTTCCCTTAGCCATTCTGGCCGTCCTCCTGGTCCGTGGGCTTGCTGCGGCGTCCCAGGTAGTCCCAGGAGAAGTAGGGGCCGTAGCCGTAGGGGCTGAGGCCCTTGGGGAGCGGTACGGGGCCGTAGGGGTATCCCTCGTCGTCCCGCTCGACCACGGTGGTGATGGTCTTGGAGAACTCGCTCCAGTTGCCGTCCGCGTCCTTCTCGCTGTGGACCACGGTCGTGGTTGTCGTCTTACGCGACACTGTCTTCCTCCAGGGTGTATTTGCCGTAGAAGTCGATGTGCAGGCTGTCGTTGTTCTGGGCGCGCTCCAGCCAGCGGTCGGCGAAGACCTGGCGGGCGTAGAAGAAGGTCTTGGCGGTCCAGGTGCCGTCCTTGTGGATCAGCACCCGGACCTTCCACAGGTGGTTGTCCCTAGGCGTTCGCACCGGCAGCCCCTCCGGGCAAGATATGAAGCGCGCCGGGCTGGTCGAGGTCCATGAAGGGGTCGGCCAACTGGACGGCGACCTGGGTGAAGGCGTTGCCGATGATCTCCTGGATGCCTCCGAGGCCCTCCAACTTGTCGGCGAGTTCGAGGAGGGTGCCGACGACGTCCTTGATCGCGACGAAGTACTCGCCGTCGTCGTCCTGGATGTAGCGGTAGGACGCCTCGTGCTCGGACGCGGTCTCGGTGAGGACGCTCAAGGGGTTCTCCAAGGTCTTGGTGGTGTCAGAGCCAGACGCGGTACTCACTGGTGACTCGTCCCTTCTCGGGGTTGATGAAGTGCAGGCGCTGGGAGGGGTCTCCCGTGGCCGCGACGAACTCGTGGGCGTAGATGTTGTCGCTCTCGGGGCTGCCGGTCATGAAGACGGAGCCGCCGTTGGCCAACTGGAGTTGCATCGACTGGTGGTAGTGGCCGATGTAGAGGTCGCGGAAGGCCGGGAGGACGCCGGAGGCCCACTGGTTGGCCTTGCGGAGGATGCCGTAGGCGGGGATGTTGCCGCCGAAGGACTTGATCTCGTCGCCGTGGATGGCCATGGCCTTGTAGTTGCCGATGGTGAAGTTCTGGTACCAGCCGCCGTCCGTCTGGAAGCGGGTCAGCCGGTCCTCGTCGGCGAGGCGCTGGCGCACGATGTTGTAGACCATGCGGTCGACGTTGTCGGAGGCCTTGATGCCGTCGCCCTTGCGGCCGAGACGTCCGTGGTTGCCGTACTCGGCGACGACCTCGACCGTCTCGTAGGTATGAAGCGCCTGCTTGATCGTCCAGATCATCAGGTCGGCGACGTCGAACATCTGCTCGTAGAGGGTGCCGTCGAGTTCCCACACCTGCCCGGGGAAGATCGAGACGCCTTCGACCATGTCTCCGGTGAACAGCAGGACGCCGTGCTTGACCGGGTGGTCGGCGCGCTGGATGTCGGTGATCTCGTTGGCCTTCTCGACGTAGCGCATGATGCGGGTCCGCATGATGGTGCGGTCGTACGTCTCGGTCTTCTTGCCGCCCTGCCAGTCCGTGAGGTGCCACAGGGCGACCTCGGACGGCTTGGTACGGCGGTCACGCGCTGGAGGCTCGACGGGGGTCACTCCGACGTACTGCGCGGCGTCGCTGGCGGCACGGTAGACGGCCTCGATGTACTCGTCGCCGCGCGCCTTCGCCTTCTTGAACTGCTGGAACAGTCGGCGGTTGTCAGCCTCCAGGGCCTGTATCCGCTCGATCTGCTCCTCGTTCTCGGCCACTGCCTCGGCCGTGCCCTCCTCGGGCAGGGTATGAAGCCCCTTCTCCTTGCCCGGCTCGACCAGGATGTTGCGCTTGTAGCCGTTGGCCTTGCGCCAGCGCCGGACGGCGGTCTCGGAGGTCTCCACACCGTTGAAGTTGAGGTCGTCGGAGGCGGCCTGGTGGCCGACGTTGGGGTCCATCAGGATCTCGCGGACCCAGTCGACCTCGATGTACTCAGCGAGCGTGCTCAAGGGGTGTTCCTCTCGGAGGAGATGGTGGCCGCCGGACCGTTCCCGGCCCGACTCCGAGTACGGTATCAGGGTTATCGCTTCCTAGCAATACTTCACTTCGGAAGTGAGAAGACTTCACCACAGGAGTCAGGCGCCTCCGTCGCTGACGTCCTACCAGGTCAACCGGCATGGACACCTAGACTGGAACCCTTCCAAAGCGATAACAAAGAAGACCCCGGCCACTGTTCGTGAGCCGGGGCTGAAGCCTGGGGTGGGTCATGTTCTGGTTCTGTGAGACGTGCAACGACTGGGGTGTTGCGGACACCGAGGTCGACGTCGTGGTGGACCGCCAGCGGCACATGGGCGCTCACGTCGAGCGGGCCCTGGAGATGACAGAGCCCCAGGAAGAGTCCGTGGCTGAGGTTGAGGACACTGTCCTCCGCGCCAAATACCTGGCGTGGGGTAGCACGGCTCTGCTGGGGCTACTGTCTGCTCGTTGGCACGCGCTGGCGGGGGTAGTGCCGTTCGCGGCCTTGCTCGTCTGGGTGGTGACCCAGTCGGGCAATGAGGGTGAATGACGGGGGTTGAACCCGCACGCTCCTTTCGGAACACCGGGGTCACAGCCCGGCGCGGCTACCATTTCGCCACACTCACCATGAGAAGGTCTCGACCACGCGCCACCCACCCGGAATCTCACCGGCCTAAGCCTTGTCCGTCGGCCCTTCCCTCGCTCCCCGACCTGGATTCGAACCAGGAACCAGCGGATTAACAGTCCGCTGCTCTGCCGATTGAGCTATCGAGGAATGCATCAGTGTTTGCACTGACCCTACTGGACTCCACGCCCAGACAGGTAACTGACCCCAGACCGTAGCCAAGGTGGGACTCGAACCCACACGCTCTTACGAGCACCGTCTTTTGAGGACGGCGTGGCTGCCTTTTCACCACTCGGCCTTGCGCCGGAGGGTTTTCAGGCCCTCCGGCCTTTCCTACGTGAAGCCTACTTCACGGTGTAGCGGCCGTAGTAAACGGACTTCGTCCAGGGCTTGTAGTAGTTGACACCCCTGCCCGGCCGCTCGCTTTCCAGCCAGGTGTGGGAATTGACGTATATACCGACGTGGTAGACGTAGCCGCGCGAGTCGTGGGCGAAGACGAGGTCCCCGGCCCGGGGGCTCTTGACGTGCAGGCTGTGCCTGTACTGGTCGTTCGCGACCCGGGGAATACTCTTCCCCAGCTTCTTCAGGGTGTACTGGGTCAGGCCCGAGCAGTCGAACCCCCTGGACGGCGAGGATCCTCCCCACACGTACCGGACTCCCTTGTACTTGGCGCCCTGCTTCACGATCTTCGTTCCGGACGACACCGTAGTGGTGGACTTTACGGCGACCGGTACGGCGATCTTCGTGGATGCGACCGGCGTATTCGCCTGCGCGCTTGATGTAGCGAGCGGGGAAAATGCCAGGGCCGCAGCGAGCAGAAGTCCAGCGATCCTCTTATTCATGACAGCACTCCGCACGCTTACGAGATTAGGTGACGGGCTCGGGTAAGTGCCTTTCCCTACCACAAATAGCTCTGCGGATTCGCCCCAAAAGATTCGGTCTCCCGCCCCTGTTCAGGGTTGAGTTCAGGATTTGTCCAGGAACAGGGCTCAGCGTCTGGACAAAGTGGCCCCCTCTGGAATCGCACCAGAATCTCCCGCTTTTCAGGCGGGCGCATTAACTGCCTCTGCCAAAGGGCCGTGAAGTCTGGACGGCAGGATTTGAACCTGCGATCTCCTGATCCCAAATCAGGCGCGCTACCGGGCTGCGCTACGTCCAGAAGTTGATGTCTTCGACACTACCGTATCAGGGATACCCGTTGTCAAGCCACAAACTGAATTAGCTTGCATTGGGCGGGAAGAGTTCCCCGCCGGGTCTTACGCGGTCGCGTCACGGCGACGGCAGCCCGGTCAGGCGGGGAACGGGAAACGGCCGAGGCAGAACGCCTGCAAGGCCGGGATGAGCGCGGGCATGCTGGCGGAGGGGAGGTGGTTCCCCTGGCCCGGCCGTCGCTCGCTCATCGTGTTCATGCATCCATTGAAGCGGATCACGACTACGGGTTTGTAATCGCTTCCGGCCACTGCCTGAATGCCTCGTGCGAGGCGGGGGGTAGGACACTGTCCGGACATAGCGGAAGGGGCCGGGGGATGTTCTCCCTCGACCCCTTCGGAACGACAGTCAGCTCTACTTGTGCGCGTCCTCGTACTCGCGGATCAGGTCCTCGGGCAGACGCCCCGTGTGGGACACCTCCCGGCCCTGCTCCTGCAACCACTTCCGCACGTCGGCCGTGGTGAAGGCGCCCCGCTTGCCCCGGATCGCCTTCCGTACCTGGGTTCCGGTGCGCTTCTGAGCTTCATGCGCGACAGACGTGAACGGTTCCAGGGCGGCGTGCATCTTGTCGATGTGCTCCTGGCAGAGGTCCATGAGGAAGCGCGTGGTCCCCACCGTGACGGGGGTGGCCTCGTTGTTCGGCACATCCTGCCCGCACGGGGTCTTGGCGCGGTTGCGCGAGACCTTGAAATCGCACTTCTTCATCACTACGTCTGCCATAACTCACTCCTTAACAACGCCACCTCCGGTTGCGCCGCGCAGCAACCTGCCAACGGTCGCAATACTGCTACCTGACTACGGCTTCTGTCAAGCGGATGCACTGTGACGCTCGACAAGCCGGATTCAGGAAGCATCAACCTCCAAGGAGGCTGACGACCGGTCCCAGGACGCCGTTGATCACGGTGCCGACTGCTCCGGGGTGGTTCGTTGCCGTTGCCGACGGGCTGGGCGCCGCAGCGGGCACTTTCACCGTATGCGCCGGAGCCTTGGAGGGCGCGGCGGACGGCGAAGGGGTGGCAGTCACCTTGCGGTGCTTGCCCGTGGGCGCTGTGGTGGTGGCCTTCTCCGGCTTGGTGGTCGTCTTGGCGTGCTTGCCCTTCGCGCGGGTCTCCTGCGTGTAGGTCGACGCGGCCGGATGGTCCAGCGGGACGGCGGGGCGGTCGGACATCTCGCGGACGTCGTCGGTATCCACGTCATCGGAGATGAGGTCGGGTCGGTCCACCGGGTGATGGGCGTGGTGCTCGCCCTCTTCGGCCGCATAGGAGCACAGACCTATGGCGAAGGGGGCCGCCACGGTCGCGGCCAGGGCCAGGAAGGCCCGCTTGAACAGGGGACGCTTGGGGCGGCGCCGGGAACCCTTCACCGGCTCCGGCGGGGCGTCAGGTATCTCCAGGGGAAGGTCCGCAGGCTCTTCCTCGGGGAACCAGAAGCCGAACTCCTGGCGGTCTTCGAGCCAGCCGAAGCACAGCTCCCCGTCCTCGACCATCTGGAGCAGTTCCTCGGTTACTTCGTCGTCTTCCTCGGAAGCGTTGTCAAGGCCGTAGAAGTCCGGGAGGGCATCCTCGTGAGGAACGTCTTCCTTGTCGCGGACGAACGGAAGGTAGTCGGGTTCTGGACGCGTGGGGGTGTCGTCCAGGCTCCTTCCGAATAGGCGGCGCAGTTCGCGGACATCCTGTTCCCCTGTGTCGTCCGCACCGTCGCGCCTAGTGGTGTTCATGTTCGTTACGTGCCCCTCCTACCCGGACACACGCGTGGATGAGGGTTCGCGTGTGTGATCAGCTCGTACCTGGGTGGCAAAGATCACGGATGGAGGCGTTCGAACTGCCTAACAGGCAGGTCGCGTGGGGACGCTGGCCGTGTGATCGCGGGTCAACCAGTTGTTGAAAGGTAGCACCGGTAACACACAGGAACCAGAGTTCGCACAACTTCGGAAACGGTGTTGCTTTACTATTCAACGGCGTTTCTTGGGCGTTTCTTTGCCTCTGCTAGTACAACTCATTGTGTTACCGCAGGTTACCTGCACTAAGCACGTACGGTTCGGTATGTGTGAACGTTCAGTGTGGTGACCTAGATCACAGAGTAATTTCGGCCAAGCGGGAAGACCGTGTCGACATCTTGTCAAGCTACCATCAGGTACGACTTGACCCCGCCACGGGATGCCGTAGCGGGGTCAGGAGTCAATACCTCAGATTTCAGATAGTGAACTGCGGTCAGAAGGCTCCAGGAGCCACCTGAAGGCACCGCAGACCGAGCAGGCGCCACATCTCCACGACCTGGTCACGGTCGTCGAGGACGAACCACACGTTGTAGAACGGCTCGATCTTCGCCCGGTAGATCTCCTCCTTGACGACCGAGTCCTTGCGCATGTCGTCTGGCGCCCGCATGTGCAGGTACGCCTCCCGCGTCCACTTGCCCACGTGCAGTTCCAGCCAGGCCCGCGTCTGGTCGTAGCAGCAGCCGTCACGGCCGGACAGGAACACGATCTCCGCGCCGCTGTCCCGCAGGGTGTTCACCAGGTCGATGACCTCGCTGATCGGCTCGTCCTCGCCGACCCGGTCCCACTCGAACGGGCTGCGGCCGACCATCCGCGCCAGCGTGCCGTCGATGTCGACCAGGACCATGTTCGGCTTCGCCGGGTCGTACGGGGGCGCCTCGGCAGGCTTCGGGGCCAGGTACTGGTTGTACATGTCCCGGATGACCTTCTCGCCGACGCTCCGATCCCGCTGGAGGTCACGCTTGATGCAGGTATGAAGCGGCACGGCCGTGTGGTCGGAGACCTTGAACTCCGCACCGTGGTACGCGGCCAGCCGCCGCAGTTCCTTCTCGTGGTTGGGGTTGAGGTTGGTGTCGTCCACGATGACGCTCACGCCGTCGCCCAGGAACGCCTCGACGAGGGCGTTGCGGGCCCGCACGACCCGGCGTTCGTTCTTCCCGTGCCAGACGCTGTCGTGCAGCATCGTGCGCAGGTCGTCCTTGTTGATCCGGACCAGCGTGCCGGGCTGGGCCTTGGCCACGATCCGCTTCGCCTCGGTGCTCTTGCCGGAGCCGGGCAGTCCCTTGGTCATGGTCAGCGTCAGCATCGTCACGGGCTTCTCCTTGTTCTTCGGGCCGCAGCACCTGCACTTGTAGGTGCTCACTGGCAGCACCCGTCGCAGCCGTGCAGGCCCTCGTAGGGGTGGTAGTCCTCGCCCTGGATCAGGCGCTTGTAGGCGAGGTCGTCCGGGTCGGGGTGACCCACGCCGTGGGGACAGGTCCGCTCCATCAGCGCCCGGTCCATGCGGAAGTGCTGGGGGAAGGCGGCCATGGAGTGGGCGGAGGGGTTGTGAACGCAGCAGTGGCGGCCGATGCAGTCCTTGCGGGGGTGGGCGAGGATCTCCTCCCCGCCCACCAGCTCGGCCCGCTCGAACCACCCGCCGAAGTCGTCGGGCTCCATCAGGCAGCCGCCTCCGGGACCGACGCGAACGGGACCTCGTAGGCGGGCTTGACCCGCTTCCACACCCGCGAGGTGATGTCCTGGCCGCCGTACAGGCCGAACAGGATGTCCCTGTAGGGGCTCTCGCAGGCCAGGAGGGCGAACTCCTTGCGGCGCTTCTGCGCGTCGTCCTCCGGCCTCACCAGGCGGCGCAGGATCCAGTCGAACTCCTCGCGTGCCTCCACCAGGGTGTCGGTGTAGGCCGCCTGCAAGGCGCTGACCTTCGCGCGGACCCAGTCGTAGAACTCGTCCGGGACGCTGTCGATGATCGCCTCGATCCCGTCGCCCTCGACCAGCGCCTCCCACAGGGTGAGCGTCGAGGTGTTCGTCAGGATGCGGTGCAGCCGCACGTACTCGTCGAACTTGAACTTCACCCGCAGGTCGTGGCCGGGGAAGTGGACGACGAAGCCCTCCTGGTTCTCCTCCTGCGGCGCCGCCAGCACCTCGGAGAGGGACTCGAAGCCGACCGGCTGGTTGACCGGCCCCGGCCAGTCGTAGGGCCCCCACGGCAGCGAGCGACCGGTCTGGGTGTCGACCACCGCGAGCAGGACCAGGTCGTCCAGGCCCTTGTAGTCGACGACGATCCGGTTGGACGGGAAGACGATCTCGAAGAGGTACGTCAGACCCAGGATCGGCTCGAACGTCGGGTAGCGCGTCTCCAGGATCTTGTTCGCGTGCTGCGCCTGCGGGCTGGTGAAGGAGCCCCGCGTGGCGATGCGGAACTCCCCGGTATGAAGCAGGTAGCCGACGCCCAAGGAGCCGTCCCACTTCACGTACGTCTTGACCGGCTCGTTGATCAGTCGCGCCTGCTGGTCGGCGGGGATCTGCGACCAGTTGAAGAACTTCTCGAACGGCCGGGCCACGACCTTCTCGGTGGTCGTGTCGATGATCAGACCCCGGGTCTTCTTGGTGACCTCGTTCCACTCGTTGTCGAACTGCGCCTTGTTCGTGTAGTTGAAGATGGCCCGGCTGCCGTCGGGGTGGGTCTGGTGGCGGACGTAGCCCTTGGTGATGTTGTCGAGCAGGGCCTTCTCCGGAAGGACGTCGTACAGGTGCACCATGTGTGCGCTCCTCGGTGGTGGTGGTCAGATGCGCTGGTCGATGGCGGCCACGACGCGCTGGGCGAAGTTCTCGTAGGCGCTGTCCGGCAGGTTCAGTCCGAACCACTTCTTCGCCTCAAGGGCGACGATCTCGACGGCGGCCTCGCGCTGCTCTCCCTGGCGCTTGAGCCAGTCCTGGGCGGCGCTCTCGCGGGGGATGACGAGGTGGCCGAGGTACATGGTGGGGCGGTCGTCCGTGGCGGTCATGTTCAGCCCTTCTTCGCGGCCTTCTTGGCCTTCTTGTTCTTCTTGTTCTTCTTGGCCTTGCGGTCCCGCTGGTCGAGGTCGGTCTCGACGTCGCTCAGGGCCTCGTCCAACTTCTCGATGAAGAGGTAGACGGCGCCCTTGAGGCGGTCGGCCTTCGCGCGGGCGTTCTCCAGGTCCTTGCGGAGCTGGTCGCGGTCTTCCTCGGTGTTCGTCTGGCCGTAGACACCGAAGTCGAGAGTCACGCTGCGGGAGCAGTCCTGTATCTGGAGCGTGGCGCCGAAGTCCAGGTAGTCGTCGCTGGCGTCGCCGTCGTTGATCTCCGCGAGCACCGCGCCGAGGCCGTGGTGGCCCTGGTTGTTCAGGAACTCGCGGATGTAGAGGCGGCGCTGCTCGTCGGTGGTGGCGGTGCTCATGTTGCGGCTCCTAGCAGGTGTTGCTCTAGCGCCGGGTGGGGCGCCTTCCAATAACCAAGAACCTATAACGAGGAAGACGTAATCGCAAGCGGTTTCGCTCAAGCGATTTACAAGCAACACTATGGCGCGCATCACACAACACGAAGACCCCCGCCGGGAGGGTGTCCCGAAGGGGGTCTTCGCAGGTCAGGCCGCTACAGCCGCCGCACGTAGTTGATGAAGTCCTGGAGCCGGTCCGTCCGAGGCTGCGCTGGAAGGATCCCGACGCGGTCGTTGAAGGTGTCGAAAGCCTTCCAGAACTCCTTCTCGATCTGCTCGGCGGTCATCTCGTCGAACGCCCAGTAGAACTCCGGGTCCGGCACCTTCACCGTCAGCGTGCCGAAGTCGAGCAACTGCTGGCCCTGCCGCAGCAGACGGAAGCAGTGCCGGGCGTGCTTCGCCACACGCTTCTGTCGGCCGTCGTTGGCCAGCTCCTGCTTGATGCGCTTGATCTGACCCATGGCGTACCCGCCGTACGCCGAGCGCACGTAGGGCTCAGAGAGGAAATCCTCCCGGATGTCGAGGAGCCACTCCCCCTCCCAGGACTGCTGCTCGTACTCCTCCAGGTACATCAGATCAATGACCGTCGGGTTGCACTTCAGCGCGAGGTTCACGTACTTGCCGACCTCGTGCAGGGTGACGTCCGGAGCCGTGGACACGAGCGAGTCCTGGTGCTTGGCACCAATACGGAAGAACTCCGGAGTCGGACGGATGAAGATGCCCAGCCGGTCGATGTCCGACCCGGGCCGGGCCAGGCCGAAGGCAGTCGAGCCCACGACCCCGCTCAGCAGAATGTTCGGCGTCGTCATCAGAACCAGTAGTCCTCAGACGGGTCGTCGCGGCCGTCGGTCTCCATGGCCTCGGCGGACTCCTCATACGTCGCCAGCGCCTCCTCCAGCGCCCTTCCCCACGTCTGTCCCTGGTCCTGCTCGACCTGAGCCACGGTGAGCAAGGCGAGCGTCTCGTTGTCGACCCTGAGATGCCCCTCCTCGACCAGGCTCTGGACCTCCGTGATGGTGCTGTCCGTGGCCGCCAGGTCCTCGTACGTCACGCCCTTGTAGGACAGCACGTAGCCGACCATGCAGGACGGCGCCTTGTCGGCCGGGCTGAAGTAGACGCACGGATTGGCGCCCGTCTCCGGGTCCAGGGGAGGCGCGTAGACGTAATCCTCCCCGCGCTCCTTCACTGCGCGGCCCAGCAGTTCCTTCGCCTCGTCCAGGGAGATCTCGACGGTGGCGGGCTTGGGCTTGGGGGTCTCGGCCTCCGGGGTATGAAGCGCGTCGTCGAGGGAGGGAACGGAGTCGATGATCTCGGTGAAGTTGAGCATGGCGTTCTCGTTTCGTGTGGTGTTGGTCAGCCGTTGATGAGGTGGGCCGCGATGTAGAGCCCGGCGGCGACGCACAGGACGCGGAAGATGACGCGCCCGAGGGACTGGAACCACAGGTCGGCCTTCGACGGCCTCGGGCACGGGGCGTGGTTCTGGTCGAGGTTCTTCACGGGATGCCTTTCAGGAGCAGTCGAATTCGGGGGCGTCGGTCTCCGGCTCTTCGTCCAGGGCGACGCCGTTGATGAAGATGACGTCGCCGACGTCGATGCCGACGTGTTCCAGCAGGGAACGGATGCTCACTGGTCCTCCTTGGGGAGCGGTGGGGCCCGGCGTTCCGAGCCCCACCGAGACGTCACAGAGACGCGGGGTTGAACAGGTTGCGTCCGCTGTCGTCCTTCGAGACAGGGGTGAGTTTGCCCCTGTCGACCCATGTGGTGATCGTGCTCGGACTCACCTCAAGGATCTTGGCCAGCTCCCTGGCCGTGACCAGGGTGACCTCGCTGCTGTCTCGCCGCTGTCTCAGCACTCCCGCCAGCCGGTGGAAGGTGAGCGCGGCCAGGTGCGTACCGAGCGCGATGCAGATGGTCGGGGCGGCCGACGCGAGGATCACGTGCCCCCACGTCGTCGCCGCTGACTGCCCGGTCACCCTGGCGTACGCGGAGCCGTGAGCGACGTTGAGGACGAGTGAGACAGCGGTGAGACCGACCACCGTGCCGATCGCCCACCGGTATCCCGGGGAGCCGACCAACGCCAGCGAGGCCACCACCCCCAGGCCGTCGAGACCGTCGATGACCAGAGGGTAGAACTGCCGCACCTCGTGCAGGCCGATCCCATCGGCGGTGTCTCGAAGGGGCACCCAGCTCACCCTCATACCGACCAGCGCCACGAACGCCAGCGCCACCAGGATCGTGGTGAACCCGATGACCAGACCGGTCGCGTGCAGGCCCGTGAGCGGGTGAGACGAGGGTGAGACAGCCCCCGTCTCACGGTTACTCGCACGTCTTGCTCGCCAGCTCTGGATACGATTCGGGAGTCCCATGGAGAGTCGATACCTCTCGTAGGTGGGACAGGTGCCCAGTGGGATGCACCCCGCTGGGCACCCGCATACCCGACTAGGTATGAAGCCGTTCACGCTCGTCGAGATAGTCCGAGACGCCGTTGTCCCAGAACGGACCGAACACGTACTGCGCCGTCGCGTCGTACAGCGCGCTGCTGGCGACCGCCCCGCCATGAGGCAGCAGCTCCTCCGCCTGGACCGAGTTCTGCCGACCGGTGAGCAACGCCACCAACGCGGCCTCGTCAGCCGACAGCCGGAGCGTCACCGCCTCGGGCGACCCGTCGTCTCGGAACTCGATGCTCTTGACCAAGGCCATCTCGGCCATCTCCTCTTCTTGTGCTCCGTCCGGGACAGCTCCCGGTACCGGTCCAGTACTCGTTGCTCGAACTTGCTCAGGTGTCTCAGCGGCGCTCCCGCCTCATCGGTCGTTCAGGGAGATCTCGATGCTGTTGCCGGACTTCGGGTGGAGAAGCAGGCTGCTGCTGCCGTGGACCGTCAGCCGGTTGTCCTCTTGCAGCGTCACGTGGAAGTACGACCACCAGTCCGGGTGGCGCTCCGGCTTGTACCGGAACTCGATCGGCGTCCACTGGTCGACCGCGAGGCGGCGCCGGTTCACGCTGTGCGGGTCGATGACGACGGGGGCGTTCTCCGCGACGTCGTTGTTGAGCAAGGCCCGCACGGAGGCCAGCTCCTGCTCCAGCCGGATGATCCGCTCACCCCTCGCACGAAGTCGGTCCTTCACCCACTTCGGCAGGCGCTCGAACCTCGGGTCCTCTTCGATCGGCGTGTTCACGGCTGCTCCTTGTAACGTTGGGCCGGGCCCCGGTGGCCGCCCGCACTAGACCTGCGGACGGCCACCGGGGTTTCCTGCTAGCTGCGGTCGGCGCACTTCTCGCCGTTGGGGCACTCCTCGCGCGGGAAGCCATCCCCGCACAGGCTCGGGTCGATACCGATACCGGCGCCCAGCTCACCCAGTTCCAGCGGGCCTTCGTCCTGCACCCACCGGTCGGCGCTGTTCTCGTACATCAGATGTCCGCCTTCTCCAGTCGCTCCCAGACCGGGCCCCAGCCGTCGCGGGTACCGTCCAGCAGGCCCGAGGCCTTGATGACGTAGTCCCGGTGCAGGGAGCGGTTCTCCAGGAGGCCATCCTCGGTGAGCACGTCCCCACGCCAGGCGCCGGACGACCCCTGCGTGACCGAGCGGATGATCCCCGGGGCCAGGGAGTGGTTGTACATGATCGAGACACGGTCGCCGACCCTGTACGGTGCGCGCTGCTGAGCCATGGTTCCTCCTTCTGCGTTACTGCTTCCGAAGCAGTAAGAGGAATCTATCCGGCGCCACTACGTCTCGTCAAGCCATATCGCCAACTGACTTTCCAAGCATGAAGAAGGCCCCCACCCGGTCTCCCAGGAAGGGGCCTACGACAGCGCTACGTAGCTACTCAGTTCGCGTGATCGTGATCCTTGAGGTGACGTCGTCGCTCAGCAGGGACTCCACGGTCTGCGCCACCTGCTCCGGAGCCTCGACCTCGATCTGGGACGACTGCGCCCGCTGCTGCCCCGGCTTCAGGGGGTGCTGGTACTTGACTACGTACTTCGACACGTCATACCCCTCCTACTAGTGCCTGCACCACCTTGTTCAGCGCACGCTGCGCCGACCGCTTCCCTGACTCGATGCTGGAGCACGTGAGGAACCGCTCGTCGTCTCCCCCACCGAGGAACAGGGAGTAGTTGCACGAGTCCATGGCTGAACTCTCGTATGTGTACCTGAAGACGTCAGCCACCTTCCGGTCGCCGATGTAGCCGACCCACAGTTCCCCCTTGGGGTGCGCCTCCTGGCGCCACTCGATCGACTGCGCCTTGATGGGGGGCTTCTTCTTGGGCTCCGCTGGATGCCCCCTGCGGACCGCCTCAACCCGAGTGCATCCCTGATTGTCGATGGCGTGCTGAAGGTCAGCACCAATGCCCCGGTCGTCGTAAACCTCGATCACCGTGGGGCGTGGCTGCTCTGGCTCCCAGTAACGCAGCTTCCACATGTCAGTTCTCCCTCGTGGCCAGCTCGGCCGCGCGCTTGTCGAGGTCCTTCTCCAGGTTCTCGGCGACCAGCCGAAGGGTCCGCTCGATGTCCTCGAAGCCCTGCTTAGGCGTGGCCTCCGCCGCCTTGGCCGCCGCAGCGGCGGACTCCCGCAGGCGCTCGATGGCCCACTCGGTGCCGTCCAGGTTCTCGCGGATCAGCAGCACGTTCAGCGACATGTCGAAGGAGGCCCGCTGCGCGCTACGTCGGACCCTCCGGCTGATCTCTACCGAGGACACCGGCTTCTCCGCGCCCCCGTTGGCGCGGTCGGTCCACTCCTTGGCGATCTCGCGCACCCACTCCGGCGCCACGCTGTCCGGCCCCAGCGGCTCCATGAAGGTGACGGTGTAGTCCCGCTTCGTGGCAACCTGTCCGTCCCGGACCTTGGGGCCTACCACACCTACAGACGACACCTCCCACACGCCCGTCTCCGTGTGCGGGAACAGGCCCACGCCCATAGCAGTCGGGCGCACCGTCCCGAGGCTGGGAACCTCCGGGTTCGACGTGTCCGGCGCTCCCGTCACGTCCAGCGAGATCTGCCAGTTCGAGTGATCCCGGACGGTGGACTCCACAGCGCTCATCAGTCGTCTTCCTCGTCTTCCTCGTTCATCACGTGCATGTAGTCAATCGCGTCCTGGTCACCGGCCGCAGCGGCTTTGGCCCACCAGACGCGCGCCACGTCGTCGCCGTGCAGGACCTCCACCAGCTCGGCGATGCGGCGCAACTGACGCGGCTCCGGACCCTCGACCGCCAGCAGCTCGGCCAACTCGGGCTCCGTAGTCCGCCCCGGATTTTCAAATGCCTGATATTCGCCGGCGAGTTCCCCCTCGATTCGCCGTCGCGAGTCCACGATGTCCTGCGGCGTGTAGCCGAAGTTCAGGCGGGCCCGGCTGAGCAGCTCATCGATGGTCGGGGCCGGGCCCGGCCGGGGCCGGGAAGTGTGGGCGCACTCCCGGCAGCCTTCCTCGGGTTCCGGGTGTTCGTCAGCATGAGAGGTCACGACCCGGCGCTCCGCGCCTCCGCCGAACCCTTGAAGAAGGACTCGTAGCTCTCGAACGCGCGCGAGACCCCGGCCTCCTCGTCGCGGTACCACTTCGGGGCGCTCATCCCTGCGCCCTCCACTTCCGGATCTGGCGCTGGATCTTATGGACAGCCGAGGAGTTCGCGTCCCGCGTCATAACGATGTTTCGATCGCCGTCCACGGTCCGGCGCTCCAGTCGCTGCCAGACCTCCTCCCAGTCGATGGTTCCTGTGGGGAAGTAGCCCGTAATGATGTCCTGGACGTATTCCATAACTCGGGGGGTGACGTCGCCCGCCTCGACGATCCGGTGATCCTCGGTCTCGTTCACTTCTCCCCCTCGCGCAGGTGCTCCGGCAGTTCCAGGCTCCAGCCCAACACGTCCGGGTGCAGCATGCGGGCCGCCTCCGTGAACACCGCACGGCTGGTCGTCCCACCCTTGGGGGCCGGGGCCTTCGGCGCACGGTCCGCGTTCTTCTGCATGAGTTCGGCGTCCACCCGGGCCTGGTCCCTGCGGGTGTCCGCGACGACCGAGTCCAGCAGCCGGATCATCTCGGCCGCCGTGTCCTCGGGATGCCCCACCCGGATCCGCTGCACCAGCATCTCGTAGTCGTTCATCTTCGTCTCCCCCTCCAGGAGTGCGCGGACCCGCTCAGCCAGCAGCTTGTCCTGCTCCGCCGCAGGCGCCTTGATGTCGTAGCCCGATCCCGGGCACTCGCCGAATCCCTCGTACTGGTGCTTGCGCAGCACCGACTTCTTAGGACCAACGAGCAGTGGCCGTTCCTGACACAGGTAGTACGGGCATGGCCAGCGCTCCTTCACTTGATCTCCCCGCGCTCGGCCCGCTCCATCACGTCGAGCAGCGCCTCCAGGACCGCGATCGGCTTCGGCCCGCCGCGCCACACCTCAATACCGTGACGCCGCAGTGCCTCCTCCAGGGACTCGCGGGACTTCTCGGCCTCGTACGCCTCGCGGGTCATCACCTGGGTGTGGCCGTAGTTGTCGGCGCGCATCCCGTTCTCGATCCGGTACGTCAGCGTCTTGCCTTCGGGGCTACGCTCGCTCAGCGGGATGTGCAACAGCGTGCGGCCGACCTTCACGACGGTCACCTCCTCGGGCGTCTGCTCCTTCTCGCGGGCGCCTCCCATCCGCGTCAGCAGCAGCAGCGTGTCCCCGACCTTCACACCCTCAAGACCCGGCATCTCAACTCCCCTTCCGTCGTTCTCAATTACGGGATAAGACTATGCGCTACCCGACCCCATGTCAAGCACTTTCATACACTCGCTTGCGTGGCAGGAACCGCTGGTTCCGCTTACTCTCAAATCATGCCGAACCTGCGCGACGCCCTGATGTGGCGTACTACCCGAGCCGCTGCGCTCGCCGAAGCCAAGAAGCTGAAGGCCTCCGCCCGCCGCATGGGCTACGACGTCGTGGTGCGCAGCACCCTCCGCAGGCTGGGTCCGGACTACACCTTCAAGGGCCCGCCCTACGGCCTGTTCCTCGAACCCCACAGCACCCCGGACTCCTCGGACTCCTGATCCGTCAATCCCCGGGGGTCTCGACCGTCCGCTCGACCAGCGTCTGCTCGTACTCCGGCGGCAGCTCCCCGTGCTCCTCGTAGTACCTCCGCAGCTTCTCGATGCTCTCGTCCGTCACGCCGTTCGGACCGTGCTCAATCTCCATGCCGACCTCCCTTGAGTCGGTCAATCCTCCCACTCCCCCCGTGCCCCAATTCCCCAATTCCCCGAATCCCCCGGCCACTGTGACACTGTCCGGTTCCTACATTCGGTGCGCTGCGCGGCTGTCCGGGCCCCCTAGGTCTGGAATTTATGCGTTTAAGGGTAGGGGGGTGCATATTTATTCATTTGCCAGCACACTTGACAGCCCTTTGTCAACTCGGACACATGGGGCACACCCTAGGCATCGCGCTTCTGACCAGTATCTGCACCCTTCACCCCTGGAGTGAGGTACGTCACAATGGGGCGCAGCGTGGCCCTATGCACACGGCCGGGCATCTGTCAATAGGCAGTTTCTATGCATGCCTATTCAGCGTTATTCATGCGCGGCCACTGCCCTATTCACCGAATTGCGCCCCTGTTTATATGTCCCGAGATATGGAGAGCGGGGCGCGGCTGTAGCAACTCGACAACCAGGGGGCCGGAGAGTTTCACGGCATTGGGTGTGCGGTCGCATGGTGTGAGGTCGCATGGTGTGAGGGGTTGACGTAGCTGTGTCTCATGTGCAGTAGCCAGCAGTGGGGAGCCTTCCCCCGGCCCCGGATCCCTCGCCTGTTGTCGGCGGCGGGCGCATGCTGGAGGGGTGAGCATCGGCATGTCGTGGGGCGCGCTAGAGCACGGGCAGGCGTGGGGAGAGTTCCCGGACGTTGAACACTGCGCGCGGGCGCTGAACAGCTCTCTACGGCGCACGCTGGGCAGGATGCCGCCAGGGTGGCGGGGGTGCTACCTCAAACACTCGGTGCACTCCCTGCGCGTCGCCATGTGCACGGAGGGACTGCACGCGGTGGCGCACGGGCGTGCGTGGCGGGGGGAGGCTGGCGGGGTCTGGGTGCGCCTGTATCCACGTGGTGGAGGCAAACACGAGAAACCCCCCACCGGCCCGGTATTGGGTCGGTGGGGGGCTGCGTAGGGCCCTGGTGGGGTTAGCTCAGAAGCCGGAGCCGGGGACGCGCTTACGGGCCAGGTCGACGAACGCGCGCACGGCGTCCCGGTCGGCCACGTCGGGGGTGTCGACGTCCCACACGAGCGCGTACCGCTTGACCTCCCACGCGAGCGCGGACGTGACGTAGGGGTACGTGGTGCCGGTGGCCTCCCACTCCTCCAGGAGCGCGGAGCGGGCGGTGTGGGGGTTCATGACGGGGCAGTCCATGACCGTGTGCGAGTCGGTGACGCTCCGCGCGGAGGGGGCGGGCGTCTCCACCTTGGGGCGGCGGTCGGCGGGCTCACCCTGGGCGACGGGGAAGGCTGCGCCAGCACGGCCGACGGTGACGCGGGCGGGGTCGGCGAACCGGGCGCGCTGCGTGCGGTAGGCCTTGACGGAGTGGCGGGCGGTGCTCATTCGGGGTGCCTCCTGATGCGGTGCGGCTGGTGTGGTCGGTCAGTGCTGCGGGCGGCGGATCATGGTTTCCTGTGTGCCGTAGTCGCGGGTGCGGCCCTTGTTGGGCGCGAATCCGAACCGGCCGTAGAAGCGGCGCAGGCGGGCCACGCTGCCGCCAAAATCGGCGCTGGGCGTAGTGGCCAGGGGCAGGCCGTGCGCGTCGGCGTAGGCGGCCAGCGTGGCCATAACGGCGGAGCCGGTGCCGTCGTTGCGCTCACCCTTGGGGACGACCAGCCGGGACAGGATCACGAACCCGGCCGCGTTGGTCTCCAGGGAGACGCGGACGCCGGGGAAGGTGTCGGCGATGTGCTGGGCGAGGGTGTCGACGCTCACGGGGGTTGCCTCCTGGTGTGGGGCGGTTGGTGTGTGGTGGGGGGTTAGGCGGACGGCGGAATGATCAGCTTCGCGTCGGTGACGGGGATCAGGCACTCGGGGTAGAACGGCTGGTCGTCGCGGGTGACGTCGAGCAGGCGCAGGAACGGGCCCTCCACCTTGATTTCGGCCGCGTTCAGCCATCCCCAGTTGCCGGAATTGATCTTGTAAGCGTTCATGGTGTTGCCCTCCTGGGCGGTGTGGTGGAGGGGGCCGGAGCGTTCCCCCGGCCCCCGGGGATGTGGGGCGGGTGCTACTCGGCGAGGCCCTGCGCGGCGTGCATGGCGGCGGCCTGCTTGAGCGTGGCGCGGTACTCGGCGAGCGTGGCCGGGCGGACCGCTTCGAAGTCGCGGGCCCACTTCGGGAGGACTGCAACCTTCTGGTCCTGGAAGACTCCACCGGCCGCGATCATCGCGTGATTCTGGCCGCGCGTCTCCGTGGCCAGCGCCTTACGGGCGAGGGGGGAGAACATCAGGGAGTGCTTGCGGTAGGCCGCTTCCTCCCCGTGGCGGTCGACGCCGCGACCGGTGCCCGCGTGGCCGAAGACGTCGTGCACGGCGCGGAACATGTCGTTCACGTCGTCGGAGAAGAAGAAGTGCGAGCCGGTAACGGCGGTGGACAGGACGCGCATTCGACCGGCGGCGACGTCGTCGAAGAACGCGCGGGTTCCCTGGGCGCTCATGTCGTAGGGGTCGGCGTCCTCGACGCTCACGGAGATGCCCAGACCGCCGCGCGACGCGGGGGCCGTCATGAACTCGAACTGTCGGGCGACTTCCTGGGCCATGGCACGCCACGCGGCCGGGGCGGTGTTGTCGATGAACGGGAGAGCGTTGTACGCCTCCGCGACCTTGGCGACGGCCGACGGGGCGACCACAACGCGGGAGTAGTCCCAGTGGTCGCGGGTGGTGAGGCCGTGGCGGGCGTTGAAGCGGCGCGCACCTTCGGCGACGGCGACGACGGGGCGGAGGGACAGGGCGGGGATGTTGGCGGTGCGCATTGGGGGCCTCCTGGTGTGGGGCGGTTGGTGTGTTGTTGTGTGGCCAACGTACCCCGGGGTTACGGCTTGTAAAGCCAGTTTCCGGGATTGCTGGACAAGTCTTTATAAAGATGTGACCTAGGGCCCTCCCCCGGCCCGCGTGGGCCGAGGGGGTGCCAGGCGGGCTAGAGGGTGCCGAACGACCGCACGGCCAGCACGTCCACGCCACGGGCGGCGTAGGCGGCACGTAGGGCCGTCTCGGCGTCGGCCAGGGTGGCGGCCCGCACGTTGCGGACGCTGGCCAGCGGGCGGGGTGTGGTGCTGCCCGGCCGGAGGGGGAAGAGCACTTGCAGCGCGTACGTGTGCACGGCGCGGCCTCCTGGTGTGGGGCGGGTGCTGGCTAGCGGGCGGTGGAGACGTTGCGGAAGTGGGGAACGGCGCGGGCGTCGGCCAGGAAGCAGGCGACGCGGGCGGGGTCGCCGTTGGGCACGTGGGCGTAGTTGATGCGCTCCCCGCTCTCCGTGGTCGCCCAGACGGTGACGGGGGCCGGGGCGGCCTCCTGGGGGGCCTCCTGGGCCTCCTGGGCCTCCTTGGCGAAGCGGCCGACGGCGTGGACGACGGTGTGAACGTCGGTCCAGTTGCGGCCGACCGTGTCGAAGTGCTCCGGGGTGCGGTCGATGCGGATCACCTCACCGGCCCCGACCGTGTCGACGATGCCCCGGCAGTACTGCTCGGCGGAGCCGTTCGTGCGGCGGAACTCCGCATCGGCGTACGGGCCCACGACGTGCCCGGCGTGGTTGCGGTAGCTCCAGAGAGTGCGGTACTCGGCGGCCCACACGTACCCGGTCACGTACTGACGCACGAACGCGAGAAGGTCGGCGCTGCCTTCAATGCCAGCGGGCATGTCCCCGTCGTAAATCGTCTCGGTGCCAAGGAAGACGTACAGGTCACGCCCGCCGTTCTCCACGATGGCGGAGACGCGGCGGCCGTCCCGGTACATCGGGTGCGCCGTGGCCAGCGAGCGTGCGCCTTCCTCGTTCGGGTAGTACGTGGCGTCATCCGGGCGGGCCTGCTCCTCGGCGGCGAGGGCGTCCTCCTCGGCCGCAGCCGCAACGATGCTCGCGACGGTGTCCAGTCGGGGCAGGTAGTCCGGCAGGTCGGTGATAGCGCGGACGGTGTACCCGGCGCGGGTGAGCACGTGCTGTCCTTCGATCTCCTCGGCCAGGCCCAGGCGGACCAGGGACGCGACGGTGTTCGTGCGGGCGCTGATGACCATGTGACCGCGCAGGGCGTCCGTGGGGCGCAGCAGCTCTTCCGGCAGCTCTTCCGCGTTGCGGAGGGCGATGGCCTGCGGGCGGGTGATCGTCTTGTTGTTCATGTCGTGCGCTCCTTCGTGCGGGTGTGTTGGGAGGGCTGATCTTTCCGAAGGGGGGAACCCTTGTCAAGCCCTTTCGGCACAACGATTTACAAGACGTTATGAAGCTGTGACCGGCGGCCGGGGCAGGCCGTGTTCCCATGGATGCCGAAGGGCCCCCACCGGCCAGCGGTACGCGGTGGGGGCCTTTTGCATGCCCGAGGTCAGACGGTGGGCGCGGGGGCGTCACGGCCGACGGCCAGCAGCAGACCGCCCCAACGGGCGGCACCGATGCCGTCGTTGTCCAGCCAGTCGGCACCCTCGGCGTAGGCCGTGCCGAGCAGGTCGTAGGAGTCGGCCAGGGTCATGCGCTCGACATCGTCACCGAGGCGCACCCACGCGTACTTGGAATCCATCACCGCGCGGAACCGGCTTTCCTCCTCGGCGTTCTCCGCCATGAGCCGGACGATTCCGACCGCTCCACCGTCGAAGTACTCCAGCGGATTCCGGCCGTCGTTGCGGCTGTTGTCCGCCGCAGAATCCGACTCGCTGTTCTGCGGGGCCTCCTCGGCGATTTCCGGGGCAATCTCCTCGACGACGGGCGCGGGGGCCGGGGTCTCCTCGACGGGGGCCGGGGCGGGCGTCTCCGCCTTCTTGCGGGGGGTGCGCGGCTTCTTGGCCGGGTCGATCTCGTAGGCCTTGGGCTCCGGCACGGCGGTCTCAACCAGGGTGCAGCGGGTGAGGACGGTGGCCTTGATGCCCTTGTACTCGTCGTGCTCCTTGACCGTGCCACGGAAGGTGACGCGCACGCCCGTGTTCTCGCCGAGGGCGTTGTTGGACGCGAACCACTTCACGATGACGCCGGACAGTTCGTCGCGGACCTGGTAGATGGTGGTCGCGCCGTACAGGCCGTCGGTGTAGCGGATGGACTCGATCATGCCGGTGAAGGTGATCCGGGAGCCCTTGATGCCCTTGGCCTTGTCGGGCACGGTGCCGATCCACTCGGAGGGCTTCTCGTTGCGCGCCTTACGGATCAGGGTCTGCTCGTTGAAGCGGGCCCAGGCCTGCGGAGCGCTCACGAGGATGCCGAAGTTGCGCGAGGAGACGCGCTTGCCGCCAGCGATGGCCTTCAGGTTGAGGACGTACTCAGACGTGCCGCTGAAGTCGTCGGAGAGGATGAACGCGCGGATCTCGGCGGCCTTGCCCTTGGCCTCGGCAGCGAGCGGGCGCATGGCGTCGGCGAACTCCTTGTCGCGGCGGGCCTTGCCGGGGTTGATGGCGTTGCGCACGAGCGTCACGGTGGGGGTGGCGTGGTAGTCCTGGGAGCGGACGAAGCCGAAGGCCTTGACGCACGCCCAGGCGTAGGCGAGGACGGTCTCGGTGGACACGTCGCGGTCGCCTCCGCCGAAGCCGAAGAACTCCTTCTCCTCGTCGTCGTCGGCGGGGGTGGAGGGCCACGAGATGCCGGTATCCCAGCCGAGGAAGTCCTTGATGCACTGGCGGCCGATCTGCTTCTCCTCGCCGGTCTCCTCGTTCTTGACGAGGAAGGTCTCGCGGCGCATGCGCTTCTTCTGGCAGTGGTCGCACCAGCCCTCGCGCAGGCCGTCGCGGTCGACGGAGTGGACGCCGGGCGCGGTGCGTACGATCAGGCCCGCGTTCTCGTCCCAGTCCAGGGTGGCGAGGAAGGTCCAGCCGTTGTGCTTGGGGGCCTCGCCCGTGAACTCGACGTCGTACATGATCTCGACGACCTCGAAGCCCATGTCGTCCTTGCTCTTGACCTCGACCTCGGTGACCTTCAGGTCCAGGCGGCCGGTCAGTCCCTTCTTCGACGCGCGGGCGTTGATCTTCTCGATCTTCTCCAGCGTGTTGGTGAGCTGGAAGTGGTCGATGCGAGCAGTCACGGGGGGCCTCCTGTTGCGGGGCGGTTGTTGACGGGCACGACGTTACGGGTACGCATACCGCTTGTCAACCGCTTCCGCTCAACGGCTTTCCATGCTTCTATTTGCGGACACGAAAGGCCCCCACCGGCCAGCTCGACACGGTGGGGGCCTTTTGCATGCCCGGGGACTACTCGACCCGATACAGCGACCCGCTGATGTTGCGGCGCACGAGGCGTTGCAGGTGACGCCAGCCGGTGATCCTGTCCTGCGGGGCAGGGACGGCGTGGGCGGCCTCCCACACCGTCTGAGTGCGCCGGGCCAGCGCGGACCACTGGTTTGCGTCGATCAGCGGAGCGCAGTCCGGGCAGGCGGCCCAGTCATCCTTGTAGGCCTGCATCCGACCGGTCCTCGGGTCGATCCCGGCGAGAAATTCCGACACGGGCAGGAACCAGATTTCCGTCTCCAGATCCGTGTTGCAGAAGTCGCAGCGGCCCAGCAGTTTTCCGGTTTTCGCGTTGACCGGAACCGCCTTATGGCCCACCAGCGAATCCTGCGCGAAGTGCTCCCAGGATTCCGATCCGTCCTTGGCCTTGATGAACGCCAGCGCCCGGTGGCAGATCTTGCAGACCATGCTCTCGTCGGGCGCGGTGTCCAGCATCCGCCGCTCTTCCTCGGTCACCGGGTGATCTCCTGGCCCGGCTTGAGGATGCGGAACTGGGTGCCGTCCTCGGCCATCAGCTCCTCGCCGTTCTCCATGTCGGTGATGTGCGCGGCCAGCTCGCCGTAGCGGAAGTCCCGGCGCTGCATCTCGTTGGTGAGGGCGCCCCAGGCGGCGTCGTGGCCGCTCTTCTCCGAGGTGCCCACCGTGCGCCATCCGGCGCCCTCGTGGTTGTCCTTGATCTGGGCCCAGTGCACCGGGGCGGTGCTCGGCGCGTTGTCGAGGTACCAGCTCCTGGCGTCCTGGAACAGCTTGGTCGTGAAGTCGGAGCTGTCCAGCGTCGGGAACTTCTCGCGGTGGCCGTCGATCAGCAGGGCGGAGACCTGCGCGAGGGTGAGGCTGATGTCGAACGTCGGCTCGCTCATCGTTCGCTCCTTGTTAGGGCGGGGTGGTTGGTGACGAGGACGAACCTAGTCACTGCAATACGCATTGTCAAGCGATCTCGTAAAACTACTTGTCAGCGGTGTACTTCCGGCGCACGATTCGGACCGGGGGCTTCTGCACGACCATGACGTCCTGGCCGGGCTTGACGGCGACGGTCTCGACGTCCGTGGCACCGTCGGCCCGGAGCTGGTCGACGCGGTGCTGGGCGCTGGCCTTGTCGTAGCCGCATACGGACACATGCCGTACGCCCGTGGTGTCGGTCCACAGGACCTTGATGTTGATCACGGAGTGCTCTCCTGCTCAAGTGGTCTTGGACCAGCGGGTGTTCGAGTAGCGCTGGTACTCCTCGGGGGTCAGCCGCTCCTCGATGCGGTTGTATCCCTTGGTGCCCACCTGGGTGAAGTCGATGACCCACTCCAGGCCCTCGCGGATCAATTTCTCGCGGGTGGACACACCTCTGATGATCAGGCTGTTGGCCGTCCGGTGCCCGAGCGCGTCGTGGCCGAGGAGGTCGTGCAGCTCGGTGCCAGCGCACGAGGAACAACCGGCGTCGGACACGTACTGCTGCTCGGCCATCTGCTCGCGGATGCGCGGGGCGAGGAAGTCGAACCACATGTGGGCTTGCGCTTTGGCCTTGGGCCTGCTCCAGCCGTGCGCAACCATGTACGCGCGCAGCTCCTCGACGATCTCAGCGTCGGTGGCCATGATGTGCTCCTGCTCAGACAAGGGTGGTGGCGTTGGCGACGTGCGGGCAGCCCTGCGCAATGTAGTCCTGCCAACTGACAATGTTGTTCCGCGTGGCCTGGATGCGGGTCATGAACAGCCGCTGCTTGCGGGCGGTCTTCTCTCCGCGCCAGCGGCGCTCCAGGGCGGCCAGTTCGCATGTGCGCTGGGAGATCAGCTTGTCCGCTGCCTTCTGCCGGTCGGCGAGGCGGTGGGAACGGAACGGGCTGGTGGCCATCTGCGGCGCCTCCTGGTGTGGGGTGCTCTTGCAGGAGAAACGCTAAGGGGACCGCTTGAGGTTGTCAAGCGATCCCCTGATATTGCTTGCGTCAGTTGCCGACCAGCCTTGCGCGTGCCTCCAGCGCTCGCTGGAGCAGTGCCTGCTCGCCTTCGTCGACCATCTGCTGTTCCGCGATGAGTTGCTCAAGGGGCGGAAGCGCCAGCCGGATGCCGTCCGGCAGGCCGTCGGTCAGCTCCTTGAGCGGGGCGCCTTCGAGCGGGATCCGAACGTTGAGCCCCACGTCGGCGACGGTGATATCGAAGGACAGCACGTCGGTCAAGTAGACCGAGACGGTGCCCCCTGTGGACAGCAATTCGGTCAGCTCGTCCGTGGTGAGTTCGACCTGATCGAACTCTTCGTCGTCCGGCATCACTCGCTCATCAGTTGTTCGGTCTCGTCGACCGTCTCGCTGACGGCGTCGAAGGCGGCCGTCCAGGCGGCGTTGACGGCCTCGTAGGGCAGCGGGTGGTCCGCGAGGTCGACGCCGGGGGGAACGGGGCCGTCAAGGGCGAACGTGCCGTCCAGCGGGTCCCACTTCAGCCCGGCCGCCGCCAGCTCCGCGTTGAACCGTGCGGAGTGCTGTCGGGCCAGCTCAGCGACCAGGGCGGCCGGAGGGCTGTCGTACCCCGCCTGGGTCTCCAGGAAGCCCGTCCACTCCTGCTGGAGGGTGGGGAGGTCGAAGCCGGGGAGTTGGTGGTTGATGCTCATGGTCAGTAGTCCTCATCCCATCGCTCCCCCGCGTACGTGGGGTCGAAGCCTGCCGGGGGCACGTCGGAGAAGGGGGCGTACTTGCGTACGATCTCCTCCTGCTTCTTCAGCCGCGCCGTCCAGTGGGTGGCGCAGCGCGGGAAGGACTGGCCGGTGCCGGACAGCGGGTCGCGGTACTCCACGGGGCCGCTGCACTCGCCCGTGTGGTCCTCCAGGCACTTCGGCTCTTCGTGCTGCTCGCTCACTTCGGCTCCGTCTCGCGCAGGTGCTGCTCTCCGGCCGCGACGTCGCCCCACTGGGCACCGTTCTCGGCGTGGGCCAGGATCTCCTCGGCGGGGGCGTAGCCGGTCTGCTCGTCCACGCTCTTGAAGACGCCCGCGTTGTCCAACGTCTCCAGTGCGGTGATGGCGCGCTCGCTGTTGTCGCCGTCCCAGCCCTTGCGCAGCCAGGCCAGCGCCTCGATGACGTCGTTGCTGTATGTCATGGTCAGTTCTCCTCGTCGATGATCTCGATGACGTCCGTGCGGGACAGCATCTTCGTCGCCGCGTTGTGTCGGGCGTTCGCCTGTACCTGCACGATGCCGCCGTTCTCGACGCGGGACGTACGCAGCCAGGAGAAGGTGTCTCCGCGTACCTTGCGAACGGCCGCGAGGAACGCGTCGAAGCCGACCTGCTCCAGGGTGCCTCCGGCGGCGTCGCGGATCTCCAGGAACGCCACTGCGGTCGCTTCGGCGTTGGTGACGGCGTCCAGCACGTGCGGGGAGGTCATGCGGCTGCCGATGTTGAGCGGCGCGCGCAGCAGCTCAGCGAAGTCGTTGCGGGCCTTCTCGGCCTCCTTGACGGCGTCGCTGATGGTCCGCTCGATGTACCCGGCGGTGGCCTTGGCGTCCATGGGTTACTCCTGGTCTCGTATCGCTGCGTGCTTGGCAGTCTTGCGGGTGCGCTGCTTGCGGGGGCGGGAATCGTGTCCTCCGGCCGCTCCGCTGCGCCGACGTTCCTGCACGGCGCGGATGTGCTCGGGGTCCTGCTGGGCGTGCATGGGTGCCTCCTGGGGCTGGTACGGGAGATACCAGGTTATTGGTCCTCCCGTACCGCTTCCCAACTACGGCTACCTGCGGTCGGCGCGCTTCTTGGCCTCGGCGAGGACGGTCTCGGTGTCCTTGCCCTCCTTGTGGGCGACGGCCTTGGCGACGTCGTCCAGGGACTCCTTGCGGTAGGAGGGGTGCGCGCCGCCCTTGTTCCAGAAGTAGTAGTCCGTGAGCCAGCCACGGGCCGCGTGCAGGGTCTCCAGGGTGTCGTACGCGTCGTGGGCCGGGTGGACCTTGACGACCACGCCGTTGCGGACGACCTGGCGCTCGGGGTAGTGGCCCTTGAAGACCTTCAGCGGGGTGCCGTCGGGGTTGGCGATGGCCTTGGCGGCCTTCTTCGCCTCGCGCTCGGCCTTCTTGGCTTCGCGCTCCAGGCGGGCAGCCTTCTTGTCGACGGACTCCAGCCGGGTCTTGCGCTTGAGGGTGTCGGTGGGGGCCCAGGGGAAGCAGCGGGTGCATGCCTTCTCCCCGGCCAGCTCGACGAGGTCCTCGGCCGTCATGCCGGACTGCTCGACCAGCCACGCGTACTGGGTGGTGGGGAAGCAGGTGTCGCAGTACTGGTCCTTGTGGACGTGGCCGTTGGTGTTGTCGACGAGGTAGTACCGGGTCCAGCGGCGCGAGTGGTACCTGGCCTCGCGGGGGTAGATCTCGCCCTGGAGGATCTCCTGGATGCGCTCCTGGAGGGTCTCGATCTCGGCGACCAGCTCGGCGCGGCGCTCCGGCGAGCGGCTCGGCAGGAGGGAGTCGTAGGAGCCGGGCTCGGTGTCGTCGATGATGTTGATGAACTGCTGGGCGCGGTGCTGCTGGGCGGTCAGGTCGGCGGTCTTGACGTAGGCCGCGTACAGCGCGGTGTCGATCTCGGCCGGGGTGGCGTTGGTGAGGTCCATCGTGTTGCCTCCTGGTGTGGAGCGGTTGGTGACAGGTACGACCTTACGGGGGCGCCTACTGCTTGTCAAGCGAAATGGGGTTACCGCTTGCGTCGATGTACTGCTCGATGTCGTAGCCCATGTTCAGGCTGTTCAGCCGCTTCGCGCCGATCGACTTCACGCGCAGTTCCAGGCGCTTGGTCCAGTCGGCGACGTCGGCCGGGGAGACCGGACCGATCTCGCACTGGCGCAGCCAGAGGATGGGGTCGAAGCGGTCGCTGGTGCCGGTGAGGGCGTCGGCGATGTTGTAGGCGATGTTGCGGCGGGCGTTGAAGTCCTGGTCGTCGGAGTCGGCGATGGCTGCGGACAGGGTCTCGTAGTCGCTGCGGCTCATGTTGCGGGGCGCGGGCATGGCGGGCTCCTCCTGGTGCGGGGATTGATGTTCGCGGGAACAGTACGGGCCGCCCGGCTCAGGTGTCGAGTCGGACGGCCCGTACGCAGGGGGTGCGTATGGATCACGTGGTGGGGCGGGTCAGGTGGTAGAACTTGCTGCCGTGGACGCGGATGGTGTACCGGGTCGCGTCGGAGGACTCCACGAGCCGCGCCCTGTCGTAGATGGCGAGGTCCTTCCATGCCTGCTCGGCATCGGCCGGGACCATCTGGGCCGAGCTGGGGTCGTAGCCCAGGATCTCGGTGAACTCTGCCTTGATCTGGAGCATCTTCTTCGAGCCCCGGGGGATGGTGCGCATGGGTGTCTCCTGTCTGTTCAGGCGGCGATGCGGGTGCGGCTGCCACCGATGGCGTGCTGGCTGCTGAGGCGGGCGGACTGCGCGGCGCTGTCTCCGGCGCGGCGGGCGGAGGTGCTGTAGGTGGTGCTGTTGGCGCCCTTCCAGGAGCCACGGGCCCTGGAGGTCTTCGAGTAGTAGTCGTGGACCTCCTTCTGCTTGTCCGCGAGGACGAGGGCGGCGGAGACCTCGATCTCGTACTCGACGCCGTTGTCCTTGCCGATGCTGGGGACGGTGTAGGTGTTCTTCTTGGCCTCCTCCAGGGCCTCCTGGCGGGCCGACCACAGGCGGGAGGAGATGCGGCGGGTGAAGGCGTCGTAGAAGTTGGCGCGGGCGGTGCGGCCGTCCATGGGCTTGGTGACGGTCTGGTAGTCCCACTCGCCCCAGTACGCGTCCCAGACCTTCTTCTTGCCGGTCACCTGCTCCTTCTTGTACTCGCCGGTCTTCAGCCAGGCGTTGGCGGACTCGGTCATCTGCACGAGCAGGGAGGCGTAGAGGGCCTCGACGACCTCGATGTCGCTGGGCATCCCGAAGGCGATGACGTAGGTGGAGTTCATCGCGATGTTCAACTGGACGTCGTTGTTGTCGGCGACGGCCATGAACAGTTCGACCAGGCGGGCGTTGTTGTTCTTGCGGGGCTGGCCGATGGTGATGCGCTTGTGGGTGGGCTGCTCGCGCTGCTCCCGCTTGGCGGTGTGCTGGCGGGCTACGGCCAGGTCGATGCTGGTGAGGGTGGCCATGGCCTGCGCCTTGCGCATGTAGGCCTCGGCCTCTTCGGGGGTGGAGGCGTTCTCGGCCTTGTTGAGGATCTTGGCCAGCTTGTCGAGGGTGCTCATGTGGTGCTCCTCCTGGTGTGAGGCGGTTGGTGTGTGGTGAACGCTACGGGCTCGGGGAACCCTTGTCAAGCGATTCCCCGAAGTCGTTTTACACGCTGGCGAGGCTGCCGAAGCGGACGCCGTGCTGGGCGTACGAGTCGGTGAGCAGGAGGCCGACCTCGGGGCCCATGACCTCGCGCACCATGTGCAGGAAGGTGCTGGCGAACGCGGGGCCGTGGGCCTCGCCGTGGTTGGCCAGGTGGTGGCTCAGTTCGTGCAGGATGACGATCTCCCGCAGGGCCCAGCCGCTGCTGTTCGTGCGGTCGGGGATGGCCAGGGTGCGGGTCAGGGGCTCGTAGTGGGCGAAGCGCCGTCCCGCCCGGCGTCGCACGTGGACCGGCAGGACGGTGCGCTCGGGCCACATGTCCTTGACCCAGTTGAGGCCGAGGACGGCGTCGATGTAGCGCTGGATGGACTCCAGGTCGCCGAACTTGCGCTCCAGGGGCACCAGCAGGCTGGAGCCGTAGAAGTCGAAGGTGGGCACGTCGGCCTTGGCGAGGGATTCGAGGATGTCGCGGACGAAGTACTCGGCGTCGTAGACGCGCTGGCGCTGGTTGTCTCGCATGGTCAGACCTCCTTGCCGGTGAGGGCGGCGAGGACCCGGCGCTTGGCCTCGGCGAGGCCGTGCTGGAATCCCTCGGCGCGGATCACGGCACCGATGCGCGCGGCTTCGCGGCGGGCGCTGCGCTCGGGCATGCCTCCGTCCTCCAGCCGGACGGCGAGGTCGTTGATCTCCAACTGGGCGGTGCGGCCGTTGAGGCCGACGACGGGGCGGCCCTTGTCGCGGCCCGCGTTGTAGACGTCGTCGAGGGCGCGGCGCAGGTCGTCCATGTTGAGGTCGTCGCCCTGGCCCACGAGGTTGAAGACCTCGGTGTACTTGGCTTCGAGGGCGAGGTAGTCGCGGACGCTGCTGTCGGCCATGTCGTGCTCCTCCTGTTGGGGGCGGTTGGTGTTTCGACATGGGAAACAATACTCAGGAAGCGATACTCGTCAAGCCGTATCCGGGAAGCAGTAAGCCGTGAGCTGCGTCACACGCGGCCCACGGCTTAACCTGGTTGACTTGCTCTGGAATTACTTGCTAGATGTTGGCGTTTCCGTGACCGTTTCCTTCGGGCACGGAATCTTGACCTGCACGGAATGCGTGTGCGCCAGCCCGTATACGGGGGCGTACGGCGTGGCCGAGGACGTAGGTGCGGGCACTGCGGGCGAAGGCCCGACCACGAGCGATACCTTGCACGTGCCCGGGGATTCCGGCTTCGTTGCTTCCGGTGTCGGCTCGGGCAGATACCTGGTCACCGTTGACACGGGCTGCGGCGAGGAATCCCCTTCGTATTCCGGAGAATCCGACTGGGAATTCTCGGTATGAAGCCCGGGGAAATCCGACTGGGCAACCGCTGAGATCCCGAATGCCGGTACGGCGAGAATTCCGATTGCCGCAAGGGCGACTTTGATGCGCTGGATTCCGTTCATACCAGCACCGTACCGAAGCCCTCGCAGTGGACACAGTCGGCGCCGTCGCGGTCTTCACCGGACCCGTAGCACCTCTTGCAGTCGATCTCCTCTGCCGCGCCCTCGCCGGTTTCGGCGGGAGACACTGCATGCACGTGTGCGCTCATGAGAAGTACTAACTAACCTTCCTGGTTGATGTAAGTTGGTACGTCGACGATTTCGGCGTCGATGAAACCGGTAGAGGCTTCGATCATCCGGTCCGCCGAGAGAGGCCTGTCGAGCGCTGTCATCTGTTCCCCGGCGTCCCGGCCGAAGATACGGCTGATCATACCGGCCCCGCCGCCATTCCCCTTAGCCTCCAGTTTCACGGAGAAGGAGTCCTGCTCCAGTTCCGTCTTCACCTTCACGAGTTTCTGGAGCCGGTCGATCTCGCCGGAGAGGTTCGGATCCGCGTAGCCACCGGTCATATCCTCGACCATCTTCATGAAGAGGACCCGCTGCGCCTGCATCTCGATGAGCGAGTTCTGGAGCGACTGCATCTGCTGCTTGCTCTTCACTTCGACCGGGATGTCGTACGCGCAGTTGGCATTCTGGTCGAAGGCCGGGCACTTCGAGGACAGGAAGCAGGACGAGCAGGCGCGCATGGACTGGCTGCGCACGGTCAGGAGGGGGATGTCCCGCTCCTTGTTCACGCCGTCCTCGGGGTCGGTGTAGACCTCCTTCTCCTGCACCAGGCCGATGACCGGCAAGTTGGTACGCGGGCGGTCTCTGCGGACGGCCGGAGTTGTCACCGGGTTGAGCGTTTTTCCGTCCTCCGTACCAACTTCGGTGCCCTGCATTTGAGAGAAACTCGAAAGTACCCCTCCGGCAGAAGTAGTAACTGCTTGGGCTTCCTGCGGCCGGTGCTGGTCGATCGAGGCCGCCAACTGCTGCCACGACCAGATGGTGAACCGCAGGACCTCGTCGTTCTCTCCGGCCTCGATACGGTCGGCGTCGAAGCCCGCTTCGGTGAACAGAGTGCGGTGCCTTTTCCGCGCCTGGTCCTTGTACTTCTTCGGGTAGCGCTTCAATTCCCGGCCGGTCCACACAATGGTGTCACCGTACTGGGAAGGGGAAAGCCAGGACGTCGAGGCGACGCTGTCCCAGTTCACGGCAGCCATTTCCGCAGGCTTAGTCATGGCCACTCCGTGGAGTAGCGTGCCGTATTTCCGGGTGATCTCGTTGAGAACCGGGGTGAGATTCCGGCCGTCGAGATCCGTCTGCGTCACACCGACCCGCTTATACCTCTGGGCGAGTTTATCGAGTTCGTCGACTCCCCATTCCGAATGCCATATCGGAAGGAACTTGTCTTCCGGCAGGTCCTCGTAGAAGTCCTCTCGCCGGGCCTCGATCCATTCCCGTCCGAGAACGACAGCGTCGAACTCGGACACCATATGAAGGGAATCGATATTCTGCTGGACGAACGCTTCGTAATGCGCGGCGATGTCCTTCAGTTCGCCGATCGAGTACTTGTCGTCGTCGGCCTTGTTGACCGTGTAGGCGCCGGAGTCCAGGAACACCTTCTGGTTTTCGAGGTAGTTGTCCTCGATCAGCCAGGGGCGGGTGAACTTGGTCCGGCGCCGCAGGCCCATGTACGAGAGGGAGACGGTTTCGACGCCTTCCTCGGCCAGCATCTTGCGCCAGCCGGGAATCTCGGATCCGCCGAGGAAGAGGTGCACGGTTTGGTTCTCCGAATCTGCTTGGGTTACTTCGGGGGCTGGACGGCGCTCTTGGGGAAGAGGCCGGGCTGGGTGACGCGGGGCTTCTTGGCGGCCGGAGCGCCTGCGGCGGGCTTCTGCCGGGGGCCCGGCGACGCGGCCATCCCGAACTGCTGCGGGGAGCGGACCTGGCTCGGGCCGAACAGTCCGGCCTGGACCACGCGCTGCGGCTTGGCGGCCGGTGGCGGCGTCTGCGGGGCCGACTGGACGGGGGTGCCAGAGGTGCTGGCGTGGGTGCCGAACGCGGAGTGGAAGTCGTCCCAGGCCCCGCCGGAGGGCTTGCTCTGCGCCTGGATGCCGTTCATCCGGGCGTTGAAGGTATGAAGGAGGTCGGAGGCCGCGCCGGAGTGCTGGGCATGCCAGGCGTCGAGGCTGGAGGAGTGGTCCTCGCGCACCCGCTGGATGTCGGCCTGGTTCTTGATGCCGTTGGCGATTCCCTCGCGGCTCATCACGCGAGCGTGCATGCTGCTGTCCTGGGCCGGGGCGCTCTGCTGGCCCTGTCCCTTGACGCGGATCTTGATGCGGGAGTTGGCGGGCTGCTGGCCGTTCTTGGCGTTCTCCAGGTCGCTGACGCGCTGCTCGACGCTGCGGCGCGAGCCGGGGAACTGGAGGGGCTGGAGGTAGCGGTCGCGGATCTGGGTCGCGATGGAATGGAAGACGGAGCCACTCATGGCCGTATGTCCCTTCTCAGGAAGTAGAGGTAGCGGTGTCCGGCCACGAAGGAGGCCAGGAAGCCGACGCTGATCAGCGACCGCGCGGACGTGCTCGACGCCAGGAACACGGCGGTGAAGACGGTCACGTTGGTGCTGTAGACGAAGAGGGTGGCGGCGAGCCATCGCTCTGCGGCGCCGAGCTGGCGCCAGGCGGGGATCGTCGCGCGCAGAAGCAGGGCCGCGAACGCTGCTCCGGTGAGGACGGAGAGGATGCGGGCGATGCCGATGAACAGGACATAGCCGTTGCTGGTCACAGGATCTCCATGTGTGGGCGCTGATCTTCTTCGCGTAGTGCTCGCTGCCTCTCCACTTCGTCCACCAGGGCCGACCAGGGGGTGACGCTCTCCTGGTAGTCGGGGCGGAAGCGTGGGGAGGAGTAGTTGGGGTGTAGGTAGTTGAGGACCCCGACCCCGTGGGCCATGACGTGGGCGGCGATCTCCGGGTCGGGCTCGATCAGCAGCTCGACGTGGCATCCGGCCTGCCGTAGCCGGGAGATCTGGCGCATCCTTCGTTCGGCCGGGTCCTCGGGATCCCGCAGGTGCGCGGGGATGAGGTAGGGGTGCTTGTTGAAGCCGTTGACGCGCAGCCAGTGCTTGACCGGCTCGACGTCGGTGTTGTCGGTGATGAGGGCGACCCGGTAGGTCTCCATCAGGCCCCAGTACAGGCGCTGGCCCTGGTGGATGACGGCTTCGCCGACCTCCTTGGACAGCACGCCCTCAACGACGATGGCGACGGTTGCAGTCATCGTCGATCACCCGTGCCGGTGTTCGATCAGGCCCTCACGGTGGGCCTTCTCATGGGCGCGGACGGCCTTGCGCTGGTCGTGCTCCAGGAAGCGGGGACTCATCCCGTGGGCCTGGATCAGGTGCTCGTGCACGGCGTCGAGGTTGGTGTGGGTCTTGATCTTGGGTTCGACGGGGGCGGTCTTCTCGAACTGGTCGAGGTTGAGGACGTGGGCCCCGACATGGGTGTCTCCCCGGCCGCGCGCTTCGGCGAGCCGGTGGTGCGCGTCGGCGACGTACGGTGTGCCGCCCTGGATGACCACCTTCACGTGCGGGTGGTCGGGGGCCAGCGGGCCGGTGATGTAGGAGTGTGAGCCGGTCTCGTACGAGGTCTGGCCGGTGTGCAGGACGGCGCTGGTGCTGATGCTCTGGAACTTGGCGTGCTTGTTCCAGAAGGCCTCGTTGCCGTGGCTCATCTGCGGGCCGTGCTTCTCGTACCACTTGTCGTCGATCTTGGTGTCGACGACGTTGCCGTGCCCGTCGAGGTGCCCGAACTGCTGCGGGGAGTGCGGCGGGCCCATGACCATCTGCCCCTCGGACTGGGGGTAGTTGGTGCGCTCCTCGTCATGGATGAGCGTCTCGTCACGGGCGGCGCCGAGCGAGGTGACCTTGGTGAACATCCCGCCGCTGTGAGGCGTGGGATGCCCGATATGAAGTGCGCCGGGCTTGGCCTGGAGATGCAGCGGCGTGTCCTTGGTCAGGTGGTAGGCCGCGCGGAGCGCGGTCTGCTTCTGGCCTTGGGCGGAGACCCTGCTGCCCAGGGGGACCGGGAGGGCGGTCTGCTCGAACTGTGGACCGGCGGTGTCCGGCTTACTGCGGGAAGGTGCCATCACGCTCTCCTGTAGGGGGTGTTCCAGAGGGCCGCCTTGGCCAGGGCCACGGCAGCGTCATCGAGGGGAGCCCCGTACAGATCCGTTTCTTGTGCTTTGCGGGCCTCGGTCTCCGCCGTGGCGAGGGCGCTCAGGGCCTGGACGGTCCCGGCTTCCTTGTGTGCCTGCCAGCGGAAGTTGTAGTAGTCGCCGTAGCCCTCGCCGGTCCCGGAGAAGGCCATGCGGCGGCTGAGGTGGATGTCGTCGAAGAGGGCCTTGGCCTGCTCGGTGACGATGCGCTGGGAGTCCATGGCGTTCTTCCAGGCCGGGCTGTTCTCCACGGACTGGGCGGCCTGGGAGCGCAGCAGGCCGTAGCGCTTGACGAGCAGCTCGGCCTGCTTCTGCTCGGCTTCGACGGCGGTCTTCCACTCGGCCGGGTAGAGGCTGCGCGGGTCGTCCGGCAGCTCGGGCGGGGTGATGTCCCAGCGGTCGGCGGTGAGGTTGTAGGCCGCGTAGGGGTGAATTGCGGCGATGCTGTGCGAGGTCGTACCCGGGTTCAGGTAGTAGGTGACCTCGTACGTCTGGCCGTGGAAGTTCGTGTTCGCGGTGGACGGCCACAGGTTCCGCTTGAGGTCTGTGTTCAGGAGGTCCGCGAATTCCGTTTCGCTGATTCCCTGGAAGGTGGGATTGGCCTCGTAGAACTTCGGGAAGTCGACGCCGAAGAGGACGTCGAGGTCGCCGTTTCCTCGGTCTCCGGCCCACTGGTAGGAGATGCCGGAGCCTGCGAGCCAGGCCGCTGACCAGGTGCGGGCGCCCTTGTAGCGGGCGTCGAGGAAGTTGTTCAGGATGCCGAGGATGTGGTCGCGAACGTCGGGCTTGATGTGCTTGCCGTCGAAGATGTGCGGGTCCAGTCCGCGCTGCGGCGTGCTGAAATAGCCGGATGCCCCCGCGTGAATGTCGGGCTGTGCTCCCTGGCTTACTGCTCGATTGAGGTAGAACTCGTATCCGGCCATGGTTTCGATTCTAGCTGGAATAGGGAAAGCCCCCGATTCTGCAATTGAATCGGGGGCTTTAGTAGTTGCTATTTCTCTCAGAGTTTGAGAGAAGCGCGGAGTTGGGCCTCCTGGGCCTGCCGCTGCATCGCCTGTCCGACCATCATCATCTGCTGCTGGGTGCGCTGGGCCGTCTCCATGACGGTGAGGTCCTTCTGGACCACGGCGACGGCGCCGTAGATGTCGTCGGGGGTGGCTCCTCGCCGGGGGACGAACTTCTGGGTCAGGTCGCTGGTGGCGACGACTGCGCCGTCCAGGCCGACCGCGACGAGGAACGCCGTGGTGACCGGGGTGCCGATCTCGTCTTCGGCGGGCGGGTGCTCGTCCGCCATCTTGGCCAGGGCCTCACGCTGCTCGGGCGTGAGGTCGTCAGTATGAAGCGCGCTGCTGTCGCTGCTGGGGGTCTGGCCGAGGATCGGGATGCTCATGTGTGCTCCAGGTATGTGTCGGGTGGGGTTACTTGTAGAGTCCGGCCTTCTCGCGGGCGCTCTGCACGACGAGGGAGTGGACCGGGCAGAACTCGCAGAGGTAGCGGTCCTGGGCGGACTTGTACTTCGGCAGGCCTGCCGCCTTGCGCTCGGCTGCGGTGTCCGGCGTGAGGCGCTTGGAGCCGGTCTTGTAGTCGCCGCAGCCGGGGTTGCGGGCGTGGGCCTTCCAGCAGGCGTGGGCGTCTTCCTGGAAGGTGTTCTTCGCCTCGTAGAAGGTGGTGTCGAAGCCGGTGTGGCCGGTCTTGTCCCTGATCTGGGCGATGATCGCGTCGCGGGTGCTGGGGCTGTCCCAGTGCTTCTTCTCCACGCGAAGCATCGGGTGCGCGACGTGGTTGGGGTGCTTCTGCACGAGTGCTTCCAGGAGGAAGTCGGCGCGGGGGTCGCCCTCGTAGTCGGGCAGTTCCTCCATCGTGCCGCAGGTCTTGCAGAGAAGAAGCCGTATGTGCTCGGCCATGGTGTCCCTTCGAATCAGTACCAGTTAGTGGCCTGGGAGTGTGCCCAGGCGGTGCAGGGTGTCCCGTATACCGCCTCGATGTATCCGAGTCCCCATCGTATCTGGGTTATTGCATTGGTTTGCCAATCCGAACCGGCGGAAGCCATCTTCGAGGCCGGTAGTGCCTGGGGTATTCCGTAGGCGCCGGAGGAGGGGTTGGTGGCGGTGACGCGCCAGTTGGACTCCTTCTCCCACAGCAGGTCCAGGCAGGCGAACTGGGTGGCTCCGACCTTGGCGAGGGCGTAGGCCTTCGGGGAGGTCGTGGCGACGACGGTGTGCGTCGGCGTTGGGGACGCGCGGGGCGTCTTCGTCGGTTTTGGCTGGTGGGAGTGGGTGGCGCTGGCGGTCGGCTTGGGGGTCTTGGTGACCTTGGGGGTGGGCGCCGGAGCCGCCGAGGTATGAAGCGAGGGACGCGTCAGGGACCGGTTGGCGGTGTCCGGAGCTGCTCGGGTGACGGTCGGCGCTGCGGCGATGCCGCTGTAGTCGACGGGCTGGCCCTGGCCGGTGATGGAGATGGCCGATACGACGGAAGCCGTAACGAGGATGGCGGACGCTGCTGCTGCTGCGACGCGGTAGCGCATGCGGTGCCTCACTTTCGGGGACGTTCTTGCTCTTAGAACGTAACATCCCCACTACGGCATTGGAAGCCGTAATGGGGATGACGTTGTTCAGATCACGCCTTGACGGTGAACAGACCGCTGGCCTTGGCCAACTTCGTCAGCGATGCCAGGCCCGGAGCACCCTTGGCGTCGTCGCCCGTGTAGCCGCTCTTCCGGCGGAAGAGGTCGTAGCCGTCCTGCGTCTTGGTGCCCCAGGAGCCGTCCACCCACCGCGCGTCGAGGTAGCCCAGCGCCGACAGCGCCTTCTCGACGAGCAGCACGTCCGCCTTGTGGGTCGTGTGGCCGGTGGCCGCCGGGAGGTCCGCCTTGCGGGCCGCGACGACGTTGGAGACGTCCACGACCGGCTTCGCAGCGGGCTTCGGAGCCGGAGCCGGGGCGGCCGGAGCCGCCGGGGTATGAAGCGAAGGGTTCTGCGACTTCCACGCCGGGTCGGCCGACTCGATGCCGTCCGGGTATTCCGGGTAGCCATATCCGTAGACATGCGCGTCGGTCCGGACGTGGGTCTTGGCGTAAACGCCATCCCCCTCTGCCGAACCGTTTATGTTCGTATTGCCTTCTACGCTGAAGACGTGAGTCGCGTCGAATCCGATAACGACCCCGGTGTGCTCACCTCCGCCCGGCCCGTAGAAGATTTGACTGCCGATCGCGGGGTACGCACTGAATCGCTTCCGGGCCTTGTACCAGGAAACGCCGGTCGCGCACGAGGCGGTAACCGGGTAGGAGCCCTTCGGCAGGCCCGCCGTCTGGAAGGCCCACGCAGCGAATACCGCGCACCAGGCGCCTTCCGCGTCGTCGACCCACTCCAGGCCCGGGACCTTGTCGGCGTACTTCTCGTGGTTGTTCCAGTGGCCGTTGGAATAGCCCTCGTGGTATCCCACCTCGGCATTTACGACCTTGGTGAGATTGTCGGTCAGAGACATATTCAGAATCCTGCCTGCGATGGTGGGGTCTGCACGTAGTTCGGGGTGTGGACCGGCTGGCCGTCGGGACGGATCTTGACCTCGTCCTCGTGGCGGCCGTACCACACGTCGCTGAGGTCCAGGCGGGCCCGCGTCGTTGCGGACGTCGTCACGCCGATACCGCCACGGTCGACGATGATCTTCTTGTACTTGCCGTCGGTCGCGCCCTCGTTGAGTTCTGCGTTCATGGACCGGGACTGGGCGTAAGCCATTACTTCGCTCGCTTTCCGTTACCGTTCGCGCCCCGGCGATCGTTGAAGATGGCCAGTGGCTTAGCGGCACCGGTCGAACCCTCTTGTACCGTGCGCTTGCTGTTGTCAGACATTCCAGGGCGCCGCTTGTCGTCTGCGCGGTGCGGCTTTCTGTGCTTGGCCATCAAAAGCCCCCAAGGGTCGGCCTTGAACTTCCAGAATAGCCACCTATACTGCCCACTCCGTTAGTCGGAGCTGCGAAGAGGCTATTCACGTCGAGCACGTCCTCAATTCCGAGGGCCGTGGTCCGGTATCCGTACTTCGGAGGAAACAAAGGACGGACGACAGGGGCGGGTGCTGCCTGCATGGCGAGCACGTCACCCGGGATATCGGCGACGCCGAGCGCGTCCGTGAGAATCCGCTCAGGAAGAGAGGCCCACGGACGCGTACGGTCGTATATGGAATCCGCTTGCATCAGAACAACTTCTGCTGGCCCGGGTGGACCTCGGTATGAAGTCCGTTGCCCTTGCCGTAGGTGTTCAGCGAGGAGTCGTGGTTGTCGCCTCGGCGGCGCTTCTCCTCCGACCACTGCGCGGACTGCATGTTGGTCAGGGAGTTGAGGCCACGCTCCTGCATCACGTTGCGGGCGACGTGGTCGTGGAAGGCGTGGATGCCCTTGATGCCCATGTAGGCCTGCTGGCTGCCGGAACCCTTCTTGTCCTCCAGGTGCGGGGCGAACGCGCCGCCACCGGAGTGGGTGTCGGACACCCAGAACTGCGAGGAGCCGTGGGGGTCGACCCACGAGTTGTGGTAGGCGCCGACCTTCTCACCGGCCGTCGGCTTCCACGCGTTCGACAACTGCTTGCCGTTGAGGACCTGGTTCGTCACGTCGATGGCGAGGGCGTGGTTACGCGGGTAGCCGTTGACCGGGTAGGCGCGGGTGTCGCCTTCCTTCTTCACCAGTTGCGTGAACTGCTTGCCCGACTTCGAGGTGACGGTCTTCTCGACCTTGTCCTCGCGCGGGACGTAGTAGTCCGGGTGGTAGTGGTAGTCGGCGCCGGTCTTCCCGGACTTCGCCCACTTGATCGCGTGGCTGGCCGCCTCGTCGTTGGGGTAGACCGCCTTGCCCGTCTCCTTGTCCGGCCGCACGAAGACGTTCTGCGGGGACGTGATGGCGTTCGCAGCGGCCTGGACGCCGAAGGGCACCCCGTTCTCCTTCGCGGACGTCTTCAGGCGCGCACGAGGGGACAGGGAGCCGTCACGGGTGTGGTCCTGGGCCGGGCTGTAGAACGAGTCGTGGTGCCCACCCTCGTGGGCGTAGGCACGGTCGACCTGCGCGGCCAGCGCGCGGTGCGCGGACTCGGGGGTGACACCGAACTTGGCGGCCGACCGCAGCACGCGGGACTGCTCGGCGGGCGTGTGGTCCTCCCACCGACGGTTGACCGGCATCATGTCCTTGACCGGGTTCATGGTGTGCTGGCCGTGCCAGACATCAGATCCCTCCGGGCCCGCCAACTCCATCTGGCCGTGGAGGTTCGGAGCCTTGTCGGTGTTGCCCATCAGCCGGTACGACTGGCGGGGACTGGCACCGGCACCGGGCTTGTCCTGGATGGTCTGGAACCGCTCGGGGTTGGCGGCCTCGTAGGACTGCCGCTTGGCCGACGCGTCCTTGACGGTCTTGTTGTAGGTGCGGGTATCCGCAGCCTTCTGTGCGGGGGTCTTGCTCGCAGCCATCGGGCTACCTCCACTGGTCTGGGGAGTTGTGGGGGGACGCCGACGGCAGCAACTTCCGCAGCCGTTCGGAGCGCACAGGGTCGATGTCGGCCATGACCTCGGCGACGCCGTACTTCTGCTGGAGAGCGGCCATCTCTGCCGGGGACAGGGCGTTGACCTTGCCGCCGTGGGCGAGGCGCTCGGTGATGTCGCCCTTCTGCGTCCACTTCAGGCCCCGGGCCTGGTAGACCAGACCGGCCTGCGGGTTGACGGATCCGACGTCGGGCCACACGTAGTCGCCGGGGTCGATCTTGTCGCCCTTGTGCACGCCCCTTTGATAGGAGCGGTCGGTGAGGCGCTTCTGGACGCCCTGGAGCACTCTGTCCTGGCGCCGGTCGTTGATGGTGCCGAGATATCCGTCGGGATACTCGGCGGAAGGGACGCGGGCACCCATGGCAGCACGCCGGGCGTCCAGCGGATCGCGGAAGGAAAGAGCATCTGTACCTGCTCCGCCATTCGCACGAACCGGGGCGCCCGGCTGACCTATGCCCATAGGTGGCAGGTATTGCCAGTTAGACATGGCTGCCTACGACTCACATTCCCTGTCGGTACTGACGCCGGAGGTAGAAGTCGCGGTTACCGATGGCGGAAGGGACCGTCACGGTGTTGCGCTGGACGAGGCCAGCCTCGGCGGCATTCGCCTGGTAAAGGACAGCGGTCGGCCGCAGGGAGGCGCCGTTCCGCTCCAGGATGTTGGGGCGGTGGGAAGCGGTAGCCGCCTCCAGGAATCCACCCTTGGACTGGTTCTTCTTCGGGACGGACCGGCCCTTGATGGGCTTGGCCACATTCCCGACCCGGGACGCTGCGGTACCCATGGTCGGACGCAACGACGGGTCATTCGTCGTCACGAGGTTGTCGCTCTTCTTCTTCGCCACTTCTGGCTCCTTAGCCGCCGAGGGTTCGGTACGGGTTCTTGTCGATCCACAGCCGCTTGTCGTACGTCTGGGAGGACGCGCCATTTGCAGACGGCGCGAATCCTCCGCCGATACGCTTTCGGTCGTAGTCCTGGGAGCCCAGACCGTTGGCGGAACCGCGTACCTGGGTCTCGTCGAAGACTGAGGTCGGCGTGAATCGCTGGGTATGGACCGGCTGGGCCGACGGGTACTTCGTTTCCATGGCACCGGTCGAAAAGGACCCATTTCGTCCGTCCGATACACCATTCATTTCGCCTCCGTGGGATCCTTCCCAGTGTAAAGACGGAATGGCGGCGGTTTAGAACTCGTCAGTGGACGAGGATCCGCAGGAGGATCGCGCTGATTTCTCCGGCATCGGGGGTGTTCACCGTGGTGAATCCGGGTCGGGTATCGAGGACGATTCCCCGGGGGGCGACGAAACTGTTGGCGATGGCGATTGCCTTGACGCCCTGGTTCACTGCTCCGGCTCCGATGGCCCGCAGGGTGACGCGCTTGCCGTCGTAGACGGCGTGAGAGATGGCGCTGGCCACGCTGGCGGCGGACGACGAACTCTTGACCCGGAGGATGACCTCGTTACCGGCCCCCTCGTCGGCGTCGAACTGAACTCCCATTTGTTTCTCCTGTTGCTCCGATTTGCATCACATTTTGAGAATACGGAGCGGCGGGAATCTTGTGTTAATGACAACAGGCCCCGGGGCGTCGTCTCCACCCGGGGCCTGTTGCGAATCGAGTTGCTACTTCTCTGCGTACCAGGAACCTATTGCCTGTGCGGGTGGGGTTTCGAGGTACGACTTGGCCCGCTCGAAGAATGCGGGATCATCGCGGGCGTGGCCTAGGAGGTTGTTGCAGGGGCGGCATAGCAGTCCCCGGACAAGCAGGGTTTTGTGGTCGTGGTCGACCGAAAGGCGCCGGGTGGCTCCGGTGGCCCGTCGGCAGATCGCGCACTTCCCGCCCTGCGCCGCGTAAAGGGTGTCGTAGGTCCCGTCTCCGAGTCCGTACGTGGCCTGTACGCGCTTCTGGTGGGCGGCCGTGCTGCGGCGCTGCTTCTCTTCGCGCCAGTGCGTGGCGCACCGTGGGCCGGGGTTGGGCGCTGGGCGCTTGCTCCCCGGCTCGCAGTCCTTGCAGACCTTGGGGGTGGTCACGCGAAGGCCAGGATGTCCCTGACCTTGGTATGAAGGTCTTCGAGGGTGCCGTCGTTGATCAGGCGGACGTCGAACCACTTGTCGGGCAGGGGCTTCTCGGACTTGTGGTCGTTGACCGCACCGACGCCGGGCCGCTCGATCTTGACGAGCATGCCGAGGCGGGAGTCGATGGCGTGGTGCTCGTTCTCGAACCGCAGGTCGGTGAAGACGTACTTCTTGTCCTTGTCCAGGCCCTTGAAGGCGGCGTCGACCCACACGTTCTGGTCGATCATCTCGCGGCCGACTTCGGTGCCGATGACCTGGAGCATCCGGCGGATCTCGGGGTAGGCGCGCTTGGCCTCGTCCCACCCGATGGTGTCCACGATGTCCTTCACGCGGATGTCCTGGCCGTCGGTGCCGAAGAGCACGACGGGGTTGAGGACGTACAGGGCCTCGCGGAGTTTGTCGGCGAAGGCGACGCGGGTGTAGCCGTAGTCGGCGAGGATCTTGGCGACGGCGTCCTTGCCCGCGCCGGGGAAGCCGTGGAGGCCGATGAACTGCGGGAGCCAGGACTCGACGATGTCGTGGCCGTCGGTGGTGTTGGTGGTGGCGGTGCTCACTGGTTTTCTCCGTTGTTCGTGCGGGGGTCGGTGATGCTGCGCTCGATGTGGTCGCGGACGATGGGGATCTCCCAGATCGCCCGGCGGGCGGTGTCGACCTTGGCGTTGCGCTTGTTCTCCAGGTGGACGAGGGTGCTGAACTGGCCCTGCCAGCGGCCGGTCATCCAGTCGGTCTTCTCGATCAGCGGGGTGACCTTGTCGACGAGGGCGAGGGCCTGCTCCTCGGTCTCTTTGAGGCGCCTGCGCTGCATGACCAGTTCGTCTAGGCGCTTGTCGAGTTCGGCCCGCGTGGTGACCAGGCCCCAGGCGGCGACCAGGACGACCGCGCTGTAGACAGTGACGACGAAGACGAGCACGTAGTTGTTCATCGGTGCATCACGCACCGGGCGGGCACGTCCTTGACGGAAAAGGGCCCGAACCACGAGCACGGGGCCGAGGCGTGGAACCAGATGCTTCCCAGGACGAAGACGGCGAGGACGGTCCCTACGAGGATCCCGCTCAGGGCGTCGTCGGATCTCCTGCTCACGGGCAGACCCTTCCGTTGTTGGTGTACGCGATGTAGGTGAGGGGGAAGTGCTCGGCGAACGCCTCCTCCATGTCCTGCGCGACCTTCTCGATCTCCTGCTGGGGGAAGGAGGGGAAGGTGGCGGAGGGGACGCGCGTCCGCAGGCTGAGGAAGTGCATCAGGCTGCGGGGGTTGCAGGTGGCGTAGAAGGAGGTGAACAGGCCGACCGGGAGGACGTCGCGGGCGATCTCCTTGGCGACTCCGGCCTTGAGCATCCGCTGGTACGCGGACCATGCGGTGCGGTAGGCCTGCTCGTGCTCCCAGCGGGTGATGCCGTACTGCTCGTAGGTGCCGTCCACGAAGGTGTAGGCGCCGGGCTTGCCCTCCTGCACGAGCGGGCGCTTGCGGTCGGGGATGTAGAAGACCGGCGCCAACTCCCTGTATCTGCCTGAAGTTTCGTTGTAACTCCAACCAGCGCGGTGACGCATGAACTCGCGGGCCACGAAGATCGGGGCCTCGACGAGGAAGGACAGTTGTCCGTGCTCGAAGGGGCTGCCGTGCCGGTCCCGCATCAGGTAGTTGATCAGGCCGGAGGCCTCCCCCGACTCCGCCGCAGCAGAGCCGAGGGTGGACACGCGGGCCGCCTGGCAGATCTTCGCGTCGGACCCGGCCAGGTTGTCCAGGTCGAGCGTCGCGGTGATCTCGGAGCGCTGGGCGATCACTTGGCGGACACCTTGCTCTTGGGCGCTTCGTCGTTCTTGATCGTGGCCTTGAAGAAGGCTCCGGCTGCGTCGTGCCATACGACGACACCCTCGGGGTCCTTGAAGCCGGGAGCGATGAAGGAGCCGTCCGACTCCAAGGTATGAAGCGCGATGTTCACGGCGTAGTTCAGGTCGTTGCCGTTGGCGACCAGGATGACCGGTACGACGGTGACCTCCGGCGGGGCGGGGACGGCCTTGGGGAAGGTCTCCAGGTACTTGTCGGTGACCTCGGCGTCGCGGATGTCGTACCAGCGGTTGACGTTGAAGAGGGCGAAGCGCCTGTCGTCGAGGCCGTAGCCGGACTGGATGCCCTTGCCGAACCACTCGCCGTAGTGCTTGCCCTCGCCGAGCGCGGTGAGTGCGTCGGCGTTGTCGTAGACCCACTTGGCGAAGCCGAAGTTGTCGGCTTCCAGGGTCAGCCAGCGGTTCCGGCTTCCGGCCCGGACGAGGTAGGTGTTGCCGTCGCTGCCTCCGGCGAGGATGCCGGTGGGGTCGGTGGCCTGGAACAGGTCGGGCTCGTCGACCTTGGTGACCTCGATCAGGCCGTTGGTGCCGTTGATCTTCTCAGTGAGCACGACCTTGCGGTGCAGTCGCGGGATGGGCCGGAACTTCGGGTAGTCGCTGGACTTGAGGATGGTCATGTGGTGGTCAGTCCCCTTCGTGGGCCGTGTAGAGGTCGAGAGGTACTCCGAAGCGGGGGCCTTCCGGGGTGTCGATCTCCCGTCCGGCGCTTACCGCTTCCTTCTTACGGATACGAAACACTACTTCCCGACGGTTGTCAACGTACTCGATCCAATCGATTGACGAGCGGATCATCGGGAGTTCCACGTCCAGGTCGTACAGCACGTAGCCCTCCCACAGGACGGACGAGTCGGTGATGCCGACGTGCTGGTACAGCCGCAGCAGCCAGTCCTGCTGACCGACCTTGTAGACGTGCCCGCCGTAGCGGAGGTGGACCGGGTCGCGGTGGCTGGACAGGCAGGTACGCGGCGCTCCCGTACGGAACTGGGGGCGCCACGTCCACGGCGGCCGGGGCTGCTCGATCCGGCTGATGGTCCTCTGCACGCGCCTCATGCGTTCATCCGCCCGGCGCGGTTCTCCCGGTCGCCACGGCCGACCCGGCGGGTCAGTTCACGGCTCAGGAGGGTGTTCTTGCGGTCGGCGCTGTCGTAGACGGCCTGGAGCATCTTCCGGTACGCGTAGGCGGCCGTCTTGGCGTCCTGGGCGGCCACGTACTCCGGGTCCTCGTAGGCCATGGCCTTGGCGGCCGTCACTGTCTTCTGGTTGGAGTTGCGGACGGCGGATAGGGCCTTATGTGCTTCGAGTGTGTCGACGGACGACTTTTCGTCCACCTCCGCCGCTGCCAGCCGTGCTCCCGTGTACTCCACCCACGCGGTCGTCCTGGTGAACAGGCTCATCAGTTCGCTGTCGCTTAGTGCGGTGGGATCCTCCGGCAGTTCGGGCGCGTCGCCGTCCGGCTTCGGGGGCAGGTACAGGTCCTCGCGCTCCAGTTTCCTGGTCGCCTTCTGGCTGGGCGACTGCACCGCTTCCCAGCCCTTCCTCGCTACCGCTCGTGTCATCGGTGGTGGTCTCCCAGCAGGTGTTGAAGAACGGACAGTCCTTGCAGACCTTGGTGTCCTGGCCGGTGAACTCCGGCCGTGGTGGTGGCTTGCCCTTCTTCAGGGCGTATTTGATGTCCAGGGCCGTCTCGAACAGAGGCTCTGCGATCTCCGGGTTGTACTTGACGACGAATTCCTTGTGGGCCTGCGTCGCCTTGTACTCGTAGAGGAAGATCACCTTGTCGAACGGCAGGCCCATCTCCTTGCACAGCCGGAGATAGATCTGCGTCTGGCGTATGTGGCTGCCGAAGGGGCGCCGGAGCGCCTTCCACAGGCCGTCCGTGTCGATGACGGTCTTGCCGTCCTCGGTCTTCACGGTGAACTGCCGCAGCAGCTCGGGATTGTCGAACCGGACGGTGCCGTTACCGATGGACTTGACCTCCACGAGGGCGTTCAGGTCCTCGATGGCCCCGTCCTCGTGCCCGGCGATCAGGAACTCGCTCTCCGCCTGAAGCGGCACCTCGCGGTACTCCAGGAAGACCGGGAGGGTCGCGAGGTCGGTGCGGTCGCGGCAGGACGGGCAGGCGATGCGTCCGGCGGTGCCCATCTCCCAGTAGTCGCAGACGGGGCACTTCCACTTCCCCCACAGGCGGCCCATCTGCTGGAGCCACGTCTGCCACTTCGCGTGGATGGCGTGGCCCTCCATGAAGACCGTCTCCAGTTGCGCGGAGAAGTTCCGGCTCTTCTCGGGGGAAGCCCCCGCCAGCCTGTAATAGGTCTGACGGGGGCACCAGTCGCTCTTCGCCATCTCGGAGGGGTGGATGATGTCCTGCCGCCGGTCGGTCGGCTTGTCGTGCTCCTCCAGGAGGTGCTTGTGGATGTCGCCGAGGAGGACGGAATTACTCTTCTTCGTCTCCGCCAGCGACGCGATCCGGCCAGATGGCTTCAAGGGTTTCCTTGCTCGGGGCACGGTCGAAACTCCACTCGTTCTTGGGCACGAACCTCCTGATGTAGGCCCGCTCCAGGACGGTGAGGCCGCCCCAGATTCCGTAGTGCTCGTTGTTGACGAGCGCGAATTCCAGACACTGTTCCCGGAGGGGGCAGACCCTTTCGGTATAGGTGCCGTTGCAGATGTGCTTGGCCTGGGTCTCGCTCCCGTTACCGTCCCCGAAGAAGTCGTCGTGCTCCCGCGTCGGCCGGAACTTGCGGCACGAGGCTTCCTTTTCAGGATTACCCCCACCATCCCACTCAGGGGCATTCAGTCGGAGGTGCATTACCACGGCAGTATCTCCTCGGCGTCCATTTCCGGATGCGCCAAGGTATGAAGCGCCAGGAAAGTCTCTTCGGACATCGTGATCCAGTTTCTTCCACCGGACATCTGAGTCCCGAAGAGCATTTCCCTGCCGTCGACCAGGGCTTGCTTCTCTGCGGTGATCAGTTCCTTTTCCTTGAGCGAGTACGATCCCTTACTGGTGACCTTGTACTCGATCGAATAATCCGGGGTGCGGACGTCGTTCTTTCGCACCCAGCCGTTGCCGCTACCTGCGTTCACCGTCCCGCCGAGGAGTTGCGCTCCCCGCCGCTCCTGCCTCTGGCTCTTCTTCAACATGTCCGCCATAAGAGGCCTCCAGGAGTGTGGCGAGAAGCGTGAACTTCTCGTGGGACCGGTCCTGGCGCCGGGAGTACCGGACGCCGAGGACCAGGATGTAAACGGCTGCTACGACCAGCAGCGAGGAGAGCACGGCCACCATCAGGCGGCCTGGGTATGAAGCCCGTCGGCCTCTTCCGGCTTCGGCCGTCGGCTGACCTTCTTGGTCCCGGAATTCTCGGCGGCCTCCAGGTCCTCCTCGGAAATGGAGCGCTCGTCGGCGTGGAGAGAAGCGGCGAGCACCTTCTCGTACAGGAATTCCTGGAGGTCCAGGTCCTCGCGAATGGCGGCGAGGGTGTTTTCCTTGCTGTGCCAGCGAAGGACGGGCTTTCCCTTGTCGTCGTATTCGCCGTTGTCGATCTCGTAGTAAGCGCCCTTGCGCTTGATGACGTCGAAGAGGATCCCCATGATCATGATTTCCTTCGTGGTGTCGAAGTCACCACGGACGAAATTCAGGTACGGGGCGGAACGGAAGTAGGCGTCGATCGTGGCGATCTGCTGGGGGGCCGCCGACTTGTTCTTGATGGTCTTTACCTTGATGACCTGGCCGACGTTGACCTTGCCCTTTCCGGGCCGGGCTTCCTGAATCCATTCGTCGCGCCGGACTTCCACCCGGGTGTAGAACGCGTAGTTCTTGGCGTTTCCGCCGGGGGTCGTGGTCGGCGTGCCGTGCGGGGAGAACTTGCCGATGGCGTCGCGGTACTGGTTGATGACGATGCCGAGCAGCGGGCGGTCGTCGGGGTCGGTCATGCTGCGCTTCGTCGCCGCGCCGGACTTGCGGAAGAACTTGCCGGTGAGGCGTGCGCCGAGGGCCATGGTGGCCTCGTCCATGTCCTTCTCGGACTCCTCGTCCGGGATGAGCGCCGGGTAGGAGTCGAGGACGATCATGTCGACGGAGCGGGACGTCGCGAAGTCGAGCATGGTCTGGTAGGCGAACTCCATGGCCTGGGTGGGGACGACGATCACGCGGTCGTTGTCGACGCCGAGGGCCTCGGCCTGGTCGGTGTCGTAGTGCTCGGCGGCGATCCACAGGCAGGTGAAGTTGGGGTCCTTCTTCTGGTTGGCGGCCAGCGTCTTGTAGACGATGAAGGTCTTGCCGTGGGACTCGCGGCCGATGACCTCGACCCACTGGTTGCCCGGCCAGCCTCCGCCGAGGGCGATGTCCAGGGAGAGGGAGCCGGAGGTGAAGCGCTTGGCGACGCGCATCTCGGAGGCGAAGCAGACGGCGCCCGGGTGGGTCTTGTTGATCTTTGCGAGGAGGGCGAGGGCTTCCTTGTTCACGCTCAACAGGGGCCCCCGTAGGTATGAAGTCGCATGTGGTGTTACTCCTGATCCGATAACCGCGAAGCGGTAACGAAGAACCGGTAGTTCCAATACCATATCGGTGAAGGAACTACCGGTCCACTCATGTATCAACTAGTCAGACGAAGATCTTCAGGGAATTTGCCGAGGCCACGGCGGCAGAGGCTTCGGCCCGTTGCCGTCCCACGGAGCCAGCCACTGCTGCTCGATGAGGTGGGAGACCGCGTCCCGACCGTCCCGCAGGGTGATGGTCGCGAGGTACCGGCCGCCGAACTTGTCCGGGTCGACGTCACGGCCCACCTTGTGCGAGCGGACAACCACCTGACTGCCCACCGGCAGGAGAGCGGACAGGTTCGCCCGCGCCTCCTTGCCTCCCGGCTCCTTCAACTCCCGGGCGTTGCCGCCGTGCAGCCGTATGTGGAAGTCGTGCTTCCAGGTATCGACGCCGAGGTCCAGGTTCACCGTCACCGTGTCGCCGTCGTGCACGTCGGTGACGACCGCGTTGTACTCGTACATCAGTTACTCACCAGGTCGACGACCTCACAGCCACCGGCCGCCGAGCACGCCAGTTCCTGGGAGCCCACGGTCTGGTCGTAGGTCTCGTAGAAGGCCAGGTCCGACCACTCGACGCGGTACTCCTGGGCGGCCAGCGCCTCGTACTCCTCCTGCGTGATCTCCTCGTACGGAGCCTGCACGTAGGTGTGGTCGCTGAAGGGGAGGAAGGAGACGCCGGAGATCTCGTCCAGGTGCTTCCAGACCCACTCGCCGACCTCGTCCCACTCATGCTCGCGCACCGAGATCGTCACCGACGGCTTGTGCTCGCACCAGTACCGCTGGTACGCCAGCCAGATCTCCAGGTGCTCGATCGCCGAGACGTCCTCACGCACCAGAGCGTCTTCCCCGGCCCGCTGGACGAAGGTGAACACCCACGCGGCGCTGTTGTAGGCGTCCTCCTCGTGCGGGATCCCGGCGTCGATCAGGACGAACGCGATGGGGTCCTTCTTGTCCACCCGCACGCGCCGCTTGTAGAAGCGGGCGTGCTTGGTATGAAGCCCGCTCTCACAGTCGACCAACTGCGAGACGGTGCCGGAGGGCTTCACACAGGTGATCGCGTCCGAGGACGGGATGCCGATGCGCCGGGCCTCCTTCTCGTTGGCGATGCGGGCCGTCAGGCGCAGGTCGGTCAGCGCGAGCGCGGTGAGCCCATCGCCCTTGCTGCCGTTGGTGAACTGGTTGCCGAAGACGCCGGTGAGGGAGACGCCCAGCAGCCGCTCCTCCTCTGCGTTCTTGCGCCACTCATCGCGCAGGTACGGGTAGTCCGTGAGCGTGCTCTGCCAGGTGCCCAGGATGGCCGCGAGAGCGACCTTGCGCTCCAGGTCCTCCACGGTGTCCTGCGGCCGTACGACGACCTCGGAGAGGTTGCAGAAGGAGAATGGCCGGAGAATGATCTCCGAGCACGGGTTGGTCCCGTAGTCGGTGTCGGCCGAGCGGTGCCCGTACTTCGCGGCCTGCCGCTGGGCTGCACCACGGTGGAAGATGCCGCGCTCGCCGGAGCCGGACGCCACCAGCGACGCCCACTCCTTGTTGAAGTCCTCGTAGCGCAGGCCGTCGTCGTAGACGGCGGAGTTGTTGGCGAGGGCGCGGTAGCCGTGGTCCTTCCACCACTCGCCCGACTTGGCCTGCGCCATCTCCTGGTCGTCCAGGTCGGACAGGGAGATCATCGCGGACCGGCGGACGCCGCCGACCACCACGACGGAGGCTATCTTGCAGGCGATGTCGTGGACCTCGATCGGGCGGAACTGTCGGCCCTTGGCGCCCTCGAACATGTCGACGGTGAACTGGAAGAGGTCCTCCAGCGGACCCGGGCCGGAGGCTCGCCCTCCGAAGGTATGAAGTCGGGCCCCGGCCGGGCGCACCTTGGACAGGTCCCAGGCGACGCGCTTGCCGCTCCAGAGGTTGGTCAGCAGCGCCCGGAAGGCCAGCGCCCAGCCCTCCTTGGAGTCCTCGACGGGGATGTACTCGCGCTCCTCGAACTCGATGACGTCGGGGACGGCGGGCAGTTGGTCGGTGTAGCGGCGCTCGACGGAGTAACCCACGCCCGTGCCGTTCATGAGGATGTAGAGGAGTTCGTCCAGGGCGCGCGGGTCCTGGAGCGGGAGGTAGGAACAGTTGAAGCCCGCGATGTTCGAGCGGTCCAGGGCGGCACCGGCCGTCATCACCGCGCGCATGGACGGCATGACCTCGTGGTCGAGGACGGCCTGGCGGACGGCTTCGACGACCCCCTGCTCGGGGGTGTAGTCGTGCTTGTTCTTCAACTGTCCGAGCATGAAGCCGAAGTAGCGGTCGACGGTCTCGGTCCAGGTCTCGCGGCGGTTGCGCTCCTCGTCCCAGCGGGCGTACCGGGACTTGGCGATGAAGGAGCGGTAGGGGTCGGCGATGTCGCCGGTCGGAGTGAGCAGGGAGGTCACCAGGAAGTCCATTCAGTAGGTAAGGGGGGCGCTCAGACGGATCCGTCAGCCCGGATGAACGCGCCAGGGTTGTAGTTGCTCTGTCCGCCTCGGCCGCCAGCGGCGGTCTGCTTGGCGGGGGTGGCCGGGCCGTCTCCGGTGCTGCCGGACGGAAGGCCTGCGGTGCTCTGGGTGAAGCGCGGGTTGTAGCCGCACGTGTAGCACTGGGCCATGGCGTTGGGCTGGCCGATGGGCTTGAAGTACTCGCCGCCCTGGCAGTCGGGGCAGCGGGTGTCCTGCTTGGTGACCATCGCTCGGGCCGGAGCCTTGCCCTGGGGCTGCTCTGGCACTGTCTGCGGGGCTTGTGCCGGGGTGGGGTAGGGCTGCTGTCCAGAGGCCCACCAGGGGGCGCCAGACGGCTGCTGTGGTTGCTGCTGCGGCACCGGGGCCGGGGCCGGGGCCGGGGCGGCCGGTCGAGCAGCCGCCCCCAACTTGTTAGCCCAGAAGTTGCTCACCGAACTGCACTCCTTCTGCGTACGTGATGATTCCCATGTCGAAGAGGTTGGCGAGAATTGCCACCACCCCGGCGCGCAGAACAGAGGAGTGATGCCGCTGGAGAGCGACGGCCGTTTCCTCGTCCGCTGAAATACCGGAGTTAACCAGCATAGCCGAGGCAGTAATGCCGGAAACCAATGGGACGAGGAGGTCCAGCATTTCCTTGACCGGCCGGACCTCGTTGAGCCTTTCGTGACTGGCCCGGTGCTCCATTTCGGAGACGTCGGGACTGTCCGGGGTCAGTTTCATGAGGGGGATCATGCCCGGGACGTCGGGGCACGGGACGATGTCCCAGAGCAGACGCTTGACGAGCATCTGCGGGGTGAAGATGTCGACCTGGGGCTCCTCCTCCTCCCCGAATTCACCCTCGTCGTCCTTGCCCTTGTTTCGGTTGAAGAATCCCATTTACTTTGCCTCCGACCAGCGGTCCACGATCTTCACGTCGGAAGACAGCGGCACCTTGAGCAGTTTCTGGATGTCCTCGCCGAGCATGGCTTCCTTCACCAGAGCGGCGGCTTCCTCGGCGCGGTCCTCCGGAGCGAGCACCACGAGTTCGTCGTGCACGGAGAGGATCAGCCGGATCTCGTCCGGCAGGATGTTGTTCAGCCGGATCATGGCCAACTTGATCAGGTCGGCCGCACTGCCCTGGATCAGCGAGTTCACTGCCTGGCGCTCGGCTCCCATTCGCAGGCCGTTGTTCTGCGAGAGGATGAGCGGAAGGCGGCGCTTGCGGCCGAGCAGCGTGCGGATGTACGGAGGGCGCCGCGACCGGCAGACCCGTACGACTTCCTCCTTGAAGCGGTAGATCTCGGGGAACAACTTCCGGTGCATCTCCATGAAGCGCTTGGCGTCCTTGAGGGAGATCTTCGCCATGCTGGCGACCTTGTCCGGACCGGCGCCGTAGACGACAGCGAAGTTGATTCCCTTGGCGACCTGACGGAAGTCGATGCACTCCCGGTCGCCTGCCTTCACCCGCCGGACGAATTCCTGCGGGTCGATTCCCATCAGCGCGGCAGCGGTGGCCGAGTGAGGGTCGACGCCGTTGTGGAATCCCTTGTACAGATCGCCTCGGCCGATGAAGTGCGCGAGCACCACGAGTTCGATCTGTCCGTAGTCCGCGACGACCAGTTTGTATCCGGCCGGTGCCACGAACAGTCCACGGATTCGCTTACCGAGTTCCGTGTCCGGACGGGGGATGTTCTGGAGGTTGGGTTCCCGGCAGGAGAATCGGCCCGTCACCGTTCCGTACTGGACGAAGTCGGCGTGGATCCGGCCGTCGAATATCCGGCACGGCTTCTTCGGGTCGTCCTCGATACCGAGGTAGGACAGCGGGTAGTCGAGCAGCTTGCTGACTTCGGCGTACTCCAGCAGCTTCTTGACGACCGCGTTGTTCTCGTGCTTTTCCAGGCTGTCGGCGTCGGTGGAGTAGTCCTTCCACTCCAGCTCCTGCCCGGCGTCCCGCTTCTTCTTGCCGCCGTCGGTCGGCTTGGTGGGGCGCAGGCCCTGGCCGCCGTCCTTCTTGGGCGCGTACAGCACCTCGGCCTTCTGGGCCGGGGCGTTGAGGTTGAACTGCTTGCCCGCTGCGCGGTAGATGTCCGCTTCGATGTCCACCAGGCGCTCGGACATGTCGCGGACCAGCTCGCGCATGGCCTGCTCGTCGACCGGTGCTCCGGTGATGCCCATGTCGAGCAGCACGCCGAGGACGTCCTCTTCCAGGCGCCGGACGTTGACCAGGGACTGGTCGTTGATCCGCTTCTGGAACTTCTTCCACAGCAGGTAGGTGTACTTCGCGTCCATGTACGCGTAGTGGGCGACCTTGGAGAAGGGGTGGGCCTCGACGCACTTGCCGACGTTCTCGGTGTCGTAGTCGACCTTGTAGTAGCGCTTGACGAGTTCCTTGAGGCCCTTCTGTTTCATATTTTCGTCCAACAACCACTGCAAAACGATGGTGTCGGAGTACTTCGGGGGTGCGATCTCGCCCCAGTACTTCGCCGTGGAGATGAGGTCGAAGGTCGCGTTGTGCGCGATCTTGATCTTGTCCTCGGCGAAGAACAGCGGCTTGAGGATGGAGAACACCTCGGAGGGGAGCATCTGCTCCGGCGGGGCGTCGTAGACGGCCGGGATGGCGTCGAACTTCCCGGTGATCTTGTTCTTCTTCTTCGTGGCCTTGCTCAGCAGGACGTCGCCGTTGGGGTGGCCGAACGGGATGGCGTAGGCCTCGCCGTCGGTGGCCAGGCTCAGCCAGTTGGCGACGTTCTGGGTCGGGACACCTCGGTTGGCGCCGAAGGTCTCGATGTCGAAGGAGAAGGCCGACGCGCTCATGAAGCGGTCGACCACGGTATGAAGTCGGTCGGGGGTGAGGATGACGCTGTTGCGGATGGCCACGGGCGGTACCTCCTGGCGGTGTGGTGGGGAAGCTGAGGGGGAGGCCCCGGCGTGGTGCCAGAACCTCCCCCGGAGGCCGATCAGTCGTTCAGGATCTCGCGGGCGATCGTCTTGAGTTCGTTGCGCGTGTTCACCTGGAGGACGTCCTCGTCGTAGGCCTTGTCGTCGAACTCCTCCAGGTCGTCCTCGGTGAGGGGCTCGATGTCCCAGTCGTCGGCGAGGTCGCGCTCCTTCACGGGGGTGATGTAGTAGGTGGTCTTGTTGTTCTTGCTCTGCTTGGAGACGGAGAAGTAGAGGTCGTCCCGGTTGATCGGGGCGGTCTTCTTGTCCTTGGAGTAGTTCTTGAGGATGTCCGCGACCATCGGGCCGAACTGCCAGATCTTGATCTGCGGGTCGTCGGGGTCGGTGAAGTCCACGACGTTGAAGCAGACCTGCTGGGAGGGCTTGTCACCCGCGTCGTCGCACAGCGGGCAGCGGGACTCCAGGCACGTCCAGGACCGCTTGCCCTTGCGCTCGATCCAGTGCTGGAGGAAGACCAGGAACGGCTCCTCGTCAAGGATCTTCACGACCACGGCCTCGCCGGTCACCTTGAAGTTCTCGGGGAAGGAGGACGTGGCGCTCTTGGTCTTCTCGTACGAGCCCCAGCCCTTGCCGCCGACCTTCGGGGCGGGCTCGTCGTCCTCGTCGTCGTCCTCCTCCTGGGAGCGGCGCGAGCGGCGGGAGGCGGGGGCCTCCTCGGTATGAAGCGAGTCGCGGCGCGAGCCCCGGCGGGAGCCGCGACGCGGCTGGTCGTCCTCGTCGTCGTCCGGGAGGTTGCTGTCCTCCGGCTCGTCGGCGGGGGTGTACGCCTCGGTGGACGCAGCGGTGCGGCGGCGGGTGAGGGTGCGGGGCATCAGGTGTTCTCCTGCTGGTAGAGATGGATGTACGACTTGTCCTCGGCTGTGTTCAGCCGGGCCTCTTCGACGTCGGCGGCCAGCGCGGTGGCCAGGTACTCGGAGGCGAAGTTTTCGAGGGTGTCGGCGCTCTGCGGTCCGGGGAGGTCATCGGAGTCGACCTCGATCTCGGCGCCGAACTCGACCCACTCGAAGTTGCCCATGCTGACGTGGTGCTTGGCGCTGCGGGTGATCTTCACTGCTCGGCCAGCCTCTTGAAGAGGTCGATGACGCGGGCGGTGAAGTTGGTGCCCTTGATCGGCTTCTGGTGGGAGACCAGGACGCCTTCCTCGTGCGCGATGCGGACGATGCCCTCGACCTGTTCGCGGGTGTAGAGGCGGCGACGGCCGCGCACGTCGTCGTCCCGTCCGGGTGACTGGAAGGTGGACTTGGGGATGATCCCCTCGCGCTCCCACTTGCGGATGGTCACCGGCTGGCGGCCCAGGGCCCGGCCGAGTTGGCCGACGGTGAAGAACTCGGTCTCGACGCCGCCCACGTTGTACCTGCGGGGCTTGGCGTCCCAGTCGGCCGCCGACGGGGCGGCCTTGGTATGAAGTCCGTTGCGGTTCTGGTGGCGGACGATCGGCTTGGTGGAGCCGGGGTAGAACTGCTCCCCGATCTCGGCGAAGTCCTGCTCGATGCTGGCGAGGCTGCTCATGTGGTGGTTCTCCTCAGCCCTGGAGCGGCTTGAAGGCGTACGAGACGTTCTCGGTGAACAGGGCGTCGAGTTCCTCGTCGGAGATGACGCCCTCCTGGTTGAGGACGTACAACTCGTCCTGGTCCAGGACCGTGGTGGTGACTTCCTTGTAGACGCGGTCGCGGATGCCCTTCTCGTTGACCAGGGTCTCGACGGCGTCCTCGTCCAGGCCGACGGAGGTGCGCTTCTCGCGCTTGACCTCGGTGAAGCGCTGGCCGTTGACCTCGATGGGCGCCGGGAGTTTCCAGAACTTGGAGCCCTTCTCGTCGGTCTCCCCGGTGGCGTCCACGAAGGCGCTGATCTCGTCGCGCAGGTGGTTCTTGCGGGTGACGACCTGGGTCTCCTGGAACTTCAGGACCAGGAACTGCCGGACCTTCTCGATGGGGTTCTCGGGGTCGAGGTTGATGGGCTTCTCGACTCGGCGGGTGGTACGTCTCTGGACGGTAGCCATAGAGCGGGTGCTCTCTTTCTTCCGGAGTAGTTGGTCGATCGAGTAGTGACTCTACACTACGGAATCACTGTTGTCGATTCATGATTACGGCTTCTTAGTACGTAACCTCGTCGACTCGCGAGGGGACCGACTGGCCCAACCGGGTGGTGCGGCGGTCGGCGTACCGGCGGGCGTCGGCGTCCGTCTGGTCGCGGCGCACGTCCGTCTCTGCAACGTCCTGGTAGACGGTGACGACGCGCTTCTCGGCCGGGTCCACGATGGCCACGAGGTCCCCCCGAACGTGCCGAACCTGTCCAGGAACGCGGCCCGAGGGGTAGGTATGAAGCGGCTCGTTGGCCGCGAGAAGAACGTCCGCGCTGGTCCAGCCCTTGGCTGCGGCCTGCTGCTGCGCGTGGTGGGTCAGCCGGTAGGTCGGCGCGTCGGTGACTGGCGCGGACCAGGTGATGCCGAGGCATTCTGCGATGGTGGCCATCTCGGTCTCCTCTGTTCGATTTGCTGTTCGAACCTTGTGAGGAAGACACTACGTAGCACTCCGGCATATGTCAACGACTTTGCGTCATCCATTTGACAAGTTCACCAGAGGTCGGCGACAGCACCACGCCGAGCCAGGCGGACGGGGGTCAGATCCCAGTCCTCCTGCTCCTCGGGAGGGCGTATGACATCCTCCAGCCCCTCACGGAGCAGGACGTCGAGCGGTTCTTCTCGCATAGCTTGATATTGACATGCCGCTACGGCTTTAGAACCACTCGACGTCCGCCATGAGATCCTGAAAGTTACGCCGCTTCCAGGCACTGCGTCAGGGTCACCAGGTCGTTCTCGATGCGCCCCTTGTCGTCCGCACCACGACCGTCGGTAATGGCCGAACCCACCCGCCTCTTGTGCGCGAGCATGGCGTACTTCCTGGGCTCCGTGGTGCCCTGCGTGATCGCGTTCAGCACGTAGATGTTCTTGAACAGGCTGCTGGCGCGGTCGTGCCTCTTGTTGATCTGGTCCTGCTTGCCGGACGACCAGGCCAGGTCGTAGTTGATCAGGTAGTTCGCCATCCACAGGTCGGTGCCGAAGGCTCCGGCGTGGCTGGAGAGGAACACCCGGCAGCCCTCCTCCGTCTCGAACCGGCTCGCCGCGTAGGCCTTGGCCCCGGCGCTCATCCGGCCCGTGTACGTGACGGCCACACCCTCCGGCAGACGCTCGGCGATCAGGTCGAGCATGTCCGGGTTGACCGAGAAGACGATCACCTTGTTCTTCGGCGTGGCCAGGATGTCCGTCACTGTCTCTACCACCGCGTCCAGTTTGGGGGTAGCGGTGACATCGTCGAGCACGCCGTCCTGCCACACCTCATAGGCGTACTTCGAGCCGGGCCAGGTCTTCTTCACGGCACCGCCCTGCCTCGCCTGCTCGCTCTCCTCGTACCGTTGCCCGGACATCACGATGAGGTCCGGGTGGTTCAGCAGCATGTCGAGCGCCTGCATGCGGGACATGATCTTGCCCTGCTGGCTGTTCTCGTTCGGGGTGTCCCCGCCGTGGTAGTGGGCGAACAGGTCGAAGTCCGTCGTGTTGGGTCCGAGCGCGTGCAGCTCGGCCAGCAGGTCGGCGGAGATCCGCTTGTAGGCCTTCTTCGTCTTGGGGTCCAGCGTCACCGGGATGGTGCTCTCCTGGACCTGCGGAAGGTACGGCTTGACGTCGTCGTCCATGCGGGTCTTGCGCACCATAGCGTCGGCCAGTTTGGCGTGCAGGACGGGCAGATTCTTGTAGTGCTGCACGCCTCCGAACTTGTTGCGGACGATGTAGGTCTTGTCGTACAGGTCGAACCGGCCCAGCACGGTGTCGTCGACCCACTGCATGATGCTGAACAACTCCTCCGGCCGCCCGTTCTCCACCGGGGTGCCGGTGAGCGCGTAGCGGTACGGCGCGGTGAGCCGCTTGATCTTCCGTGTGCGCTGGGCCTTGAACGTCTTGATGGCAGTCGCCTCGTCCAGCACGATGCACTCGGGCTTGATCCGGCGGACGTAGTTCCAGTCGTTGACGACGTTCTCGTAGCCCATGATCACGAAGTCCGGCCGGTACGTCTTCACCTTGACGTACTGACCGGCCCGCTTCTTGGTGTCGCCGTCGATGAGGATGCAGTAGTCCTCCGTCGGCACGGTGATCTCCTGGGTCTGGCCGTCCTCGCGCACCTTGATGACCCGGGTGGGAACGTCGGTGAGTTTGGCGATCTGCTTGGCCCACTGGTACTTCAGCGAGGCCGGGACCACGATGACGGCGGTCTCGACCTCGCCCTCGGCCAGCAGCTCCTCGATGGCGGCCAGGGCGATGGGCGTCTTGCCCAGGCCCATCTCGTAGGCGATGAGGAGCGACCCGCGCTCGACGGCGCGGGCCACAGCATCCTCCTGGTACGGGTGCAGGTCGATGTTCAGCACTGGGAGTACTGCCGATCGAACTGCCCCCGTGTGCGCGGTCGGCGGGCGAAGGGGACGCCCGGGGTGTAGTGCCCCTCCTGGATGTGGTCGGGGTTGGCGCACATCCGCCGGGTACACGCGCGGTGCTTCTGCCCGGCGCCTCCGGTGATGAACGACAGCAGGCTCTGGCCCCGGTAGGTAGGCCGCGTCGCGGTCGACTGGAAGATCAGGCATGCGGAGTCCGGGTCGGGCTCGACGCGGTCCCAGAAGGCCTGTCCCAGGTGCTCGTAGCCTTCAGGCGCCAGCATTCGCGGCCTCCTGGTGGGTCATGTGGAAGCCACGGCACCTGGGGCACTCGTAGACGCGCACCGGCAGGAACTCGCGGGTGCTGTCCTTCTTGCGCTGGATCCGCTGCATGTCGAGCAGCGCGGAGACGCGGTCGGGGAAGCGGCGCTTGCCGCAGGTATGAAGTCGGCGCTTGTTGTAGGGCATGACGGGCTCCTTAGAACCGTGCGAGGACGGATGAGTAGGCGTTGTCGACGGCGTAGGTGATCTCGCTGTCGGTCATGTCTCCGGGGTCCTTGGCGGACGTGTGGGAGTAGTCGAGGAAGCGCAGGGTCAGGCCTCGTCCGACCCACTCCTTGCGCAGCCGGGCGCAGGCCTCGACTCCGGCCTTGTCGTTGTCCAGGGCGATGACGACGGTGTCGAAGTGGTCGCGGATCAGGGACATCTGGGCGTCGGAGACTCCGGCGCCGAAGGCGGCCAGCCCGGCCTTGTATCCCGCCGCGCGCAGCCGGGCCACGTCGAGGGGCGACTCGACCAGGATGGCCAGGTCGTCCTCGTAGGTATGAAGCCCGAAGAGGGTCTTGGACTTCGTCATGGAGTTGGGCCGGTTGCGGAAGTAGCGGGAGTTCTTCTCCTGCCAGCCCCAGAGCATGCCGGTGTCGGGGCAGCGCACCGGGACGATCCACATGTCGCGCTTGGGATCCCAGAGCACTCCGGCGGCCTCGGCGTCCTGGGGGAAGAACATGCGCTCTGCGCAAGCGGCCAGCGGCGGGGTCACGTACAGGGCCAGCGAGGCCTCATTGATGTGCTTGGTCGTGTCGACCTGGCTCGGCTGCTTCTTCGCCAGGAACTTCTTCACCCGCTCGATGCCGCCGCGCCCGCGCACCCACACCGCCGCGTCGCTGTACGGGATGTCGAGCACGTCCTTGACCAGGACGACGAACGGGCCCCGGTAGCCGCAGGAGAAGCAGTTGAAATAGCCAGCGTCGGAGTTGATAGAGAAGGATGGGTGCTTGTCTTTCTTTCCCGTCCGCGCCTCGTGCATGGGGCACGGCATATGAATCTCGTCGCCGTTCACCTTGTAGTCGAGACCGATCTCGTCCAAGCAGGCGGTGACGTTTCCCGGAATGGGGGTGCCTACTGCGTCCCAGCCCTTGGCTTTCGCTCGGACCATTACTGATACCTCTTTTCCACATGCTTCAGGTAGTCGTACATTTCCCACGCCTGCGGCCCCCGGTCAGCCCAGGTTCCGTAGGTGAGGACCCTGATATGCCCGAGGCCCCTGATCCGGTGCATTTCGCTGGCGTATATCAGATTCTGGTCACGGGGATTACGGTTGTTCTCCCGGCACCAGAACAGGAACTCCCGGTAGTTCCCGGCGAGGACCACCAGGCGGGGCTCAGAAGGCGCCGACGTATCCATCGGTGTTCTCCTCGTCCATGGCGAAGGGGTCCTCGTTGAGTTCCTCGAACTTGCCGGTCTCCCAGTCCCACTGGCAGTAGGTCTCCAGGGGCGGGCAGTTACGGGCCAGGACGACCTTGATCTTGTTGATGTTCGCGTCCTCCGTGGACTCGACACCGAGGATCACGTCGGAGTCCTGGGCGAAGGAGGACGAATATCCGATGGAGTCAGACGTGATGCCCTTCTTCTTGTTCATCTTCCATTCCAGGACCTGCGTGGAAATGACGATCGGGAGTTGCAGGTTCTTCGCCATGCGCTTGAATCCTCGGGTGAGGTTGGTAAGCGCCTGGCTGGATCCCTGAGCCTCGCCGAGTTCGTCCTGCATCATGTAGATGCCGTCCACGAATACGATCGTCGGCTTGATGTGGTCGATCTTCGACTGCACACCGGTAAGCGTCGTCGCATTCATGGAGTCCGAGGAAAGGAAGAACGAAGGCATAGCCTCCAGTTCCCGCAAGGCCCTTTCGAGTTTGTCCCACTCGGCCTTCTTGAGCGTTCCATTCCTCAGCCGGGCGTGGGAAATCCCCGCGCGAATGGCGTCGAAGCGTTCCTCCTGCTCCTCGTTGCTCATCTCGAAGCCGATGAACAGCGGGCGCTCGCCGTGCAGGTGGGCGGCCATGGCGGCCAGCAGGAGCAGCGTCGACTTACCGGCCTTCGGCGGGCCGACGAAGGTGACCAACTGCTCCTTCTGGAGGCCCTGGGTGGCCCTGTCGATCGTCGTAAAGCCGGTGGGGATCCCCCGGAGCCCGTCGGGCAGGTCCTTGAGCGTGAGGTACCGCGCGAGGCGCTGCTGGCCGGTCTCCGTCAGGTCAGTGTCGCGGGCGTTGGGTACGGCCGAGGCGATGTCCGCCAGGGTCTTGTGCAGGGCCGCCATCGCGGCCAGCGCGTCGCCCTCTTCGTGTGCGTCGACCGAGTCGGCCAGGCCCTGCTCCAGCAGGGCCAAAGTATGAAGTTCCCGCAGCCGGTCGGTCAGCACGTTCATGCTGTCCTCGACCTTGACGAACTTGTAGGTGGGGAAGTCCGTCTTGATCGTGGCCAGGGACGGCACCTCACCGTAGGTGCCCTTGTGCCGCAGGATCGCCTTGAAGACGGCCCGGTTGTCCGGGTCGCCGAAGAAGTCGGGGGTGATGCCCGCGTCCGCGACGTCAGTCAGGTCCTTGTCCTGGATGACGCGGGAGACGAGCAGCCGCTCGAAGTCCGCCACTACATGGCTCCGATCAGGGTGGTGGGTACGGCCGGGAGCATGCGCCCCTTGCTGCCGTAGATCAGGTGGTGTTCGTTGTCGAAGATCGCTGCGACGTCCGGCATGTGTGCCAGGCGGCGGGCCAGCTTCTTCGGCTCGTCGGCCCAGATGCGGCCGATGGGCAGGCCCTCGATGTCCAGGCGCCATTCCAGGGCCTCGGCGAACTCGTCGCCCAGGTAGGTGATGACGTCGACCGAGTACCGGTGGCGCCAGACCGTGTCCCAGATGACGTGGGCCAGCGGCTCGTTGATCTCGTAGGCCTTCACCGCGCGCTTCCACTGGTGAGCGCGGCGGGCCACGGCTTCGCCAGCTCGGGTACGTGCGGTGGGCAGGTTGCCCAGGAGGCCTTCGAAGACGACGACCAGGCGCGGGGAGACCTCGTTGCTTATGTCCCCGCCCTGCATCAGGTTCGCTCCGCGTCCGCGCGGAGCCAGATATGAAGCCGGTTGCCCCGGACCTCGCGCCGGTCGCTGTAGCGGAAGGGCCGGAAGCCGAGACTCTTGGCGCGGGCCCAGGCCAGGCGCTTCAGCATGCTGACGGTGTGCTGCTGCTCGGGGAACCTGCCGGTGATCGTCGACAGGATCTCGTCTTTGTAGACAACTGACAAAATCTCGTCCTCGAAGGGGAGGACCATCTGCTCATGCTGCACGGCGGTCTCCTCCGACGATCGTGAGGTGGGTGAAGGCCTCCTGGATGAAGGAGCCCATCGTGGGGTTGTAGACGGCGCCCCACTCCCGGGGCGGGAGGTTCGAGGTGACCAGGGTGGGCAGGGCCTCGCGGTGACGCTGGCGCAGGAGGGTGTCGAGCAGGCCTTCGGCGTAGCCGGTCTTGGTGCGGTGCTCCTTGCCGACGTCGTCCAGGAGGAGGACGGGGGCCTTCTCGGCCGCCACGATCTTGTCCTGGATCTCCCACCAGCGGGCGACGGCTTCGGGCTCGTGCCGGTCCTGGAGGCCCATCTTCTCGATGGAGTCCTTCACGAAGTCGGCGTAGGCCAGCCAGTGGACCGGCAGGCGCTTCTCGAAGTAGACCTCCAGCAGGGTGGCCGTGGCCAGGGAGGTCTTGCCGGTGCCGGGAGGGCCGACGAACAGCAGGCCCTTGCCGATCTGGGACCAGTCCTCGGGGTACTGGTCGAGCGGGCGCTTGTCGGTGACGTAGTGGTCGCGCAGGTTGTCGAGCCAGGTCTGGCAGGCGGCGCGCGGCGCGGCGTCCGCCACGGTATGAAGCCGCAGGTGGCGGTAGTGCGCCGGGATGCCGTACTCCTTCAGGCGCAGGGCGTGGACCCGGGGGTCTGTCGCCATGGTCGGTACCTCCTGTGGTGGTGGGTCAACGCTCAGCAGGCTACCACAGTTATTGCTTCTCGGATACGCCTTTGGAATGCGTAAGGGGCGGACCGCCGCAGCAGCCCGCCCCTTCGGGTCGGTCAGGACCAGTAGTCCTCGTTGAACCGGTTGTCCTCCATCGCACTGACGGCCTTGCCCAGTCGCTGGGTCAGCAGCCCACGGGCGGCCAGGAAGTCCTTCCAGGCGACCACGTTGTCCGAGCGCTGCCAGGACGACGACCAGTAGGTGATGATCATCTGGCGGATCTCGTCCCGCTCCGTGCCCTGTGCCATCCACCGGCCGAAGTTGCCGGTGAGGGCGGAGAGGTTGGTCGTGCCGGGTACCGGGTGGCCCACCTCCTGGGCCCTCTTGTCGAAGAACAGGGCCAGTTCCTCTGACGGCCGCGTGGAGCGCTTCCTGGGAGGTCGCTGGACCGGAGGGGCCGGGATGTCCTGCGAGGCCGGGAGATCGCCGTAGAGACTGAACGACGGGGCGCTCTCCTCCAGGGACTGGGAGACCACGAACGCCGGGTCGAGTTCCCTCTCCGCCTGAGCCTGCTCTTCGGCCACCTGCTTCCGGGACTTCTTCCGGCCGCCACGCTTGGGTGCCGCGACGGCCCCCCAGCCCTTGGCTCCTGGCCTGGTCACAGGTTCGTCTTGCAGGGCGTCGCCCTGGAGATACGAAGTATCTCTATTACTTCTAGTAGGGATATTGGGGTTGGGTGAAAACTTCGACACAGGGGGTGCAGATTCTGCACTGCTCAGGGGTGCAGAATCTGCACTCGGGGAGGTCACCGACCACTCCGCCACCGGCTTGATACGCCGGACCACGGACTTGTAGCGCAGGGCTTCCACGGGCACCTCGTCGTCCGGCACGTGCTCGACGACCCCCTGCTCCTCCAGGGTCGCCAGCGAGGCGTACGCCTGCCGCTTGGAGACGCGCGCCTTGCCCGCGATGGTGTCGGCGGACTCCCAGCACATGCGGTGGGTGTCGTTGGCGGCGTCGGCCAGCGCGAGCAGCACCAGGCGGGTGGCCAGGCGCGTGTCGGAGTACGAGAACACCTCGGACATGATCAGGATGCTCACTCGGCGACTCCGAGGAAGCGATAAGTATGAAGCGATATCCCCATGCTAGGGTCTCTCTCATCTCGGGGTTTGTGGTGGGCCTCGGGGTGTGGTGGGCAAAGGCCCCCGGCAGTGGCTTGTAGGTCTTGAACCTCGCCAGCGCCGGGGGCCTTTGCGTTACTCACTCCGAGTCGAAGTCGAGGCCCTTCTCCTCGATCTCCGCCCGCGTCAACTGGACGACCTTCTGTCCGGCCGGGATCCGGCCACGGCCGCGACGGCTGTAGTTGCCCTCGTCGTCGACCAGGTAGGCGAACGTCTTGGTCTCGTCACGCGGACGGCCACGGCGACGGCGCGGGGTCGACTCCTCTTCCTCCTGCTCCTCGGCGGCCGGAGCCTCCGAGGCCTTCTCCTGCTGGGCGGCGTCGCCCAGGGTATGAAGCGCCTTTCGGAGCAGTTCGGTCAGCGGGCGCTCGCGCACGTCGGCCTGGTTGATGACCGCGTTGCGCTCGTCCTCCAGTCGGAAGGCGTTGTAGGCACCCTCCAAAGCGGCGCGCACGAGGAGCAGGTCGATCTCCGTGTCCGGGACCGCCTTGGCGGCCTCCTGCTGCGCCTTGTGCTGCGCTCGGGCGACCTCCTGCTCCAGGCTCTCCTGGTTCTGGATGTCCTCCTCGACCGGGTCTGCCTCCGGCTCGGGCTCCGGCTGGGCCTTGCGGCGACCGCGACGCTTCGGCGCCTCCGGCTCGGGCTCCGGCTGCGGCTCCGGCTGCGCTTCCGGCTCGTCCTCCGTCAGCGGCTCCTCTTCCACCTCGACCGGCTCCGGCTCGGCACGGCGACCGCGACGGCGGCCACGCTTCGGCGCCTCCGGCTCGGGCTCCGGCTCGGGCTCGGGAGCGGCCTCGGCCTCGGGCTCGGGCTCGGGCTCGGGCTCGCTGGCGAAGGAGATGTCGTCGAGTCCGGCCGTGAGGTCCTTCGCCTTGATCCCGGCGGCCTCGGCCGCGTCCAGAAGGAGTTCGGCTTCCTCGCTGCCCTCGTCGCCCCACAGGAGGATGACGTGGGCGTCGCCGACGCTGTCGGCCTTCTTCAGCAGGTCGACGATCCCGGCGGTGACGTTGGCCGTGCGCACGACCTCCTCGGCGTCCTTGAGGATGGAGTCCACGGCCCGGCTCTTCTCGCCGTCGGTGACCGCGATGAACGGGATGTCCGCGTACTCCGACCACTCCAGCACGGCCTCCAGGCCGTCGGACAGGTGCTTCTTGGTGATCGGCAGGATGAGGGTGACTTCCCGCTCGGTGGGCTCGGGGAAGCCGTCGGCGTCGTCCTCGCCCAGGCCGACGAAGTCGTTCAGCAGAGCCTTGACGTTGTCGATGTCGGTGTCGGCGGAGCCAGCGAAGGCGAGGGCGATGGGGTCGGTGCTGCTCAAGTCTGCTCCAGGTGTGGTGTGTTTGCCGCCTTGATCGGCGACGAGGAAGACGTTACCGGTTACGGCTTCTAAAAGCAAGAAATCCCCGCTTGTCTAGCGGAGATTTCAAGTGGCTTGACAATCAGGGCAGGTCGGGGACCCTCCGGCCGGTGGACGGATGCCTGCGGGGAAGTCTCAGCGGCGGTGCCTCCGTCCCCCCGCGCACCTGGAGATGCAGCAGCGCCACCGCGCCCGCAGCCGCCACGGCGGCCAGCCACGGGACAGGCAGCCGCTGGGCCTCATAGGCCAGGCCGACCACAGCGAGCGGCTGGAGCCCGGCCGGAAGGGAGAAGGGCAGGACGACGAGCAGCCACTCCCACGCCGTGAACGTGGCGAGGGCGATCAGCGCGAAACGCAACCAGTCCATGGCTCAGACCGCCGACGCGGTGAGGTCGATGGACTTCGACAAGGCGGCAGCCGGGCCCGGGACCTCGGCCACGTCCGCGACTGCCTGTGGCAGGGTGCGCCGCAGGACGGACTCCAGGGCCGTGACGATCTGCTGGACGGCCTCTGCGCTCAAGGCGTTGCTGCTGGCCGGGACGACGGCGCTCTCCTCGACGTACTCCTCGACGGTCCCGGACGGGATATGAAGCCGGATCTCCGCCTCCGCGATCAGCGTGTTCTGGAGCCGGGCGAACCAGGAGTACTTCTTCAGCAGCGAGTGGTAGAAGGTCGTGCCGGACACCCACGCCAGGAACGCGGCGACGACGGCGGGCGCCCAGTAGAAGTGCTGGGGGTGCGCCTGGTAGACGGCCCAGAATCCGGTGGCAACCGCTAGGACGGCATGCGCCGCTCCCTTGACTGTGCTGTTGGTGGACGGCTTGGAGAACAGAGCGACCACGGCCGGTAGGCCCAGGCCGACGACGAGGGAGGACACGTCGGCGTAGTTGGTGAACATGCTTGTCCTTTACGGGTTGGTGGTTACTGGGTGGGGAGTACGGCATATTGCGGAATCGCGGCACTGATTCCCAAAGGCGTATTCTCGTCGAGCAGTGTGCGGATGAGGTAACTCCGCTCGACCCGGTTCTCGTAGTAGTAGGAGCGGGTCAGGTTCGTCGTACCGCCGGTCTCCCACAGATAGTCCGCGCCCATGGAGCCGTCGAAGTAGTCCCGTACGGCCGCGCCCTCTTCGATCAGCACACCGTCGACCCAGAAGATGCTCGCCAGGCCCGGCGTCATCGTGCCGTGCAGAACGTTCATACCGAGGTACAGCGTGGACGTAGTCGGGGTGAAGGTGACCATCATCGTGCGCCAGCGCTTGTTGCCCGGGTCGATGGCGTTGGCTGCCTGCGCCCACGTCTTGGAGGCGTGCTGAGTCGACCCGGCTCCTGCCCACGGTGCGATGGCCCCGCAGCCCTGCGCGATGGCCACCTTCGCCGAGAACGTGTACGTGCGGCCCGGGATCAGTCCGGACACCGGGAAGGCGATCCCCGAGTCAGCAGGAGCCCCCGCTGGGACCGTCACCTTGAGGGCCTGCGTGCCCTTCCAGCAGAAGGCGTCCGCCGCGAGGGTCGCCGTCCCGGTGGACCCGTACCCAGTGATGCCGGACTCGAAGTTGGGGTTGCTCGCGTAGTTGAGCCGGGTCGGCTTGATGACGACCTGGATCGTGCGGGCGTTCTGGTAAGCGCTCGGACCGGTCGCGCCCAGGGGAAGCGGCTCGAACTGCACCGCGTCGAGGATCTGGTGCTTGTTCGCCGACATGCTGGTGAACTTGAACCCGACGGCCGCGTACGCCGCCCTCTTCCAGGCGTAGCCGCCACCGGATACGGGGTAGTCGGCCGGGCCGGTGAATGCGGCGTACTGGCGCGTGTAGGAGCCCGCAGCACCCGAGGTGAGTGCACCGCTGGTGATGCCGACGCGTGCCATGGCCGGGTCGACGCCGAGGTAGGGGTAGTGGGCGAAGTCCTTGAACGCTGCGGCCGGTGACTTGACGCCCGCCTTGAGATGACCCTGCACCACCACCTGCCCGGCCATCGGCCTGAGCGGCTTGGGGCGCGGGATCTTGATGGCGAGGCGGCCGTCGATCTTGACGTCGCCGTCCAGCCGGGGACCGTACGTCTTGAACTGCTTGATGACGATGCCACCGGAGACCCCGAAGACCGGCGCGAAGTCGTCGTCGTTGACGAAGGTGATGTTCGGCATCAGGTGACCGCCATTCCGACCTTGGTGGCAGTACTGAGAGTCGCGTCAGTGATCGAGAGCACCTGTGTTCCGTTCCTTTTCACGATGATGTTCGAGCCGGAGTAGGAGACCGTGACGCGGTCGCCGTCGGTGAAGGTCTGCGAGTACGGGAAGGTGGCTGCGACCGCACCGGAGGCGATGCGATACAGGGCGGTGCGCCCGGCTCGCCAGTAGTTGGTTGCGTCCTGGAGCCGGAAGACGACGCCCTGCTTGAGGGTGTTGCCGGGGTTGGTCAGGAACGTCGCCGACACCGTGCCGTCCGCGTGGCCGGGGATCGTGGCGATCGAGGCCGTGGCGCCGACCGGGTAGGCCGAGCCGCCCCCGTACCCACCGGAGGTCCACTGGCCCAGCGTCTCGGTCCAGGAGGCCGCACCGAGGTCCGTGGTGCGTGCGGTCCAGTCGGCCCAGCCCTGGGTGAAGGAGTCGAAGACGTTGTAGGCCGGGACCGCATCGGAGTACAGCGCGGTGATCAGGGCACCGTGGTCGTCGTAGTACTCGACGAACGGGTACACCGCGACCCGCTCGCCGGAGTAGGCCTGCGTGTAGCCGGACAGGCACATCTGGACACGCTCGTCGTACCCGAGCGGCTGCCACTGCGCGTTCGCGGTCGGGGTGTCCGGCGGGGTGACGTTGATGCTCGCCGTGAGGGCCTGGTACACGCGGCCGTGGAACACCACGAGGTCGCCGGGCTGGTAGTAGACGTCGTTGTCCCAGTCCTGGGAGGCGTACGGCAGCGGAATGCCGAACAGCACCGGCTGCTGCGGGTCCATCGTGGACTGCCCGGAGATGCGGCCTACCGAGCGCACGCCCATCGTGGCGACCGCGCTGCCGGAGTTGGTGTTGCGCACCCACAGGGCGTTCCCAGCGTTGTCGTCGGGGTTGGTCGGGTTCTGCACACCGATGCCCACCAGGACGCCGTTGGTTCCCGGGGTGACGCCTGCGGTGAAGGAGATCTCCTCCCACCCCGCCACGTGCCCGTTGCTGTCCACCAGCGTGGTGTCGGTGCCGTAGGTGACCGAGTTCCAGTAGGTGTTGTTCGCGGCCGTGCCGGAGGGCTTCTGCGCCGTGCCATAGGCGCCGCTGCTGTTGGCCTTGTAGAGGTAGGTGCCGAACGCGACGATCTCCCCCGAGGCGTAGTTCACCCCGGAGTCCCACTGCGGGAAGGTGGGGTGGTCGAAGTCGGCCTGGTCGTCGGAGAGCATGAGGTTGCCGCCCAGACGCAGGTCGGCGTCGTAGCCGGTGGTCTCGGAGATGATCGAGCGGATCTGCTCCAGGGTGCCCTTCTGCCGCCCGAGGGTGGCTGCGTCCCGCACGCGCTGGCGGAAGAGGTAGGCCGGGGTGGACGCCTCGTACTGGATCCCGAACTGCTCGGCGATCTGCGCGACGCTCTCGTAGCGCGTGCGCATGGCGTCGTTGGTGTACCGGTTGGAGTCGTAGTAGCTCTTCACCATGTCGAAGCCGAAGCCGAAGATGGCGAGGAACGGGGCCAGGTAGGGGTTGAGCGTGTTGGAGTCGTCGGTGACGTTGTTGCCGGGGGCGACGTCGACCTTGTAGTAGTCCGGGACCAGCGAGTACAGCAGGTCGGCGTAGCCGTTGTCCTTCGGCATGAGGGTCGAGACGGTACCTGCGCGGCTCCACCGGCCGGAGGCCTTGATGAAGACGGTGTAGTACAGCCAGTGTCCACCGACAACTCCCTTGTCGATGAAGGAAGTTGCGGTGTGCGTCTGGTCGAGGAGGATCTCGCCGTCGTTCTCGTTGACCGCCCAGCCGTAGCGGTTGCGGATCAGCCGCAGGGTGTCCCACGTTCCGGCCGGGGCCTTCCAGTCCAGGAGCACGGTGGAGTAGTCCACGGGCGTGGCTGTGAACGGGCTGACGTCGAACTCGGGATGGATGTCCGTCCCGTACTTCGAGAGCCCGTAGAAGGAGATGCCGTAGGTTCCCACTGCTTACGCCTCCCGCAGCATCGCGGCGCTCAGTTGCAGGCTCTGAAGCGACAGCGTCTTGCCCGTGAGGGGGTGGTAGACGGACAGGTCGATGGCCTTGCCTGCGGTGACCCAGCCCTGCCAGCCGATGTGCATGTGGCTGTTGCCGTCGGAGATCGGCGGGAGGTCCTGAGACATGACCGTCGAGCCGCCGACGGCGATGTTGATCTGCCGGTCGGCGCCGGTCGCGAGGGAGCCCTTGGCGTTGTACCAGAGCACGCGGCCGAAGACGATCCACCAGCCGGAGCGGTTGGCGGTGATCGAGTGCCCGTTGAACAGTCCCTCCGGGTCGAAGGACGCGGCTGGTCTGGCGAAGGAGATCACCTTGGTGGCGTCGCCCTTGACGGTGTCGGCGGACTTGGAGAGGTAACAGGCCGGTATGCCCTTGCCACGCTGCACCGCGTCGAGGCGGGTGGCGACGGAGGCCCAGGTGTTGGTCTTCATCTTCAGCGCGGTGTCCTGGTGCGGGTTGATGCCCAGGGTCTGCTGAATCGCCACGACCTCGTCCTGGAGGTTGTTCACGTGGCTGGCGTCGATGTCCTCGACGAGGTTCTTGTGGACGGTGAACGACTTGTACTGGTGCGGGTAGACGGCGGCCATCAGCCGATCCCTCCGGTCATGGTGATGTTGGAGATGTCTCCGACCTTGGGGATTTCCCAGGCGCGGAAGACAACGTCGGCGGTGCCGGTCTGTGCGGCGTCGGCTCGGGCGATCATCGGGATGCTGGCGTAGCGCACGCCGTCGACCGCGAGCAGGGCCTTGTAGAAGTCGGAGAGGGTCAGGCGCATACCGAAGTCGACGTTGGCGAACGACAGCATGTTCTTGAGTGCCTGCTGCACGTCGTAGAGGACCGAGGCTCGGGAGTAGCGGGGCCAGCACTCGACGACGATGGGGTTGGCGGCGGTGCCGATGTTCACGCCGACCACGGAAGGGCCCGCGACGGTGACGGTGGCTCCGGCCAGCGCCTTGGACTGGAGGGTGCTCTGGACGTTCTGGAGGTTGGTCGCGCTGGGCTGGCCTCCGTCGGAGCCGATGACGTACACCGAGACGCTGGTGTACGTCGAGGCGACCGCGTTGGCACGGACGATGCCCGGGATGGTCAGCGCGAGGTCGGAGAAGTCCTGGAGGGTGACGCAGCGGTCCTGGGTGCGGAAGATGCGCGGGGCGTTGGCGCGGATCTGGTCGTTGGTCTCGGGGTCGGCCCCGCCGGTCATGGCCGAGGAGATCGCACCGCCGTCCGCGTTCTGAGCGATGGTGACGCCCGGCAGGTTGGAGGCGGACAGCGCGTTCACGACGCCCGCGTTGACGTTGCCGATCGCTCCTCCACCCACGCGGTAGGTCGCGTAGATGGTCAACTGGTTCGTCGGGATAGCACCGTTCAGGTTGTCGCCGAAGCGGATCCACGTGGCGCCGGAGTCGTCGAGGAACGTCGTGAAGACGCGGTCGGAGGGGTCGGCGTCGACCAAGTACGTGATGTACGTCCACTCGGTCAGGGTGTCGACGTCGTCCACGAAGACCTGCACGGTGCCGTTGATGACGGGCACGTCGGGCAGCCGGAACTCCTGCACGGGCAGACCCGAGCTGGTGCCGACGTTGACCTGGGTGCGAGTGACTCCCTGGGTGACGGGGACCGTGGCCTTGCCGCCGTTGACGGGCACGAGGATGTCCGAGTCGGTCTCGTACGTGATCGGAGCGTCGATGGCCTCGATGTAGTCGGTGACGACCTGGGTGCCCGCAGGCACGAGGACGGCCGGGCCCGGGTTGGACGTCTGGAAGGTGACCGTGCCGGTGGCCGGGACGCCGTTGCTCGGGGTGTAGCCGAGCAGGTCGGCGATCTGGAGCAGCGACAGGCGCTGCGTCGCGGTCGGCAGGAACGCTTCCTGCTGGAGCCGGTCGCCGTAGTAGGACAGGCTGTCTCCGAGGTAGGAGAACAGCTCGACCATGAGCACACCGAAGTCGCCCTCGGAGCCGGGCACCCACTGCGGGAACTTGCGGGCGGCGTAGTCCATCAGGGAGGCCTTGAAGCCCTCGTAGTCCCTGCTGGTGTAATCGATCGCCGGTACGTCAGCCACTGATGACCTCGCTTACGGTGCCGCCCACACGGACCACGGCGGTGTTGGTCTGGAGCGACAGGCTGGAAGGGGACGACCCGGCCTCGCGGCGCATGTAGTCGACCTCGATACGAGCGAGGGACAACTGAGAGGCGTCCGGAATCGGGGTCGCCTTCTGGAGAACCACGCCGGGCTCATACGTATTGAACGCAGCCGTCACGGCGCGGCTGATTTCCTGAGCGACAAAGGACGCATCAGGGTCGAAAAGCAGATCAGCCACGGGAACCCCGTAATCCGGGAGCATGACCCGCTCCCCCGGCTGAGTGCCGACGAGTGCGTGTACATGCTGGGCGATCTGCCTGTCCGGACTCGTCTCGACGGCGATAGTCCCGTCGGACGCTAGGCGAAATGGAACTGCAATCTCGGTAGGCATGCTTGCATTCTCCCAGGAATGCCTACCGAGATTGCAGTTCGGTCAGGATGCCGGAACGATGTCCGTTACGTGGTTGCCGCACTGACTGCACAGAGCCCGGTATGCCGGTTCTGTTACGTTGGCGTACATATCCACGGTGAAGGAGACGCCTTCCATGGAGCACTCCGCTGTGCGACACGTGACAATCATCGTCACCGGTATCGGTTCTTCTTCGTTCATATCAACTTGCCATAACTATGTAGTCGACGCCGGTGGCCGTTGTATTCGTTCTGGTGAGCCAGATCGTAACTGAGTCCGTTGTCACGCCGGTACATCCGACGCCCGTCACCGACGTTCCGGGAACTGTGGTGGAAGGCGTCGCGATTGCTCTCGGACTACTGCCCGTAAGGCCGAGCCCCGTTACCGTCACCGACGTCGGAGTATTCGCGGCGCTGGGGGTGATCGTCACGCGGCCGGTAACGATATTCGCAGCGGCCAGGACACCGGATACCTGTAGCGCGTCAGCGCCAATTTCCGCCCCCGTGTAGGCGCCGTTGTAAGACAGGAGGATGTATGGGGTGTCTGCGGTGTCGTTTACGTTCGGCGGAGCGATAAACATCGACCTGGAATCGGCTGAGCCGTCGACCGAGATGAGTCCGGGAGCGTCCGTGGCGGTGGCGCCGTAGAACAGCAACTCGGCGAAGTTCGCAGGGTTGTTCGAGTTCATCTCGACGCGGGCACCCGACGCGGCGCTTCGGACGGTTGCACCAGTGATGGTGGACGTACCGGTGATCGTGACACCGTTGATCGTCTTGCCATTGATGGCGTTCGCGTCGAGTTTGTCGGCGGTGATAGACCCGGCCACGACCAGCGCGTTGTCCACGGCCTTGCGCATCTTGGCGTTGGTGACGAGCCAGTACCCGGCCGCCGTCGTCGGTGTCGTCTGTGACGGGCCTACACCGAACGTCGCCAGGTACTTCCCGGCCGGGATCGTGATCTGGCCGCTGATCTTGATCCAGGTTGTTGCCGCCGACGGAGCGAGGCTTGCGGTAGCGGGCCAGGTGGTGTTGGCGCCTGCTGCGTCCGACGTCGCCAGGAAGAACCGCAGGCTGCTGTTGCAGGTGCTGGAGGCGGCCACCCACGCCTCGACGTAGTAGGTCTCCCCCGGCGACACCGGCATGGCGTTCAGCGTTCCGGCGCTGTGCTTCCACGTCAGGTCGGTGTTGAGGCTGGTCTGCGAGATGAGTTTCGCGACCCACGAGGCTGGGGCCCCTGCCGTCACGCTGGGGTCGGTGGAGGCCGTCCGGACGACGTTGGTGCCCCAGTTCCAGGCGCTGCTGTTCTGCGTGAACTGGGGGTCCAGGAGGATGTTCGACGTATCTCCGATGACCAGCTTGTCCGTGGTGATGGACCGGGCCCCGATGACGGATGCGCTGATGGTGCCGGTGGTGATCGAGCCGCCGTTGATCGTCGTGGTGGTCGGGATGGTGCCGTTGTTCAACTGGTTGGCCGGGATGCTGACGCCCGAGCCGATGGAGCCGGTGACCGTGGTCGCCGAGGACGCGGAACCTGACGTCGTCGCGGAACCTGCCGTGGCTGCGGAGGAGACCTGCCCGGAGACGTTCGTGCCGGAGATGACGAGGTTGGTCGCGTCGATCTGTGACGCTGTCAGCCTGCCGACGGTGATCTTGGAGGCATCGATGGACGCGATGACGCCGGACTCAGCGGTGATCGTCCCGGCCGCCATCTGGTTGGCGGTGACCGAGTTGGCTGCGATGTCCCCGGTGCCTGCCTGGTGCGCCGTGCCGGAGTTCGCGGCCGACGGCGCGGAAGCGATGGCGACCTTGGAGTAGGCCACCAGCCGGTAGCTGTACGCGGAGGCGTAGTTCTGGACGGAGTCGTAGAGGAAGTCCGCGCCGGGCAGCGTGCCGACGACGACCGGGTTGGAGAAGGCCGGATCGGTGTCCCGCTGCACCTGCACGTGGGAGAAGATCGCAGGCATCGCGAAGCCGGAGACGTCCTTGCCGTCCCAGGTGACGCGCAGGCCGCCGAGCACGCCGGTAACCCCCGGGGCGGAGGGCACCGGAGGTGGGGTCGAGGACGAGGCGCTGGTGATGTGCGCGGACGCCCACAGGGAGACGTTGCTGGAGATGTCGACTGCCTGCACGCGGACCATGACGTCCACGCCGGTATGAAGCCCGTCGAGGACGACGAGGGTGTCCTGGGTGACCAGCCCGCCGGACCAGTTCGTGCCGTCGTAGGAGTACTGGAGGACGTAGTGGGCGAGGTCGGTGAGGTTGGTGCCGTCCTGGTTCTCCGTCGGCGCGGTCCAGCTCGCCTGCACGCGGGCCAGGGTGGCACCCTCGTTGGTGACGTACTGCACCGTGGTGAGGGTCAGCGCGGTCGGTTCCTTGGGCGGGAGAACGTCCAGTGTGTCCCCGGTCGGCAGACCGTCGACCGCGTCCTGGACGTCCTTGATGCCCAGCGGGGAGTAGACCGGCTTCGTGATGTCCCCGCCCGAGAACTGCACCCACAGGGTCTGGCCGACCGGAGGCACCGTGTTCGTCGGGGATGCCGGAACGGCCCACGCACTTTCCGCGCTTCCCAGGACCTGCGGAATCAGCAGGGTAACCCGCGCCTCATTCAGCGGGTCCTGGTTATTGGAGACACTTCCCCGGTATATGCCCAGCATCGGCTCAGCCGACATTGATATCCTCCAAAAGGCTCGACTCCCAGAACTGCTTGTTTCTCAGAACAGCCGGGACGCTGTCGAACTTGAAACGCTTGTTCGCATCGCTTCGGAATGTTACCGCGTAGGGCTGATCCCTTTCCGCATCCACCGTCGTGGTGAACAGCAGTCCGGAGTTGTCCTTGCTGCGGTTGATGATGTGCTTTGTCGACGTGACCATCCACCGACCCTGACGGTCAGAGGAAATCGACGAACCGGAAATACCGATGAGCGTTCCCGGGGAAACCTTCGACGTGCCGTATACCGTCGCCTGAATGGTGATCCATCCTTGCGAAGCCAGCGTGCGCGCTTCCATGAGTGCCTGGGCGTCCGCGTAGTTGTCGACCGCGCGGGACGTGGTGATCGTGTTCAGGAACGAGGACGCTCCGGTCTTCGCCGAGGACGACGCCTGAATGACCCGGCCGGTCTTTGCGTCCAGGCCGGAAATGGCGGACGTGCCGGTAGTTCCGTTGGCCCGGGGAATCATCGTGCCCGCCAGGATCGTCATGTCCTGGAGGGTGTCGTACTTGCCGGGCCGCTGGCTCTTCGTGAACACCGGAATGTCCTGGGCCTTCTGCCCGAGGAGCAGAATTCGCGGGTCCAGGAAGTACAGCGTCGTGCCTTCCACCCAGAAACGGAAACCCGTCTCGGCCGCAAGGTCGGACACCAACTTGAAATCGGACTGGCCCGACTGCGCCCAGTAGGTGAGGCGCCGGGCGCTCGGGGAGATAACCGTGCGCAGCCCGTTCTCCCGGCCCACCTGCCGCACGATCGACGTCGGGGAGACGTTCTTCCACGACCGGGTGCGCTGGGTGTTCATGGGCAGCGATGTCCCGATGCAGACGTACCGGGTGGTGACGGTCTGGTTGGCGGAGGTGGCCATCACGCTGGAGTGGTGTACGTAGCCGTACCAGCGCGACATGTCGTTCGGGGACCGGCCGTAGTCCAAGACCACGGGGGCCAGCTCGGGGTAGGCGGTCCGGCCGATGGGCGTGGACACGTCGATGATGGCCATGGCATGGACGCCATAGCCTTCGCGGACCTCGACCCGGTAGATGTAGTCGGTCACCCGGTCCGAGCCGATGGCCAGCCGGGTGACAGGCGGCTGCTCAGACACTGGGGACCCGCACGATCTGCCCCGGGGTGATCACGGTCCAGTCCATGATCTCCGGGTTCGCGTCGGCGATGTGCCACCACATACCGGGGTCGCCGTAGTACTGCTGCGCGAGCAGGTCGATACGGTCAGCCGAAGTCAACTGGTGGTAGGTGAAGTTGAACGTCCACTCGCGCTGCTGGCCGGGCACAACCGTGAGGTTGGTGCCCCGGCTGGAGGCAACGAGGGTGAGCGTGGAGTCTGCGTAGCGGGAGTTGTTGGTGATCACCGTCCGGCCTTTCCGCTCTTGGCCGCCTGCTCGGAGGCAGACAGCGGGTCGCCCCAGTTGCCTGCGCGAGGGCCGATGAAGCCGGGCTTGGCCTCGTACTTGTTGCCTCCCTGCGGCGTCGGCAGGAGCGTCACGGTGACCGTGACCTGCGCGCGAGAGGGGATCATCTCCTGGGTCCAGTGGGTGTACTGGAGGTCCAACTGCTGGATGACGCCGTAGTAGGACAGCGACGTGCCGATCACGACGTACACCGGCACGTAGGTCATGGGACCGGCCGGGCCGTTGGTGTAGGTGCCCTTCGAGAACGCCTTCTTGTAGGCGTCCGCGTCGGAGCTGCTGTCGTCGGTGACCGGCATCGGGGTGGCGATACCGGTGATCTTGTAGAGGGCGAGGATGTCGTAGGCCACGCCGAAGGAAGGCACCATCGTGGCCGCCTCCCCGTACAACTTCGAGGAGTCCCACAGTTCGTAGGTGCGGTCGAAGAGCAGGCTGAACGACAGCGTCTGCTGAAGTGGGAGCAGCGTCTGCCCGGCGGTGACGTCGTCCTTGTTCACCGCGTTCGGGTCGGACAGGACGTTGGTGTCGATGCCGTGGGAGATGCTGATCGTGCTCGGGTTGTAGAGGAAGTTGCAGCGCTGGCGGGCGCCGTTCACTCCCTTCTCCTGGATGATGAATCCCCGGGTCAACTTCTTTCCGCCCGACCCGGTAACCCAGTCGACTCCGCCCAGGTTCTGGGTGAACGGAATGCTGGTGATTCGCGGGTCGAAGGGACCGTTGTCGGTTATCTTGCTGGCGGCCATTACGCGACCGCCCGAGTATGAAGTCGCATTGTTAGTTACCTGCCGCGATGAGGTTGATTCGGTTGTCCTCGGCGATGGCCGTCATGATCTGCTGAGCAGCGTCACGGGCCGACTGGGAGTCCATGGCACCTTGCACCTTCACGGTGATCGCACCGGCATTGAAGTGCAGGGTGGCCGCGCCACCCTTGGCATGAAGCCCGCCGACGCCGTTGCTCAGTGGCGTGTTGCCGGACAGCGCGGCACGCACAGCCTCAGCCTGGTAGGCCGGGATGATCATCTCGCCCTTGTGGACGCGGGCCGTCTGGTCGACGTCGATGTTGGTCGAGCCGACCGCGTATCCCTTGTATGCACCGCCGTTGGCCATGGCCTTGATGCCCGGCACATTGTCCAGGCTGTGGTAGCGGGATTCCGCGTAGCGCACGCCCGCGATGATGTTGTCGACCGGGTTCCAGATGTCCTTGTGACCCTTGAGCGAATACGCGTTGAACGTCGAGTCGATGGTCTGCATGATGCCCTTGGACGGGTGGCCCGCCTTGGCATTGGAGTCGGTGCGGTTGATCGCCCGGGGGTTGCCGCTGGACTCGTGCATGATCATCGTGTTGACGATGGACTCGTTGTGCTTGGTGTCCTGCTTGAGGATCCCGAGCGCGGACTTGATCCACTTGGCTACGTTGCCCTTCGGCATCGCCCCCGTGGGGACGTCGCTGGAGGAGTCGTCCGAGGCGGCGTCCTTGCTGGCCGTGCTGGAGCCGGTGCTGATCTGGGCCGTGGAGATTCCGGCCGCGATGGCATCGACTTCCTCGGTGGATCCGTACGCGCCGGTATCACCGCCGAAGCCCATGCTGGAAAGCCGGTTGGAGCCGGACCCGGCGGTGTCCTCGGTGTCGCTGCCGACGTCGCTCATGCTGCCGACGGATCCGAGGATCCGCACGGCGTTGGTGAACTCGCTCGGCTTGAAGGAGCGGACACGCACCACGGCACCCGTGTGCGGCGCCTCGATCAGCCTGCCGCCACCGATGCACATCACGACGTGGTGCGCGGGGTCACCGTTGAACATCAGGTCACCGGGGCGCACGTCGCTCATCTTGACCTTCTTACCGGCCCGCTGCTGCTGCGCGGCGGTGCGGGGCAGGGAGACACCGATCTGCCTGAAGGAGTACTGGAGCAAGCCGGAGCAGTCGAAGCCCTTCGGCGTGCTGCCGCCCCAGACGTACTTCACACCGAGGTACTTCATGGCAACCTTGATGACGGCCGCAGCAGTCTTGCCCGCGCCCGATGTTCCTGTGGCCTTCGCACCGGACGTCTTGCTGCCGGTTGCCGCAGCCGCGCCGCCAGCCGTGGCACCGCCGAAGAAGTTGCTGACGATGCCCACTCCCGCGCCGATCGTTCCGCCGACAGCGGCACCGACAGCGGTACCGATGACGGGGACGACGGAGCCGACCGCAGCACCGGCGAGAGCGCCGGTACCGGCGTCCACCGCGACGTGGCCCCACTTGTTGCCCGTCCCGCCCTTCTTGCTGACCTTGTCGACGACCTTCGAGCCGAAGTGGTGGGTGAGGTAGGCACCAGCACCGTAGGCGCCAGCAGCCCCCACAGCGCCCGCACTCAGGTCCAACGCACCCGCAGCGCCTGCGACACCGGGTATACGCCCCATCAGGCCGCCAGCGCCTCCGCCGCTACCCATCAGACCGCTGCCGAGCCGCATGGCTCCACTGAGACCGCGCGCAGCGCCCCAGGCACCCACACCGGCACCGAGGCTGGAGCCGAGCACCGAACTGGCGCCTCCGACTGCGCCCATCGCCGTGGACAGGCCGGTTGCCTTGAGGACGCCCTGGAGCGCGGTGGAGAATTGGTCCAGGTACTTCGTCGCCGTCTGGAGACCTGCGGTGAATCCGTCGTTCTCGTTGACGTCCTGGTTGCGCAGGGTTCCCGCGCGGGTCATCAGGGTGTTGGCGGTCGACCCACCGATGCCCAGCTTCCCGAGGGCGGACTGAGCGGAGTTCTTCTCCTCCTGCGTCTTGCCGTTGTCGCGCTTGTTGGCCAGGTTGACGTAGGTCTGTGCGGACGCGCCGGAGACCTGCGCGAGCATCATGCCCTTGAGTTCGCCCCGGACCAGTTCGAGGGTCTTGGGGTCCAAGGTCCGGGAGAGGGACTGCATGATGCCGGACTGGTCGTTGTCGAGCGTTCCGGCGATCTGCTCCTTGGTCTTCAGGTTCTTGAGGTTCGGCCACCGGGCGAGTGCCTGTTGGGCGATCTGTCGCGGGGACTGCTTCTGCCCGTTCTTGATCGTCGCGATGCCAATGGCCTGCATCCCGTAGTACGTGCCAGCCGTCCACGCGGCGGCCGTTCCCTGGGCACGCTGCGTCTCGGACATGCCCGGGTTCATGTAGCCCGAGGTGCCCTTGACGTAGTTCCACTGCTGGTTGAAGGAGGATGATCCCGCCGACAGACCCGTACGGGTCATCGTGCCGTAGGCCGTCGCCGCGTCCTGGGTCGACTGGGCGGTGAAGTTGTTCTTGAAGCCCTGGTCTCGCAGGGTGTGCCAGGACGAGGAGGAGCCCTGTGCCGCCTGGTAGGCGGTCGTCTGCATGACGACCTGGTCGGGCAGCTTCTTCTGGCCCCACGCGACGACGCTGGACAGCGTGCTCTTGAGGCCGCCGTTGTTCGAGCGTCGGCCGCCGTTGTTGGCTGCACCGCCACCCAGGCGGGGGGTGTTGCCGCCGCTGTTGCCGCTGTTGTTGCCGCCCTGGCCGCCGTTGTTGGCCGCGCCGCCACCCTGGTTGCCGTTGGTGGAGAAGCGCGCACCGCCCCCGTTGCCGGTGGGCGAGCCCGTACCGCCCTGACCGCCGTTGGTGCGGCCGTGAGCGTAGTTGCTGGTGCCGTTCCAGACGTCACCCAGCGCAAGGCCGAGACCCCGGGAGCGGGACATCTGCCCGACTCCGGTGTTTACACCCTTGAGGCCCTTGTTCAAGTCGTTGATGGTGCGCGTAAGGGCAGAGATCGCGTCCTGGGCATTGTTCCAGCCCAAGAGCGGTCCCTGCCCCGCCACGTTGTTGCTAGCCATTTTCCGCCTCAGCACTTCGCCTATGTCGCTGCGCCCTGAACCACTTCACCCAGTGAAGACGCTCGCGCACGGTCAACCGGCGAATCTCGCTGAGGCTCCACGCCGGACTTAGTTCGACTAGTTGCTCGTATTCGAAGTACGT